CGGGTGATGATCTTGCCGACGACCGGGGTGACCTCGAAGAAGTCGTTGGTCCTTTGGTCGTAGGCCATGAGCTTGATGTTCCCGGCTACCCGTCGCCGCTCGTACAAGAACTTCTCCATTTCACTGATTCGCATCGCGAACTCCTCATTTGTTGTTGATAGAGCGATTTTTATACGGAAGGCATTGAAATGCAAGGGGTTTGGGCAAAAAGAAAGGGCTGGTTGTTACCTAGCCCTATGCTTTGTGTAATAAGTGGCGTCAGGGGCCTCCTATTGCTTCCTCACCACTGGTCCTGGTTGTCGCAGATCACCTTTACCGATTTCACGGATCGGGATGAACAGATCAAAGCCATTGTCGTCCTCAGGATGATTGATCTCTTCACTGAATCGTTGACCGAACTTGGTTCTGATGTAGTAGAAGCGCTGACGCTCGGCGTTCCAGCTGGCGACACTGGAATTGCGGCAGGAGCCTTCGTACATCCAACCATCTTTCAGGTCAGCCTTGCGCAGCATGCCGTTTGCCACGGCAGACTCAATATCAACGTTGCCTGGACTTAAGAAGTTTCGGCGGATTTGTTGAGGCGTCATAGAAATTGATCTCTCCAGAAAAATTGACAGAGTTGATTCCGAGTCCACACCCGGAGCTCAATTGTATTGCTATTTGCACCGCCTGTACAGAGTCGCGTCCGCACAACATAGCAGCCATGGCAAAGTCCCTGCCGCCACCGATAGCAAACTGTCGCTGATCAATCCTCACTGGGGTAGGGCAACCGTTCTCGAAGAGCATGGGTCGCTCCCCGGATGGACCGACTGCAATTGCCTCTGCCATGTTGCCCTTGGGGAAGTCGGCCTTGACCATGCCTTCCTCGATCCACTCAAGCAACTCTCGGCACCTTCCACTCTCGCCGGCCGCACCAGCCAGGAGACCGTTCTTGAGCTTCCTGATCTTGACCGTCGGTACAGTCAACCCGTAGAATGTCGATTGACGGTCAGCCGCTAGGGTATGACCGTCCCATGCCACTACGGTCATTCGCCTAGCTCAAGGTTGTACTTGAGGAAGCCCTTCACGGCCACCGGAATGAAGATGTTGACGCTGTCCGTCTGTGCAGGGTGGAAGACGTTGACGAATCGACTGTCACCACCCTGCACGATACGAACGATGAAGCACTGACGACGGAAGTCCCAATGTGCAAGGGTGATCTTGCGCGGGCTCCAGCCAAGGTAGATGGCCCCGTCGATCATCTCACCGAGACGGATCATGCCGGCATCGTAGGCACCGTCAATGTCGGCTTGTTTGACATCCTCTGAATCGAGGTATGCCAGGTAAATCTGTTGACCGAGGATGCTCGGTTCTTCGATATCTTCACTCATATATGATCTGCTCCACGTTGTTGAGGATGCCATCGAGTTCTTTGATGCGAGCATCGGATTCTCGAATGGATTCTTTGAGGTCGTCAATCTCGGAATCCTTTTCCTCGATCTGATCCTCAAGTGTCTTTATTCTAGCCTCAAGGTCTTCAATTTTCGACTCATAAGGATCAACACGGGTGCGGAGCTGTTCATTGATGGTGCGGATTTCTTCCATCCTTGACGAGCCGTAGCGACCGGCCGGATGAATGCCGTCCAACTCTGCCTCAATGTTCCTTCTTGCGAAGTCGTCCAAGGGCTCATCGGATGGGACGCTGTCTAGAATGCTTCTTGTCTTATCGACAGCATCAATCACTTTGTCGATCAAGGGACATGAGTAGGGAATGTAAGGCATGGAAATGGGTGACCTTTTGAGGGATCACCCATTTTATTAGACCGAGTGCTTCAACAGCTTGTCGATAAGGACCTTGATCCCGCCGTGGTGGCTGAACCAGTTGGCGCCTTCTTTGATGTACTTGATCAGCATGTTCTCGGTGTCATGACCAATGAAGTTTGCCATCGTCACCGTCAGATCGGCCTGCCGCACAGCATCACGGGCTTCGGTAGCCTTGTCTGCAGTGAAGTGCTTGATCTTGAACTTGTGACCGACCGCAGCATTGACGATATGGACCTGTGCCCCGAGCAGGCCGCAGATCACCAGCTTGGGCAACTTCTCTTTGACCTGAATGAGTTCGAAGATTTCGTTCTCGATTTCGGCCTTGGTGATGTCCGGCGAAGTCATCAGATCGAGCAGCTTGTTCAGCTTCAGGTTCTGCTCTTCGAGGATTTCGTCACGAAGGGTGCGGGCCGCCAAGATCAGGTAGGTCTCGAAGGTCGGCTTTTCGTCCTCGTCGTCTGCCGGTTCGACCGGTGGAACCCAAGGAGTCGGCTGCGTCTGATCCTGCGGCTTGACGTGATAGAAGCCAGACACCGCCGGTGGCCGTTGGATTTCGTCCGCGATGACCTTCAGTCGATCTTGGAAGACCTCTTCGGCCCTCGTGAAGATTGCCAAGACGCCATCATTGACGCCCAAGGTCTTCACTGTGCTGTCGTTATAGCGACGGCTAGGTGCAACAGAGTGGTTCTGTGCCTTGATCCGGGCCGCTACCCGTCCCATCCCGTTGGTACGCTGAAGACAGTAGTAGTCGATGAATTCCTCTGCTTCTGCCGCTGTCCAGTTCTTTGTTGATGCTTGACCCATATTGCTTTCTCCAAAGTGTTGAGGAGCCTACAGTATACGTGACACTGAGGCTCCTTTCAACAAAATGTTGAAGAATTATCGTCGGCTGGGCGACGAATACGACCGGCTCGGGGCCGAGTAGGAACGGCTTGGGGATGGGACCGAAGGCTTGTAGTTCGACGTCGGTGCCTTGTATGCGTTGGAGCTGTAGCTCGGGGCAGGCTTCGGAGCCGGTGCAGGTGCAGGGGCGGCCACGACCTTGGGAGGCTCAACCTTCGAAGCAACCACCGCGGGCTTCGGGGTGCTCGGCTTGAACCAGCTGCTGCGAGCAGGCTCACGTGGAACTTCACGCACGACCTGACGTTCGATGATTTGCGGGGCCGGTGCCGCCTGACGATTGCCAGAACTGCCAAGCATGTAGCCGATGGCACCACCGAGCAGCATGTCACCTACGCCGGAGTCCTTTTGTTGAACAACGACTGGAGCCGCACCGGTTGGAGCAGGGGCACCGGCAGGAGCATCTTGAGGCTGAGCTACCTGCTCGGTCCCGATCCTTGGAACGTCACTGTGATCTGAACCGCCGCAGGCAGTCAGGATGGATGCTACGGCGAGCACGATCAGGGTCTTCTTCATGGACTTCTCCAGTTGATGTAAACCCTGATTGTACAGGTGATCACTCAAACTTCGATGCGATTTTGTCGAGACATTTTCTTTTGATCTTGAAACTGTCAGTATCGAATCCACCGAACAGGACGGCCGCATTGGCATGTAGCTCTGCGTAAGCCGTGAGGATGAGGGTAGGACCAAGGGGATGCTTGGCAATGTGTTCTCGGTCCTCTGCCTTGGCCGTATGGCACCACATATCGAGCCTCATGAGTTCGATTGTGGTGTGATCCTCCGGGTACAGACTCGCCCATGTGCTGGAGCTGATCTGTGCGTGTCCGGGGAAGTGACGGCGGCCATCCTCATCGACCTGTAGACAGTAGGGCTTTCCACAGTCATGGAACACATGATAGTCATGTGCTGCATCCGGGCGGATTGCCTTCTCCTGTATGCTCTTGAGCTTCTCGAGAATGTCTGGCTTGAAGGACCATTCCATTCTCCCATTGCCCTTGAGCGTAGCCCAGAGGTCGGCATACCGGTCAGCCACATCGGTCCCATGCTTGTAGATAGAATACCCGGGTGCTTGCTCACAATAGGTCATTGCTTTGATAAGATCGACGCGGCTCATGTCGGCCCCATTTCTGAGTCAAATTCTTGACTCGTGAGCATCAGATGGAATCCGTCTCCGCGATGGAAGACTAGCTTGCCGTTGCTGAGGGTGCCGATGTATGAGTAGCTACAACGATCCTTGCGGTTCACCCAGCACCCACCGACGTTCAGAATCCAATTACGATTTGAAACCATTATGCTCTCCAGAGGTTGTACTTCTTGAAATGGTGCCGAAGGTCTTCCGTGATAGGAAGGGTGGCAAAGGACGTGTAGCCCGGTGGGTAACCGAGGTGCTCGTCTGGTTCGTAGAAGATTTCGGAATCGATCCCAGCGGCCGTGATCAGATCGCGCGCCTTGAGGAGCTGGTATTCGTTCTTGACTCTGAGGACAATGATCGAAGAGGTCTGAGCGTATCGTAGTCCGGATTGCCCGGCCTTGAGCCCTGCTTCGAGTGCCGCGTGATTGGACTGTGCCAATTGTTGGGCGAGTGGGATGTCGGTCCTGATGAAGACATAGCAATACGTCTTATCGAGGATCAGATTGAGGTTCTACAGTTGCTTGGTCATTTGATGCTCCGGTCGATGATGAAATAAAAACACAGTTTGGATTGTATAACAGGTCTATTTAAAGACCTAGTGAATTCCGCACTTCTTTTTGTGCGTCCAGTTTGCCTTGCTTGTAGGCTCGGTCAATGATGTCGGCAAGCAGATCGACGTCTTCCTTGGTCAAATCCTTGACCTTGACTACGTCACTATCGAGTCCGAGCCCATCGACGAACAGGAGGTTGGTCCAGGTCTCTTCTTGAGTGACCTCGTCAATGTCCATCAGGATACTGTGAGTCCATGCTCTCATTGTGTTGCCTTTGTGGGGAAGGTCCACTTGACGTCGAGCACTTCACGTGCTTTCTTCTTGCGCTTCAGCTGAATGACTGCGTCTGCATTGGGATGCGTACCCAAGACCAGATCACGGTAGGCATTGTGCTTGCGACGGAGCTTGAGCATCTTCTCGTGCATCCCACGGAAGAACTCTTGATGTTCGATCGGTAAGGCATCGATGCGAGCCTCGAACTCATTGTGCTCGGTGCAGACCTTACAGGCGCAGTCATTCTTCATCATGTCTCCAATGCGTGTTCATGGACCCATGCCATCCGCTTGGGGTTGTGATGCTTGGCTGCCTCAGAAGCGTAATCATCACAGTTTTCGTTGAATGGATATTCTTCGTCGAGGCCATCCATCACAAACTGCTGAATAAGTTCATCTCTTAGGCCTTCATGACCGAAGCTGAATGCATTGCTGCAGAGCCCAGCGTGTCGACCAAAGTGGTGTTCGTTATGGACCGGGGCACCATCTTCGGCCCACTTGAGGTAAGCCTTGTAGAAGTCGGTCAGCTTCTCTGATTGATTAGCAATTGACATGTTCACCACCCCGCGTTTTCTGCCGACATGTAGACCTGTACCTGCTTGCGTACCTCGTTGCTTCGATTGCCGAATCGCTTCTTGACGTTGCCGTCAGTGTCCCAGTAGCGGCTTGCTCGGATGAAGAAGCGCCACCCGTTGCCGGTTGCTGCGACACCACGGTGCCACGTCCGGTCATCGAACTTGATCAGCGTCTTGTCCGGGGCTTGGATGACGTCGAGGGCCTTGTCCGACACCATGTCGGTTACGTCCTGATGCCACTTCTCGTAGATCGTCTCACCCAGTGCCGGAACCTTAAAGGATTGCTTGCCAAGGGCAAACTCGGTCGGGGCAAGGTGGGAGTTGACCAGCATCATGATGTGCTCGGCACGGTCAGTCGGCTTCTCGTATTCGGGTTGACCGTCGGAGCGGGTACGGGGAACGTCGTCGTGGTGCCAGCCGGGGATGCAAGGGAACCAGCCCGGCATGAGCATGTGAACCCGGCTGTCGATCACCAACGGCACATTCTGCCATGCCTTGGGCAGGTGGTCCAGGAAGACCCGGGTGATGACGTCACCGTTGTCCCATGCGCCGTCGAGGTCATTGTTGAAGAGCATTGGCTCATTCTTGATGCGCTCGGTATTGAAGTCGCGCTGGAGGTAGGTGACGAAACTGGCTTTGCTGTCGATGCTGATCATACGAGTTCCTTGAGTTGATCGATGATCTTGTCGGCCAGATCATAGCGGGCTGCCGTCAGAGCATCTTCTGGTGCGTTGGTCACCACATCCTCGTCCAAATCCAAGAGGTAGCCCGTCAGGGTGTAGGTGCCACCGAGTGCGGAGTCGATGATGAGGCAAACGTATGCGGCCTCGGTTTCATCGGCACAGCTTGCCGCAACCGCATGACACAGGTAGTAGTGGGAATCGATTTGCAATTTTGCATCGAGCAGAATTTCGATTGCCCGGGATGCACTGATTCTCTCAGGCACACGGATAGGCTGGATGTCAAATTTCATATCAATCCCTTATGGTAAGTTCAAAGGCCGGGCAGCTATAGACAGTGCCCGTGATGTCCCAGCAATCGCCCCTGCGGCCACATGCCTTGTCGACGATTTTACGCTCTTTCAAGACGCATCCGCGCTGAAGAGCATTGACGTGTTGGGTGTCAACCGGACTGCGCCCACAGGCAGCAAGTAGAAGGACCAGAGAGAGGATGAGGTATTTCATTTCTGTTCGTCCTTGTAGAAGCACTTGTACCAATCGAACTTGGAGCCGAGGTCCTTCTTCATCGCTGCGCCCATCTCGTGGCACGCTTGGACAGAAGGCATTGAGATCATTGCTGGACCACCGGTGGCTCCCGTACCGAAGCCGGAGCTGATGTAGATGAGGAGGATGACGGTGTTCACATTTTCTCCAGTTGGTCGATGATTTTGTTGGCGAGCATCACCCGTGCTTCCTTTGACTGTTCGACGGTGTCAAAGATACCGATGCAAGAGATACCAAAGAGGGTGCCAAGATAGCCACCGAGTGATGTGCTCGGATAGATTGCCGATAGGATGATCTTCTTGGTGTAGAAGCGATCATCATAGTAGGCATCTACTTCTTCGACTGCATGGCACAGATAGATCTGTTCATCCAGATGCAGCCTCACAGCATCTTTCAAAATCCGGATGGCTGTAGACGGCTCGATGTACTCGACGTGGACGGGCCTGATTTGGAAGTCTGTCAGTGTCATGCGAGGCTCCCGAGGTGTGCGATCATCTTGTCGATCAGATCGTAACGGGCCTGATAGGACTTTTCCGGGCCATCGTACAGGTCTGAAAGCTCAAAATCGTAATGTTCACGGAGGTAGCCGGTGAGTGTATATTCTCCGCCGATGGCCTGACGGATCATCTTCTGGATGTCCGAGACCTCAGCCGGCGTTGCGTTGGTTTCTTCAATCGCATGGCAGACATAGAATCTGCGTGGGATGAACACCTTGGCCATGTTGAGGATTTCGATGGCTCGTTCTGGCGACGTGTCCCGGCGAAGATCGAAGGGGATGATGACAAATGATTTCATTCAATTTTCTCCAAAATAAAAATGGTGGCCCCGATCGGATTCGAACCGACAACCCGGGAGTTTAGAAGTCCACGCTCTACCGTTGAGCTACAGGGCCATTTTTGTTTACACGCCGTAGACTGCCTTGGTTGCAGCCAACCCATTGTTGAGGATGGTCGTAAGGGCCATCTTTGCCTTTTCGCGAGCCGGGGCCGTCTTGCCGGGCATTTCCTTGACTTCCAACACACAGGGCCAAACGGTGCCGTTGTCGTTGATCGCATCGACCATCAAACGGCCTTGGACCACATCGCTCTTTTTACCGTAGCGTTCTGCGAGTTCCGAAGACCAAGAATCGTGGAAAGTGATTCGGGCCGTAGCAAGATCGACTTTGTAACCGATGTTCAGGGTAACGATTTGTTGGGCCATTTTCACTTCTCCAAGTGGTTTACAGTGCCTCTAGTATAACCGTTTGAAAGACACCGTCAACAAATATTTCAAGAATATTTGATCTCCGTCTTCAACTCGACCTTCACCTTCTTGCAGATGTATGCCTGAAACTTCTGACGACCATACGACCGGGTCATGTTGTCCTTGATCCATGCCTCGAACTGGGCACGGTCCTTGAACTCCTTGAAGACCTGATTCTCGACTGTGTGCTCAGGGTAGCCATGACCCGGATGGGTACGACTACGCTCGTCCCCGGGGATCGTCGTCGATTCAGTGATGACGACAGCAAGTACCTCATCTGGATCGTACTGATCGACATCGGGGCGCTTGAAATCATCCATGTCTGTTCCGTAGATTGGTCCCATAGATCACCAACGTGGTTGACGGTAGTAGTAGCCACCATAGCGGTAGCCGGGAGGGTGATGGTAGTAGCCCGGGGTCGGGTGGACCACCACGGCAGGGGCTCGAGACACGCCGATTCCGATGTTGACCGGAGTGGCATAGACCTGCCCCGTTGGACTGACGGCACACCCTGTGAGGGTTGCACCCAAGATGATTGCTAGGATTTGTTTCTTCATGGCTTGAGTTTACCCCTCATGTTTTCAATGTCAAGGGAAGAAGTCGTCCTTGACATTCAATTCGGTGACACGGTGACCGAGTCGCTCCAAGAGCTGGACGACCATGTACCGTGAGATGCTGTGGCCTTCCTCAAAGAGGACGCCGTCGATCTTGATCTGGACCCAGTCTCCTGAGCCCATGCTGTTAGCTATGATCTCGACGTTTCCACGGGTTTCGAGTTGGTTCGGAGGGAGGTAATGCTGACTCATTTGCGGGTCCTGGACAGAAGCGGGTATCGAATTGAACTGCCATCGCCATCCCATCAATGGTCGGGGAGTTTTGCATGTAGGCACTCGGCTGACCGAATGCCGGGATGTGACCATGCTTGATCGTTTCCGGCCATTGCTTGCCGGTGTTGACCAAGGTCAGTAGGTAGTGAGAGTTCACTTCTTGAGCATCTCGGTCAGGATTTGGTCACGCCCCAAATCACCTTCCCATGCCCAGTCGAAGCGGTTGGTGAAGAGGAACTCGACGTCGGTGCGATCGAGCATCTCGTCCATGTCACCATACGACGACCATGCACAGATTCCACCCAGTTGTTCGACCCGCTCCCACGTCCATTTGACGTTGCAGCCCATCAAATGCCTGAGCTTCCGGTAACGGGCAGCATCACGCCAGATGCGCCACGGAGTGAACCACGGTGCCCACATCTTGATCTTGAGGAGCAGGGTCTTCAGCTTGACCTTGCGGGTCTCACGCTTGGTTCGGCGAATCTCACGTTTGAGGGATTGGTTGACGGTAAGGGTCATTGAGTGCTCCATTGAATGTATGCCACCAGCATGGCCGGTGGGTAGAAAAAGATGTCAACGACGATCGCCCATTTGGACGGACGGTCTCGCCATGTGCGCTTGAATACGACCAGACCGTACCATAGCAGGCTTCCGATCACGTAGGCCAGCAAGACCAGCAAAATGAATAGGAGTTCCATTACTTTTGCTTGATGAATGGAGCCGTCAACCAGCCCACGACGAACCAGAAGACCAAGAAGCTGAACCAATAGGCCACGATGCCGGGGAAGGCAATGCGATTCGCCAGCTTCTCGAGCCTGCTCAAACCACGTTCACCGACCTTGGCGGTATGCCAACTGGACTTGTTCCTCGTCACGCAGAAGCATGCATAGAGGCAGAGCACGACGAGCAGGTAGATCAGGATCATTCGATAGCTCCGAACAGGTGGGTCTGGTAGCTCAGGCGCAGGCCATGCAGCAGAGCATACTGGGCGGCGTATCGGTAGTTCTCACCGGTTGCCTGGAAGTCGATCTCGTCCGTGTGCCAGATCGAACTGATGCGACCCTCGGGGTACGACTTGAGGTAGACCGCCATGCCCGAGACGTACAGCACGGTGCCGGTTTCCTTGCAACGTTCGATGACGCTGGACGGAATCGTGTGGTAAGGAGACTCGGGGTCCGAACTCACCACGTACTTGAGGAACGTCTCGTACTCAAGGCGCCCACCCTTTGGAGTGAACCATGTGTCCTTTGCCTTGGGGTATGCGTTCTTCGTGGCCGCAACCTTGGGGCTGATCACGATCATTGGCGCCTTAGCGTAGACGCTGACGCCGGTGAAGGTGTCTTCACGTACGAAGTAGCCGTTGGTCTCGATCTGGAACTGGAAGTTCATGCCGAAATAGACCATCTGGTTGATCAGGGCAGTGATGGCGTCCTGTTGGAGCAGGGGCTCACCGCCGGTGACGACGACGTGTTCTGCCTTGCCTCCTGCCGCCGTGATGATGCGACGTGCAAGGTCATCGATCTTGTAGACCCGGCCCTTGTCGAAGTCGAACTTCGTGTCGCAGAACGGGCAATCTTCCTTGGCCCCAAGGTTACACCCCGCAAGGCGCACGAAAACCGTTGGAATACCCCCTAGCGGGCCTTCTCCTTGGATTGTGTAGAAGGGGGCCCCGGTAAGGAGAATCTCGTCGTCTTCAAGGACGCGCCGATAGTCCGCGAAGCTCACGTTCCGGTCGATATTGATGGGGATGATTTTTTGGGTCATAGTTTCCTTGTTGTATGACGAGTTCTGGGCCTCGAGCTACGATTGTAACCCGTTTTGAAGGATCATTGGTTGAAGTTCGTGTGTAATCACGTCCTCCGTCGATGCTGACTGATCCGTCCTGTGAAGTTACATAGTCGTGTCGGAATCGACTGTAGATAACTTCACCGTTGTCGGCTTCAAGGCCGTCGATGGGTTCACAGAAGGCGCTCTCACCATTGACGATCGAGACCTTGTCACCGTATGCACCCTTGATGAAGGCAAAGTAGTGGCTGTGGCCGACACTGGGCACAGGTTGATAGAAGACCGGGCTGGCAAAGTCTTGCCATTCGTAGTCGTTCTTCTTCAGGCAGTGGAAGCCCATGAACTTCACATGACCATCGGAACGACTGTAGACCCTGCTCACCTTGCGGCAGAGATCAGGAGACCACCCAAAGGCCAGGAAGTCGGTGTTGTTCATGAGGTACATGGTCAGCCCTCCCAGATATCGTTGTACCAAGTCTTGAGTTCTTCCATGCTCACGATCAATTGGTCACCCCTGCATTTGTGAACCACAGGCTTGTCGCACTCGATGACAAGGGTCGCGAATGCTCGCATCGAGATTGGAATGTCTTCGATTTCTGCCTCTACGAAGAGAACACTGGAGATGCCATGATGGAGAAATTGAATGACGATCATGCTTTGCCTTTGATGTCCCGGTGGGCCAGACAGTAGAGACTGTCGGTGTTGTCGGCTGTGACGTGATAACCCGCCACGTCGATCATCTTGATCTGGAGTTGCTTGATCATCTCCTGACCTTTGGCGGTGATGGACTCCCGCAGCTTCTCTTGAGCCGGTCCCCAGAGGACGACTACATCGTTAACGCGATACATTCAAACGCCTTTCCGGTAGGGTGTTCGTAGGAGGCTTCCAGGTCATCGAGCATGTCGATCACGGTCGTACGTTCCTGGACGCAGAAAATCTTCGTGTTGAAGGCCACCAGCATCATCGGGACATTGGCCAATTCACGTGCTCGAATCGCTTCGACAGCCACATGAATGAACTCGGTGTTGTCCTTTGCCTCAACAAAGATGACCATTTCTTTGTTGAGTTCGTAACTCTCGAAATTCTCAAGGTGAAGGTATTTCATGATTTATGCCGTTTCCGTCAAAAGAACCTGATAATGTTTTTCGAGCATGCGGCTCACTTCGACGGGCAGGTGTCCGGCAAAGAAGCACTCGACGAGCAGAGCGCCAATGGAGATTTCTTGCTTGAGTGGCTTGTCTTCCTTTCGGAAATGATTGCCTGTGAGCTTCGCCATGATGGAATAAAGGCGTTGAGTCGAGCCATGGCCATTGAAGGGGTCTTCAAGGAACATATCTTCATCAACAGGAAGGTCGCAGAGCTTGTAGCACAGGAATTTCTCGATGCAGTCAAGGCAAATACCGCATTGTTCTTCTTCGATCTCACGGTGAGCACAATCACCGTTATTCAGCTTATGATCCGGCTTATCCTTGACGACGTCAATAAGCTGGAGTTTGGCAAAGGGGAAGTAAAAGCGCACATCAATTCCTTGCTCCAGGAATTTGGCTTTGAGTGTCTTGACTTGAGAGTTCCAGTACGGCGATTCCACCTCGGTGGCTTCCCACAGAGTGGGCACGTAAAGGTCAATGACCGTGTCTTCAAAGATGATGCCGTCGAGGCTATTGGTCAGGTCGGTGTTCGCGAGAATACGAACGATATCCCGGTTCAAAACTCCACGTTCGGCTTTGATCCAGCCTTGGAGCATTTGAGAAGCATCATCACCACGGTCGAGCATATAAATCATATCAACTAATCCCAAAAATTATTCACAGTTCTATCTTACCTGAGGGGTTTTCAATCAATGGGATTTAATCGATATCTGCTAACTCGTATGACAATCTCAGCCGACAACTGACGTTGAAAGTTGTGCTTGATTGAGGATATTGTTGATTTGGTCTTTCCAGATCCAAACCTTTGACAACGGGCAAAGGAGAACGGCTCCTTTGATTGTTTTGCGCACCTCAATTACGGTATTGCTCGTGTTACGAACAAGGGTAGTAATTTTGTGGAGGTCCTCTGTTTTGAGGATCGCGAGAGGCAGCAGGGGTTCTGTAATTTCCGTCGGCATGGTCATACTGTAACCGAATCCTATACGTTCCCACGAGGGAGACAGACAAAAATTAAAGTGAAAATACTACAGACAAGTAACCAGACTGTGTATATAATCTCGCTCCCTGACTGTCAGACTGGCCTCAGTACAGGGATGTTAACGACGTAACTGTAGTGCTTTTCTATGCGATTCACCGAAGGCGAGTGAGTTGAATCGTCTCTGTGAAGGGTGTTTCTTGGTCTAGTGCGTAAAAAACAACAGAAACGAACACAGATTGACGATCCGTGGAGTTGTACACGTTGACCTCCTTGACTCTCACTCTGGGCTCATGGTTCTTAATCGTTTCGCTAATCTTACTCTGCAGCGTGTATGCCAGAAGAGGCGTGTTGTTCTTGAACAACAATTTGAATACGCCACCCCCGATGTTCAAGTCTCCGACGAACTCTCCCTCTGCAGTCATGACCAGATTCCGGATGGACTGAAGGAGTGCATCTACCCCTCGCTTCTTGGTCAGGTCACCCGTTACCGGGTGTGCAGTGAACCGTAGGTCGATGTCGGTGTACGCGTTTTGTAGTTCTTTTCTCATGGTGTTTCCTCATCTGGTTCGAACACGGAGTCATCCTTGACTCGATACCAGTTGCCTTCTCCTGTGTCTGGGTCGATTGTCTGCCAGTAACAGAGGGCCGGTGGCTCCCCTGTCTTGTCCATGACCTGGAATCGAGTACCGTTGATGATCACTTCTTTCTCGAAGGTGACGTTTTCCTTGTTCTCGACTGGCTCTTTCATCTTGATATTGTCGCCACTGAGGTCGATGGAGTCGCTAAAGGACTTGTCACCACCGCCACCGGCCGCACCGATGAAGAGCATACCGACCAGAGCGATACCCGCAGTCAGGGTTCCTGCTGTAGCCGTCGTCATCGTTGCAGTGGTCATGGTCGCCGTCGTGGCGGTCATGTCGGTAAAGGTTGCTGTCGGTCCCTGCAGTTCCTCTTCAAATGACAATAGGGGCGTGTTCGCCTGCACCCGGTCCGGGGACTCCAGCGTCATGCTTCCACCCGTCTTAAGGACGATATCGCCCTCGACGTTCTTATAGGACTGGCCCGACACACTAATAGTCTCGTCGCCCTCTGTCTGCTGCTTCTTGTCGCCCTTGGTAATCTCCATGTGGTCGAGAGCCGACTTAATGGTCAGATTCCCAGTCGAGTCAACCTGATAGTAAGTTCCGGCTCGGTGGTAGATGTGGATTCGCTCGTTGCCGGGAGTGTCGTCGATCTCAATGATGTGGCCTGACTTGCTTTCGTAGGTGCGATTGTCAGGATACGAAGACTTGTTCCCGGTGTAGGCCGGCTCAGACATGGACGTAGTCTTGGCAATCGGAGTCGGCTCTTTCGAGATAGTCGTCGTCTTGTCCGGCTCTACCTCTGCGGCCTTGTCCTTGTCGGTGTCTGGACTCTCGTCATCCAATACCTTCAGGGCTCTCTGATACAGGGCATTACGGTCAGCAGCACCGTTCATTCCACCGTTGATACGACGAGTGATCGTGTCGAACTCTTTACGGTCGGCATAGTTGTTCAGGCCTTTGCTGCCCCAGAACCAGCCTGCCGACATTGCAGCGTTTGAATCGGTCAGCAATGCATCTGGTTCTTTGATCAGATTCAGGTCCAATGCCTTGGAACATGCCGTGTAATTCTCTTTACCGGTGACCTGAATAAGGCCACGGCCACGGTATTTGTAGCCCTCTCCTGAGGCCTCATTACCGTTGCCCATGCGATTGGCGTATACACGTGAGCCAATACGTTCAGGCTGACGAGCATAGTCCTCGGCTTGTTGGGCATTGAAATACTTCCCGAACGTCTTCGTCAGGCCATCGGCCGAGTAGTTCAGGTTCTCTTCCTTCAGCCTGAGGCGACCGGATTCATGACCAACCTGAGCGATCCAAGCCGCAATGCGCAGTTTGGAATTGATGGTGTATTTTTCCATCGCCGCATCGAGGTGAGGCATCCACTGCCCAGCAACGGATTCGGTGATCGAGAGGATTTTGGCCAGCTTGGCCGTGGTGAGGATGGTGCCCATTTACTTCTTCTGTGTGGGGAAGCGGATCGCTACGATCTTGGACTTGCTGAAGGTTCCACGGGTGACCTGTCCACCGGTGTCGAATTTCTTCCCGTCACCGACCGTCTGGTTCCCGCCAACACATTCGAACTTGTCGCCAAGGTCTTTAGTAAAGAAGACGACGTGCCCGCTGGAGGGACCTCTGGTTCCTGACATTACAACGACGGAACCGTAGGGTACGTTCTTGGGGTCCACAGCCTGCCCGAAGTTGCTATAACTGCGCGCTAGGGCACTTCTCGTCCCCTTGTACGCTGCCTGATCCAGACACCAGCCGATAAACGATGCGCACCAAGGCACCGATTCGGACATAGCCGAGCCGCCTCCGACCTTGTGGTACTCCTTGACCCGGGTCGGATTCTTCTCTTCGTTGGTGCCGATTTCACCGATAGCGAATGGCATCCATGGGGCCTTGGTCGTGTCTACAGGTGCATCTGGCTCCTTGAAGACGTCCTTGTCCACCGTAGCAGGAGGGGCGGCATTGTTGGCGCGGTCTGCTAGGAACGGCGTGTTGGTCGGAGTAGCACCACCATCAGAGCCACCGACCAGAGGATTGATGTCTGAGGTACGATCCGAACGTGGGTAGGTTCCACTCGGGTCATTGAAGCCGGTAGAGCTGTTCTTGTTGACGGCTCTACGACCAGGAATCGAGAAGAGGGCAATGGGTTGTTGCTTTGCTTCTCCGTCCAGGAAGATGCCTGCCAGCATGGTTCCCGGTAGAGCCCCGTTAGGGCTCAGGCCAAGACCACTGATCGAGGCGTTGTCTGCACCTTGGGCGACTTGGCACCAAGGGAGGTCTTCTGTGGGGATGAGGCTCTTGTCTTCGGTATGGGCACCGTGGATGCGAATACGGAGACGACCCTGTTGAGCGGGGTCTTTATTGTCCTCGCATACGCCGAACCAGAAGTAATTGTCTTTGAATGGGATCATACGAGGTATTTAACCCGTATGACGCTCCCAGATTTTGTACTTGAGGATGACTGCGAGGCAGGTCAGGTTTAGGAAGTAGTTCACGAGCAATGGCATGTCTTGCTTCGGCCACACGTAGCAGATGGTGAGAATCTCACCAAACAACCACATCAAAAGGAAAGCCCAGCTCAGGCCACGACCGTGACCCTGCTTGTAGCTCTGCCATGATTGAGGGATGGCACAGAGCGAGAACATGCCCGCTCCGATCCAACCGAGAGCCTCGTTCACTTCTTCTGCTCTACCGGGACGGTCTGAACAGGAACTTGTTGCTTGATACGGTCACCCGTCAAGGCTGCAAACATATTGATCATCGTATTTTCAATTCTTGAAGTCGAACTTACCGAGACTGACGCCAAAGGCAGCATGTGCAACTTTGATCATCTTTTCTTCTGCCGCATCGATTTTCTCGCGGGATTCCTGACCTTCGCCCTTGGCACTTCCAATGTCAACGGCAACGACGCCTTGACCACCATCCAGTTCGGCATAGATTTGATACTTGGTGTTCGAGCCGTTACGAAGACGATTCTTAACGTCGTACATCGTAGTCGAGAAGAACTTCAGCTTCCAAGCTGTTCCGTCTGCCGCTGTAGCATGGTATTCGCCACGAGCAGCATGTTTCCACTCACCATACAAGAAGCTAAACTTTCCAGTCTTGAGTTGCTTGGCTGCTTCCTTCTTGTTGTCCCAAGTAATGCTTTCAATAGGAGTAGCGGTAGATTCTGTCAATGGCAGTTCTTTTGCGGTGTTGACTGCTTCATGCAATTCTGAGAATTTCATCATGATTGAATTGTACCTTACTTCTTTGCGGCAGGCTTTGCGTCCGCCACCTTGGTGACAACACCGGTCTTCGTATTCACCCAGGCAACCTCGTGGCCTTCCTGAGCACCAGCACCGCCATAGTAGTCAGCGAGCCATGCCGTCTTGTGTTCCATCGTCTCGCCCTTCTTTGGCTTGTCGATGACCTTGTTACCCTTCATGTTGATGATGGCCCAGCCTTCTTCATCACTCTTCGACGGGTCTTCCGGATTGACGGTAGGGAGCTCTGCCAATGCAGCGGCTTCTGTGAATACTACTGCGTCTTCGTCTTCACCCATGTCGTATTCAATCTCTTCATCCCCGATGCGTTCACCGGTGACGACGTCGTAGTTCTCTTCGATGTACTTCTTGGCGTCGTGGATGATTTCAATCGTCACATCGTTGAGACCGAGCGAGTCTGAACCTGCCTTGACCTCTGTGACAGCTGCGTTGAAAAGACTGTCGATTGTGGCAGCCTCGTCGTCAGAAGTGTAGAGATTGTCAAAGAAGCAAGCCACGATTTGACCAAACACATCGGATTCGTCATCTGTTTTCCCCATGTCCTCAAAGTAGTAGCCATATGCCTGGATGTACTCTTCATCCTCATCGGCATCAAATTCGTACAGTTCACCTGCCTCGACGATCAGGGGCATGACCTGAGACTCGTCGAAGACGGTGAAGTCCTCGATGCTCTCGTCTTCTTGCTCAGTCGATTCGTAAGCCATCATCGTCGCATCGATATCCTGAGCCTTTTGAGCACGGCGTTGGATCGCATGCTTCAGTACGACAGAGAGGCCGGTCTTGGCGTTGGTGATCAGGCAGCAACCATCACGATAGAGTGACTTCTGGACAGCGGCCTTGATGTCCGGGTTCGGTAGGTGGGTCTTCCACTTGGCGAGACGCTCACGACCATTGCGGATGGTCATGTAGTGGTCTTCAGGCACGACGTGATCGTCCCAACCGCCAAAGCGACGGGTAGAGAACAGGGGCACGTCCGGGGTCGCCATTGCAGCAACAGAGTTGACCGATGCGTCGGTCTCGAGAATTTGGTTGAGTGATTTCATGCGAGTTCGCTCTTGAGTAGGTTCGTCGTATTTACACAAACCTCGTGATCAGGCAAATAGTTGAACGGAGCCCGGTTCAGCACGAACAGAAGAGCCTTGAGTCGCCCGTAGTTCTTCTCTTCGACCACATGCACCAGTAACTCACGGGCAAAGAGGTAGTCGAAGCAGTTGAACAACGTGACGACGTAGTTCATCAGGAGCCGAGGGTTGGCCTTTGAGTCTCCCCGCTCTAGCTTGTTGAGTTGCTGGGAGATTTTCCTTGACAGGTCAAGGTCTTTCTCAAATTCGGCCTCGCCGGTGCAGCCGATGCTCATGTAGTATTGAGCGGCTACTTCCTTCAGGTTGTCTTCAGTCAGATGCATATGGGGCAGTGTTTGTTCTCTTTGCTTACCTACCACTTAGGTGAAGCCAAAAAACGTGCCCACGGGCCTCTGCTAGCTCTTCTTAACCCCTTTGAGGAAGGTGACGGCCGCGTTATACCACTTGGCTACGAGCTCTTTGTTGTTTTTGTACCAAGCAAAGGCTTGGATGGCTGTGATGATGTTTGAAATCCATGTGAACATGCTTTGTCTCCGTTGTCATGTATTTACATCGGAGGAGCAAAAAGAAAGAGGCCGAAGCCCCTTTCCTTGTAACCCGGTGTTAGGTTACTCACCGTGACCGTCACTGTCGTTCCACGCCTCGTCGATGACGTCGTCTTCCATTATGCCCTCACTTCGCCTTCGATCATGAAGGCCGAACGGTCCAACTGCAAGCCGATCGGGTCGTCGGCTTCGATTTCCTTCTTGCCCAGGATCTTGAGGCCGTTGTCGGTGACGTCTGCCAGCACATCGTACTTGCAAACACGGGCCTTGCGGTTACCGTAGTCACGCGGCACGGCCACGAAGTCAGCAGGATCAACCCGGCACAGCACGATACGGTTGCCACCCGAGCTGTAGCCGAAGGCCGTCAGGTAACCAATCGAACACACGTGCAATCCGTAGGAGCAGGTTTGATCGACGTTCGGGTCAACCTTCTTGCGATCGATCTGCACCGTGACGCCGGGGCTGTTGTCGAACGTACCGCTGTGGATGTCCTTGTAGTTGCCGCGCACCGACTTGTAGGTCAGCACATAGCCGTCCTTGTCGATCTTGATGTCGTTGAACTGGCAGAACGCAAACAGGCGCTCGACCATGTTGTCATCTGGGTTGCTGTACACCCGGACCAGGAAGTTCGAGAACGCCTCGGCCGCGTCTTCACGACCTTCTGCAGCCATGGCGACGATCTTCTTGCCGATATCAGAGTTGATCTGGACACCGTTGTAGATGCAGGCACCCTCGAAGATTTCGACCTTGCCACCACCGAAGGTCTTGACCCCTGACTTGTCGTTGATCAGGTCGTAGGCCTCGGCATACTGCTTCTTGTCACAGAGCTTGCGAATCTGCTCGTAGTGGCGGTGGGCCTTGTCGGCAGTGGCAGGTTTGCCGTTGCGGATCAGGGTGATGGTCTTGTTGGTCAGCACCATCTGGAACTTGGCGGTGGCGTCACCCTTCTTGGCAACCTGTTCGTCACCAGTGAGGAACCGGAGTTTCTCGGTGTCGAAGTAGGACTTGACCTTGCCGGCCTTGCCGTCGTAGAAGTCGGTCAGCATACGGCCGGCGGTGCGGTCGGAGACTTCCAAGATCACTGCGATCTCTTTGATCGTCAGGTCACTGTTCTTGCGGAGCCATTGTGCTACCGCTACTTTGTGGTCACGTGTGATTTCCATTCTTCTCTCCAGTTAAACGGGTTAGTCCGTGTGTGAACTATACCCGTTAGTGATCAGCACATCAAGTGTTCAATGCGAAATTTTCATCGATGTACTTGACGATCTTTGTCTTGTCATCCTCGTCGACTTGCCAAGCGTTCAGGTTGTCGATCATGACCATCAGCGGGTGTTGGCGCATCACCTTCGACTTCCGCTTCAGTTCATTTAGTTGCTTGATGAACGCCACCGACTTGGGGCTGGTCCGGTAGTTGAACGCGGTCGGCTCCTGCCCATTGTAGTACGAATGGATTTCAATGAAGGGCTGGATTTCCTTCTTTTCAATCAACTTCTGGAACTTGGCGGCAACGCTCGTCAGAGACGCCTTCTTTTCCATGAAGTCCAGAATGTCCTTGTTCGTGGTGTCCTCAAGGAACGTATGGGTCTGCATGAGGCTGACACCAGCCATGGCACGGGCAACGAACACCCGGTAGCGCCATGCATCGACACGGGCCTCGATCCAAGCTTCCAGTGAAGGGTGGCCGTTCTGTACGAGCAGGTTGATGTCCCGGGTTGCCGACTTGTTGACCATGATGATCTTGGTCTTACCCGATGCCTTCATCAGGGAGTGCTTCAGGGATTCATCCACCGTGCTGCGCTCGCTGATCACGAACGGGGCGCCCGGGGGCAGATCGGCAACCGTCTTCACCCGGTGGTAGGACAGGCTACCACGGCTCACCAAGAAGGTACTACCGAGGGCTTCCTTGGCACGTTCCACACGTTCCCGGGCAACCTTGGGTACAACCACCGCACTGATCATTTTGACGCGTGCCTTGATCTCTTCGTAGGTGCCGGCAATACCGACGAAACGCTTGATGAAAGAGTCAAGATCGTTGAGGCTCTTGTCGATCACCGACGGGTTCGGGTAGATGGCGTAGGTATGACCCTGCGTGTTCGTTGTTGCGACGTGACGAATCTTGGCCATTGCCTTCTCGGTGTCGTCGATCCAGAGCAACTGGGTGTGCGGCTCGCACAGCATCGTCTTGATGGCATCACCACCAAAGCGATGAACGATATCGGGGGTCTTCTTGACGGTCGTGTTCCGGCTGCTCATCGACTGCATCAGATACGGGTAGTAACTGAAGACAGTATCGACCATCTCAACCCCGGTCGTTTCGATGCCGGTCAGTTCGTCGATCCGGTGGAAGACCTTCGGCTTCTTTTCTTCCTGGCGGATCGCTTCGATCTTCACGAGGTTGTGAAAGGCGCTGCCGTAGATCAGTTGACCGATATCACCGTCGTACAGCTTCGGGGCGACAAACTTGATCGTCTTGGTGTAGCTGGTCAGCGCGTGTTGGTTACGCACCCAGTCCATCGCCTGAATCAGGGTTTCTTGGTTGTCGGCGAAGTCCTTGACGAGGTTCGCGTCGTACTCTTCGAACATCTCGGTGAAGTATTCATTGAGGGCGTCCTTGGTCTGGGGGATGTACGACAGACCTTCACGGCTGGGCTGGATGTCCAGAGCGCCCATCGGGAACTCGGTGATCGTCAGAGTGTTGAAGACCTCGAGGCCAGAGAACTTCTGTTGCAGCTCACTGCTCAGTTCACTGACCAGCAGCGGGTAGGAGACCGGGCCCATACGCACGCGGTGACCGCTCCAGACCGGGTTCTTCTCGAGGTAGGTGTTCTTTGCCAGCAGTTCCTGCTTGTGGGGCTTGGGCCACAGGTAGTCCGAGCTGTGACCTTCGACCGTTGGCTTGTTCGGGAAGAAGTACAGTTGGCGCTTCAGGGCACGTTGGATGGCGTAGGTGTCTTCTGGCTTGACCGGGATCGTCACCGTCACGCCGTTTGGCTGGTCAGTTTCCTCTTCGGCAAGGTCCAAAATCTGGGGGCACCCCGAGCTGTCCTTGTAGACCAGGAAGGTGAAGACCATTCCGTTGAAGCGGGATTCAACTTGGAACTGATCGGTGATGGCAAACGGGCTCTTGGAACCCAAGCCGAAAGCACCGATTGCGTCGTTGCTTTGGTCCTTCGTCGATTCAAAGATCGTCGAGAACAGGTGACGCGCAGTGGCCTTGCTCAGACCCGTACCGTAGTCACGGACGACAAGATTGGGCACCAGCGCATTGGGAAGGGTGATGTCGAAAGGCTTCGTCGGGCAACCGGCCGCAACGTGGGCATCCCATGCATTCGAGCAGATTTCACGTACGACCGAGTCATGTTTCTCGGAGTACAGGCCGGCAATCAGTACCTGAAAGGCCTTACCGTTTGCCTTGATGGTGAAGCCCTTTGCTTCGTCGTCGGCGATGCCATCGGTTTTGAGGCTGTTGTCATTTGCAAGTTGCATGTTTACTTTCTCCAAAGTGTTAAACGGTATGGGGCAATTATAACCCCATCCGTCAACACTACTCAACAAAAATTTGAAAGAATTTCAGTTCCCGAGGGTGCCGTCAAAGATCAGCGATACCGGAGCCGGGATGGCAGGATATATCGGCTTCAGCGCACCGTAGGTGTCAAAAAAGGCCGCGGTCCATTGCTTCAGGGCGAATACCTCAAGCTCGGTCTCTGCCTTGATCGTCAGACGGCCCGTCGAGTCAATGTCGGCCTTCATGATCAGGCGTCGCTGTCTTCACCGAACAGGATGTCGTAGGCGGCCTCTGCGCTGGTCACCTCGATGGCCTGCTTGCGAGCGGCATTGTTGCCCTTGAACTTCCAGTTGGCAAACTTGGCGATCTTGCCGCGAGGGATGCCGACCTTCTTTGCCAGATTCTTGAGTGCTTCGGACTGGAAGTCACGTTCACCCTGAGCACGGATCTTGCTGTTGACGATCTCATCGATACCGTCCTTCAGTTCCTTGCGGAGAGCCGGATCACCGGGGAGTTCGAGATCGGGGTTGATCTCACGGCCGTCTTCTTCGGTGGTGTTCACGTTGTCGAGCATTTTTGAGTTCCTTTATGGAGGTTGTTGAAATTGGTTTGTGTGGCCTTCTGGAAAGCCAGTTCTACAAAGGCGCGATCCATGATTTCCCACAGTTCGGCCTTGGCGGATTCACGGGCATCAGTGATTCGCTCTTCGACGACGTCAAGCTGTTCGAGAACGTCAATGTCCTTCTTGATGATGTCAATCAGGCACCGGGTCGCCATCGTGTTCCGGTACTTGAGCTTGACCTCTTCGACAGTATGAATGTCGTTTCTCACTGTACTTCCCACGTCTTCACTTCGTACATGAGTATGATCTGCATGTGCTTGCCGGAAAGGTAGTCCATGATCTCTCGGAAGTCCGGCTTCTCGTCGGCTCCCGGGCACACATAGACGCGACCCTTGGTGATGCCTTCGCACGATGCAAAGGTATGAATGCACTCCCAGAACCCTGCCGTCGTCACCCCGATCTCGTCGAGGAACGCAAGAGCCGAGTTGTAGTCTCGGCCCATGAAGTAGACCTTGCCCCGTGGGGAATCGGACTGAGACTTCTGGGTCTGGTTGCGTGGGGTGCCTCCGAAGAGGCCAGGACGAATAGCGAGGTTCATATCAAAATTTCCATTCACCTACGGTTTGTGATGTGGTTTGGGTCACTGTGCTGTGTAGTGTACTAACCTCATCTTCACTCATCACGGTCTGTTGTTCTTTCAAATCAACGTCGTAGAAGATTTGAAGGTCTGGGTCACTTCCCATGATGAACTTGCCGATCTTGTGCTTCCCGGCGTACCGGTTCTTCAAAATCTTGCAGATGATCTTGTTCTGCGGGGCCATTTCCTCTGGCTGCATACAGGCCATCATGAAGTCGGCAGTGGCAGGAATACCAATCGCCAGACCGGTGTCATCGATGCCGATGTTCTCGGACCTTTGACCAGCACGGGTGAACTGCGATGCGGACCATACCGGCAGATCGAACTCCTTGCCCAGAGCCCGTAGTTCCTCGGCAACACTCGTGTAGTACAGGTTGCTATTGGACGCCGCAGAGGACGGCAAACGGCTGGATGCTACGAGCGTCAGGTGGTCTACGCAGACCATGTCGATCTTGATCCCCTTCTTGAGCTTGATCTCGTTCAGCACGTGTCTGAAGTGACCAGCATGGGCCGTGTTGGCAGCAAACTCCTTGATGATCAAGGTGCCTTGGGTCTTCTCCCGCAGCTTGTCTACCCGGTTGAAGTATTGCTGTTTCTCAAGAGCATGGAGCTGGTCAAAGGTGATCCCCATGAGGCCGACGTCGGTACGCTCACGGATCACCTCCTCGGCAACTTCCATGGTGAAGTACACCACGTTCTTGCCCTGCATCAGCATCATCCGAGCCAACTGAATCAGGAATGTCGTCTTGCCGACGTTGATGCCCATCTGGACCACGTTCAGGGTCTTCTTCTTGAAGCCACCCTTGGTCACACGATTCAAGATGTCAATGTCGAATTTGATACGCTCACCGGGGTCAGCGTAGTATTCCCATTGGTCTTCGGTGTTGTCGAAGTAGTCATGTCCAATACGACTATCAAAGCTGACGCTCAGCGCATTGGTCATCAATTCGGGAATAGCATTCTTGTCCAATGACTTGTCTTCACCATTGAGAATGCCAATAGACTTCATGATGGCAAGGAACAGTTCACGGTCCTTGGCCCATTTCTCGGTCTGGTCGTACAGGAATTGGGGGTCCTGTTTTGTATCGGACGTGCCAAAGTCATTGATGATTGTGGCTGCCTCGATATACATCTGTTCCGGCATCTTCTCTTCTGAGAGCATGACGGCAAGAGCTTCCTTGGTCGGAAGGTTTTGGTATTTCCCTACATATTTCCTGATCAGCTTGAACACTTCACGTGCTGACTGATCTTCAAAGTATTCATCTTTCAGGTAGACCGCAACCTTTCGACTATAGGAGTCAACGTTGATCAGTGCGTCTAGCGCGATTTTCTCGAAACTCACTTGCAGGCTTTCTGGACAATTTCCAATAGGATTTCAAAGATCAGGTCTCTGAATTCCTTCGTATCGGTGTCAATTTTACTGGGGTTCTCGAACACCTCATATTGAAAGGATACGTTCACTCCGTCATCTGTGAGGGTCGGTTTAACCAAACCGTATTGATAGATGATCCCCTCATAGGGATCACCCTTGAGCATGACTTTCGTCATGCTCTCAATACCATCTGGCAGAGGTAGCATTACATACTTCTCTGCCATGATGATTACTCTTCCAGCTTGATGATCACGCCGTCGCTGTCCGGAGCACTGAATTCCGACTTGACGATGCCCGAATTCATTTCACCTTCACCCAGACGATACTTCTTCTCTGCAAGCTCTTGGAATGGCTTGCTCAACACAATCCGGCTCAGGAACTCAGGGGTCTCGAGGTCGGCCTTACGGAACTTCTCGTTCGGATTGATGTCTGTGAAGCCCAGTGTCTCGCTGACTGTGTACCAAGCATTGCTAGGCATACGCACCAGCTCAAACTCACGGGCCAAGTCCCAGATACCCGAGTACTGATCGATGCCGCCCTCGAAGGTCACCTTGATAGGGAACTTGGTGCCTTCCTTGACGAAGCGAGACTTCATCGGTGTGTAGTTGAAGGTGAAGCCATTGAGGCCGTCTTCGTCCTTCTCCTTGGAGCGAGTCACGAACCACACAGCATCAGAGGACAGGAAACCCTGCTTGCCGCCCTTGATGTGGCGCTCTGCGTACTTGTTGGTCATGTCGTCGTAGAAGCTGTTGATGGCGAACATGGGGATGCCACGTAGGTTCAGCTTCGGTGTGACGATACGCCAGAAGGAGTTGAGGGTACGAGCACGGGTCATGTCCGTGGTGCCCTTACCGTCCAGCGCGTCCTGAGCTTCCTTCTTCGAAGACACCTGACTGATAGAGTCGATGAAGAAGAAGACGTTCTCGCCCTTGGTGACGGCTTCAAGAATCTGGACGATCTCAAAGGTCATCTGTTCGATGTTCTCGACGGGGATGTGGACCACACGGTCGGTGTCGATGCCGAAAGTCTTGAAGTACGAGCTGGCTGCACCGAACTCGGAATCGACGAACACCATGACGGCCTCAGGATACTTGCGCATGTATTGCCCGGCCAGGAACAGACACATATTGGTCTTGAAGGTGCGGGAGTCACCTACGACCATCGTAATCCCGGGGGTGATGCCACCCTTGACGAAACCACTCATGAGCAGGTTTGCCATCGGGATGCTCGTGGTACAGACGACTTCCTTGTCAAAGAACTTGGAGTCGGTCAGGATGGAGGCACGGGATTCCTTGCCTGTTGCTTGGATAAGACGTTTTGCTAGTGAGCTCATTTGTTTCCTTAATGGATTTTGATGACTTCAAACGGGGCTTCTTCAAATAGGTCATCAAACTTGCGTTTGAGCTTTTCATCACCGACCGCCTCCACAATAGCTACCATGAATTGTGGCAGTTTGTGGAATTGGTTATAGTCAAAGTTCATTACTTTGACCGATCGCAGGTTGTCAGTGAGGGCCTTGATTTCCTCTTTCTGAGCCTGCACAACAGATTCCAGATTTGCTACTCGGCGGAGCAACAATACTGACCTGATGTGGTGGTCATATACGTTCGAGATCAGGTGTGATTGTACTGAATCGAATTCATCATTGGCGCCATCGACGCTTTGATGAGTGTTCGGCAGCAACTCAGATTGAACCCCTTTAAACGTGGAACCCGCAGGGAATCCATATTTGCCGGCGTCAAGTGCAAGGTCGGCTCCAATTTCCTGGAAGATCGTTTGAGCTTCTGAGAACTTTGCCGACGGCACGAAACTTGTGTAGGTGAACCAGATTTTGGTATGCTCGTCGTCAATAGGAATTGACTCGGCGGCCACCGCACCGTTCACCTCAATGCTATTTAGGGTCTGCTTGCAGAGCCCCTTCATCTTTTCGACTTGGTCCTGGCTGTCGAGCAGCACATGGAACTTGACAAAGGAGAGATTCTCTGCGAGATTGACTTGGGTCATCAGAATTCGTCCGAGTATTGTTCCAGGATACGACGAACGCATTCGCCGACGTTGAAGCCATCTTCACCAGTGTCGATGACGTCGATCTGCACATTGTTCTTCAACAGGTGCGTCATCACGTCATAGTTGTTCTTGTAGTCGTTGGTCAGGCGAGCAACGGCCAATTCCAGATCGGGGCCGGGTTTGCGTCCAGCACGGGCACGTTCTTCACGGATGTTGTGACCTGCATGGATCAGGAGGAAGACATTACGATGAGACTTCCAGCTGTTGAGCATTTCCTCGGCCTGCTCGACGTCACGGGGTTGGCCGTCGATGATGATGATCTCTGTGCCTCGTTCGAGGGATTCAGAAATCAGGCTCCGGTACATGTCAATTGCCTCTTGACGAGTCTTCTCGGGGGCGGCTTGGCCTTGGAAGTAGGCTTCACCGTACTTGGCTCGGAGGGCTTTGCCGATCTGGACTGCCTCTACGTTCTCGGGGGCAGCATCGACGAGTGCGTTGATGATGGTGGACTTGCCAGCACAGGTCGGTCCCATTGCATGGATGATTACAGACATTCTCTCATTTCCTTCGTAAGAAATCTTCGTTTCAATACATGGTTCCCCATGGACCAAAACGAAGATATTCAAATGGGTTAACAGGTTTGTATTTTAGTTGACCTGTTATCAATCGTTGTACGCAGTGAAGTGGAACACTCCATTGATTTGATCGAAGTAGGTGAAGGTGCCACCGAAGGTCCCATCGATCTTCAGACGGACTTCCTTGCTGGTCATACCCGGGGTGAAGGTCCCCTTCAGGTAGGAGTTGGCATGACCGTGGCGGATTTCGGTAACGACCACTTTCTTTTCTGGCTCTGTTGTCATATCAGTTTCCGGGTTTGAGGAGGTACTCATTCGAGATACCCTTGAAAGAGAAGTCGTTGTCCGAAGACAGGAGCTTGAAGACCTTGCCTTCACCGATCTTGTTGCGGATCGATGGGCCTACGACCTTGGCCAGCAGTTCTTCACGGTCCTTGGCGTAGTCCTTGAGCAGGATCGATTCATGGACGATCGGCACATGGTTGAGGCCAAACTCATCGCACAGTGACTTGGTCCACATCGGGTGCAGGTAGCGCTGCTGCTCAATGTCGAACATGTCATAGACGTAGAACTCGTTGCCGTTCTCGCACTTCTCGTGGTTGTCCTGGATCGACGGGCCGACCATCTCACCCTGAATAGCCAGAGCCTTGAGCCCGTACAGGGACATCAGATGCAGGAGCTTCTCGTGGATCTGTTCCTTCTTGACGATGGCCCAGAATGCATTGCCTTCGGTATCGACCAGATCAAGGTTACGACTGCAGACACCGTAGTTTGAGAACAAGCCCGGCACTTCGACACCGGCTTCATCGAGCTTCGGTTCGTAGTATTTGCTGTCGTGGCTCACGACGTAGGCGGTGAGTGACGACCCATCCAGCTTCTGACTGACTTGGAACGCCTCGTGGCCATATTCCACGAACACGTTCGGCAGATTCTGAACACGTTCCTGGTCCGTCTTGCGGAGGAAGTGAGGCCAGTTGCTCTTGCTGACCATGCCGGTCGAAGCGTCAATCTTCTCCCACTTTTCGACGCCGAACGTTGTCGCAAGGTCCATGCGGTCGTTGATCTCTTCAAGAGTTTCGCCATAGACAGCCATGCATGTCGTCACGTGGTCTTCGAGCCCTTGACTCTCTGCGGTGTCGGGCCATGCGATCATCGGGAGCAGGAGGCCTTGGGACAGTTGGCCCTTCATCTTCATCGTCTTGATGCGGACACCCTCTTTGCCGTTCCACTTGACGGCCCGTGGTGCGAGGAAGGCGAACTGCGGTTCGGTGTGATCGAGGAAAGAGTCAATCTCGAAGTAGACGCCGATGCCGCCGACTTGGAACTCGCCCTTCTTGGCGATGCATTGCCAGCCATCGATTTTGACCAGCTCGATCAGGTCGGCTCCTTCGATGGGGAGGATTTCCGTCACTCGACGGAGTGTCACCAGTTTACGCATTAGAAAACCCCTTGTTGTTGAAGGGGTTAGTCTAAGGGGTGGCGCCTTCAATGGCGCGTCAGTTACTCAGGTTTGATGCGGAATTGAGTGTGAGGGTCCCAAGATGGATTTTCAGCATCACACCATTGATCTCGCATACCGGGATCACGTAGGTACTCGATCTTAGCCCCGTAGGCCCATGCCGTCTGGAGGTCGGTGTGATCGAAGGTTCGACCGGCAGGAATCTTGTCACCAAGCAGGCGACGGGCCTTCACCCACGGGCAACCCTTGTTATGGTCTTCGAGGAATCGACCGGCATAGCCGTAGGGGCGCCCGGGTGGATGCCCACCACAATGGATGCAGCAACCCATTTCGTCCCCGTTGATGGGATCACGGGGAGCCAGTATGGCAAGGAGTTTGCGCGGAATCATGTCATTCCTTTGGGTAGTTTCCTACGACTTCACGATAGCGACGGATCATGATGGTCCGGGCTTCACTTTTGTAGACGCAAGAAGGCCACGTCCCAAGTTCTATCGAGAATAGGCGGAATGCCTCTTTGAATCCATCAATCGGCAAGTTGAGGAATCGCCACGTGAAGTCAGAATAGATCGGGAGCATGACTTGATCGAGCTCCATCTCCAGTTGATTCATCTGCCCGACAATCTCTTTGGCTCGTTCCAGTGTCATGATCAATCCTCCTGGTCAAATTCGTCTGTGAAATCACCAACGTCCGGGTCGGTGATGAGGCCACTGTCTTCCAGCTCCCAGTTGTCGATGTGGTCGTCGACTGCATACTTCGTCTCGGCCTTGTCTTCCTCGGGAACATGCTTCTCGACCCATGCGTGGGCCAGGATCGTCACGTCCTCGACGAGAGCGCCTGCCATAAGCAGGTCATCGAGGTACTCGATCAGGTCTGCTGTGAGATGGATCATTTCAGACTCTTGAAGAAGTTGACAACATCCAAGACTGCCGTCCGGTTGGTGACCTTGGGCAACGGCTCTACGGGGGCAGGTGCGGGCGGAGGGGCCGTAGGGCCAACCGTAACGCCGTCGATGGTGTACCGGGTAATGCTCGGACCCATTGCACACCACCGCTGGGCGGACTTCTCGTCTTCGCAGCAGTGGCCGTAGATTTCTTCCCACTTACCGGCCGTCAGGATTTCAATTTTGACTTGCTTCATGACTTACTCCGCCTTGGGGATGCTGACAGTAAACACGCCGGGGTAAGCCTTGCCGTCGATGATGACGGGACAGCCGGTGGCAATGGTATGACCAAAAGGCATCGGCCTCTCTGCACGCTTCGCCAAGGTGTCCATGATGTTTGAAACCAAACGCATTGCTTCGGCGTCGGTCATGGACAGCTCAATCCGTGTTCCTTCGATATCGATGTTCATTGCAGTTCTCCCAGTTGGCTGTGATCTACGTCAAATTCGTCTTCGGGGAAGGCTAGACCAAAGTCCGGTTCGTTGTTGGTAAACATTTGCACTCTCCAGTGTGTTTGTGTGCCTCAATTATATGAAGCCCACGACACACTGTCAACGATTTTCTTCAATCTGTTGTTTTCTGCAGGCTTTCCACCCGTCGAACCATCGGCACCAGTCGCCCTGCGTCTCTCGATTGAGGTAGCCTACCCAGAAATAATCACGCCTTGGCCGGGAACTACGTTGGTCGGTCTCGCCGCAATACACAGGGGTCAGGCTGTATGCTGGGAGTTTGGAGTGGTGGGCCTCGAACTTCTGGCGGCAGAGCTCGTGGTCTGCCTCCGTCAGTTCCCCGTCCTTGTCAAAGTAGATGGGCATTTTGAAATTATTTGTAGTCAACGGCTTTGCAGACGTCGGGGAAGACCCGTTGGGCAGTACCGGGGCCGTTGCGCTTGTCGAGTGCAGCCAGTTCACCACGGACATACTCGGCACCTTGGAAGGTTTCGCCGCTGTCGCTGATACTGTTTTCTTCACCGGCGAGTTCAAAGCACAGATCACACAGTTGAACACCTGCACCATCACCGCCGGTGTCACGGGTGTTGTGTTTGCAGGAACGGCAGATGTAAACACCCGAGCCGCGTTGGAAGTGGGAGTTACGAGCGGTTTTGTTGGTTGCCATTTTCACTTCTCCAAGTGGTTGTTGATGTTCCTATTGTAGGTGTGCTTTTGGTGCTCGTCAACAACTAAATTGAAGAAATTTTCAATTCTTTTTGACGAAGTCCCAGAAGTCCTTCGAGATGCGACCTTTGACGACCCCGTGTGGCGTGAGGGTGATCCATTGGAACGGGGTGCGCTCCACGTAGAGGGCGGTGTACAGGGCTTCGAGCATGTCACTCACCAATGTTGACCGGAGCATTGCACTGCACGAACTTGACGTCCTGGAAGAACCGACCAGACATCCCACTGTATTGATAGTGGACGCCTTGGTAGATCACCAAGCTGGCCTCGGCGATGGTTTCCTGGTCTACGTCGACGACCTTGACGAGTTCGTTGTTCTTGTCAAGAAGGCTGATTTTGATCATGTTGGGCATTTGGACTCTCCAGTGGTTGAAGCCGGAGTGTACACCCGCAAATTGGGAAACTCAATACCCTCGATCAGACCACGGAGGCAGAGGTACGGTCTTCCCTGCTAGCTCATGGGTGCAATCATCTAGGAACTGAACCATACCGTCGGTGATGAACGTATGGCAGACGACACACTTGAAGACCGGTTCCTCGTCGGGGTTCTCTGCAGCATGGACGCACCAGCAACGGTCACCCGGTTTGAAGTACGACGAATGATGACCACTACGCACAAGGACCGATGGCGTGAATGTCGGGTTGTCCATGTCCCCATTCCAGCCCCAGCGAGGACCGGGACCCTCACCGACGCTGATCGAGTGCATCTCTTTGCACCCGGGACACCAGTAGGAGAGGCCGCCACCCTCTACCCGCCTGAGATATTCGCTATGACTCATAGTTTGATCGCCACGTAGATTAGGAAGGCCAGACTACCGATGAGGGATGAAGCGACGATAGTCCCTTCAATCCAGTCCCAGACGGTGGGCTTGGTGATCATGATCGACTCATTCTGATCATCGGTGTCGTCTTGATAGACTTCATGATGCGCATTTGGAACTCAGTGATGGGCCTGTGCTCAATTCGTTCGTGGTCATCACGACCCGGGAGATAGGGAGCAAAGAAGAATCCTTGATCGATGCTCATTTGTCCTTTGTATCCAATGGGATGGCTCATCGTCTGGGTGTCAGTGTAGATCCTGATCATACAAGCACCGATTGAATGACGACCGTGCTCTTGTCCAGCCCACCCTTCGTAGCGTAGCTCTTCAGCTGCTGATCGAACGGGTAGCCTTCGATGCCGTCGGTGTTCTGGAGGTCAACTTTGACGCCGTCGATGGACTTGTCCTGCCACACGAGGTACAGGTTCTGTGACGCCTTGCCGTTCAGGTTCAGGGCTCGTTCGCTGTAGGCATTGTTGCCGGGCATGCCAGACGAGCGAGCGAAGTTATCACTGATGTAGGCGGAGTGAATGTGTCCGCAGATGACGTAGTCGACGTTGACGCCTCGGCTTCCGTACTTGGCCTTGATGGCGATAACTTCGCGTTCAAGATTGCCGGTAGCAGCGAGACCCCGGTGGGCGTGTCCATGGACCAGAAGGAAGTTAACACCATTGAGATTGACTACCTGTTCGAGTGGGTTGGTCACCGGGATGAACGTCACACGGGGCACACCCTTGAAGACATAGGTGAGCATGTTGTGAATGACGACGTCATAGGAGTCGCCAGCCAGGAAGTTCGAGTAGTGGACGAACTCACCGACGCGGGACTCATTGCCTGTGATCGATGCCACGGTCACGTTGAACTTGCTGCTCAGTTCCAGGATGGCCTGTTGCAGAATGTCGACAGCCAGGAAGATGGCCTTGCTGCGGTTCTCTGCTGCATTGGTGATTTCGTCGAGGCGACGATCAGAATTAAGCAAGTCCCCTGTACAAAACACCGCAACATCGGTTATATTGAAGGCTGTAAAGTAGGAGATCGCACGGCTCACATGCTTACGCACTCGTTGAGAAGCAATCTCGAAGTTGTATTGATTGCCATCGAGGTCGTCAATGAGCTCGTTGAAGTGGATGTCGGAGAACTGAACAACACCGACCGGGGCCACCTTGCTGGACTCGACGCGCTTCAGCTTCGACTTGGTGAGGCTGTTGGCCTCCAGTGTGTCGATGATGGCCTGCTGCATGGCAAGGATCAGGTTGTCCTTGCGAGCGTGTTCACGGAACACCTTACGCTCTACACGGGTACGATCCTGATAGCCTTGGATGCGCTTTTGCAGACGGGCGCTGTGATGCAGAGCCTGATCCAGCGTCACCGGTTGTTCCAGAGACTCACCGTCGTCTGTCGCCAGCAGGTAGGCGAACTTCTTCTGATTCGACTCGTTACTGAGGATGCCTCGAACGGTGCGCTGTGGCACCCCTAGCAACGCCTCGATCTCAGGGCTGCTCAGGCCCTCGACGTATGCTTGATTGAAAATTTGAGCTACGGTCGTGTCAGACCACTGAGTTGCCTTGGACTTTGCCATACACCACTTCCTTTGATTGTTTGATTCATGATGTATTGCATTTCAAGCCTTCCTCAATTGTGAGAAGATATTCATAGCCTTGAGACCACTGTGGGCATTCTGGGCTATAAGTCGGAGCAGTTGCCCCTTAGTCATCCCACCCTTCACGACCATGTCGTTCAAGTCTTTCCACTGAATCGAGTCCGGGAACAGCACTACCTTTTTCCCGGCTTCGATGATTTTTTCGATCTGCTTGCATACCTGAGCATTCCTGTACTGATGGTCCGGGATGTAGAGATCACCCCATTCGACAGACATGAGATTCGAGTCTGCCGTCGCTACACAATTTGGCACAAACAGACTGTCAAACGGTCCTTCGACGACGCTGACAGTAGACTGTCTATTTACCCGTTCGAGTCCATAGACCTTACTGGATGTATCGTCTCGTTTGAAAGTCAGATAGCGCTGGCTCTGGGGGCACTCTGGGTCCATGCTCCGGCCCTGAAAGGTCATCAACTCTTTCTTCTCATCGAAGAATGGAATGACGATCCGTGGCTCATTCCCGGCCTTGTCTTCGAGGTCAGGCCTGAAGGCTGCCACCGTCGCTTGGAAGTTCTCACTGAAGTACAAGAGGTCGAGTTGCTCGATCTTCCGATCCTCGATGTAGCGTCGAGCCGGGTGATCCGAATCGAGGCGATCCAAGGGGGTCGAATGCGGGGGATGGGTAAAGGGTAGTCTCTGCTCCTCGGGGGCCGCAAACAGAGGTTTCGGTGCTTCCTTCGGGGTGTTCTTCTTGTTGTCGATGAACTGTCGCCATGCCGAGTTCTCAGAGTAGGTTTCCAGGCGGTACTCGTTGTAGAGGCTCTGGTCAAACTCCTTGAGGAAGGCACCGAAGGGCTTGCTGTAGTTACAGTTGTGACAGAAGCAACTCATCTTGTTCGGGTCTGCACCCTGACGATGAGTCTGGTAGATGTAGAACCGACGCTTCTTCACCGTGTCATTGCAGAACGGGCACTTTGACCGTCCAAGGTTCGGACGCTCCCACTTGAACCCCTCTAGACGAGAGGAGCAAAAGGCGGCAAACTTCCGGTCGGTAAGATAGCTCATGCTGCCCGGGTTGTATCGACGTTGACGTTCTCGAGAAGCGCAAACACGTGCGTAGGCACAGGATGTGTCTTGGCAGGCAGTTCTTCTGCAAAGACGACCTTGAGGGCATCCTCGGTGACCCACTCAGGATCAAACTCACGTGGATCGACCAGAGACTCGGCATCGACGCGGCCGATCATCTTCTTGTTCTCGTCGAAGGCGAACATCGCCATCTTGATCATCTTCGTCATGGCTTCAATCCAAGTGCTTTTTCAATGTAGGGCCAGTAGATTTCGGGGTTCTTACTGTACAGGGAAAAATTCGAGAGATCGAACCTCAACTGGTGGTCAAAACGCATGTCTTTGCGTTGCCATTCGATCCACAGTTTGAAGTGCTCATAGTCGATGATGGTTTCGACCGCATCGAGAGAGGTAATGACCTCTTCGACAATCTCATTGATGACAGGTGTCATTCGGTTTTCTCGCGATACCCTACAGAGGAAAAGTTGAAGTTGTGAAAGGATTTTGTGTTCAGATCAACCTGAACTCCGTCGCCGAGTGGGTACACCCGGGCAAAGAACTTGTACTCGTCAGGATGAGTCTCAAGACGGGTCGTCGTGAGGAACTCCAGCTCACCCATGAGCCATCCGTCCTCGACCCACATGCGGGTGCACATGAATTCGAGCGCATCGTCGGCAACCGTTGGTTCGATACCACCCATCATCCCTTTCAAGGGATGATTGATCTCACGGTACTGGATGGCCATCACCGGGAACTCTGTCTTGGCGATGGCATCCAGGATGGCCGTTTCGGTAAAACGATACCCCTGCGCTGTCAGGGGCTCATCGAGTTGAATCAGTTTCGCTTTCATGTCCCTATTCTAAGGGTGAAACCATCAAAGAACAACAGTGAAGTCGTCCTTGAGCATCAATTCAACCACGTTATCGAAGTACTCACCGAACTCTGCATTGCGCTGAGTGATGACGAACAGGGTCGTTCCCTCTGGGTACTTGGATTCAAAGAACTCAACGAAGTCGCTGACGCCCTGAGCACTCAGGTTCTCGAGCACCTCATCCATGATGATCAGGTTGGTATCGACCGAGCTCTTGATGCGAGCCACCTCACGCCATGCCAGCAGCATAGCCAAGTCGATACGACGCATCTGCCCGGTGCTCAGGTCGCTGATGGACTGACCCTTGCGATCCGGTGCGAACATCGTCATGCCGAACTCTGTGTCGACGGTGATATTGACCCAGAGGTTCATCGCATCCAGGAACTCGTTCACCTTCTGGTTGAGCACGGGGATGTAGAGCTTGGTGATCTCTGCCTTGAAGGCATCGTCCTTGAGGAAGGACAGCAGCACGGTCAGATCGGACTTCTTCTTGAGCAGTGCCTTCTCTTCGTCTTGCTGATCACGGAGCTCCTGCTCGAGAGTGGCAAGGGTTGCCCGTTCGACGACGATCTTGTCTCTCTCTTCCCCGGCGTCATTGATGACAGACAGGGACTTGATCCGGTTCTCGGCACTGGCTACCTGCGCGCGCAACTGGGACAGGCCATTGCGGGCCAGCGACAGCTTGTTGTTGATCTCGATCAAGGCACGCTCTTCGGCCCGGAAGTCATTGATCTTGCGGGATTCCTCTTCGATCTTGTCACTGATCTTTTGGACGCCACCGACCAGAGTCTGGAGCTCTGGGTCCAGCTTGGCCTTGACCTCTTCCTTGCGCGCCTCACTTACCTCCTGCTCACAGGTAGGGCAGGCGGTCATGTTCACAAGACGGTTGCGTGTGTTTTCGATGCCACCATGCTTTGTCATGAGTTGAGTGCGCATGGTACTCATCTTCCCATGCAACTCTACGGCCTCGGCCATCCCGACGATCTTCTTACTCTGCTCCAGTGCCTGATCATTGAGGGTGACGATCAGGGCCTCAGCGATCTCTACCTTGCGGATTGCTTCGTCACGCTCTGACTTGGCGGCGTCTACGAGGCCGGCATTGTCTGCCTGCTTCGACCGTACCGCGGCCTCAAGCACGTCGATCACCCGCTTTGAGGATGCGATGTTCGAGTCGGTCTTCCCGATGGCATAGTTCAGGTCAGACAGTTGACGCGTGACCTCCTTGACGTCATCCTTGGTGATCTCGTTCATCCGGCTGAAGACTTGCTGGTCCAGCATCATCTCTGCGTAGTTGCGGAGGTCACCGGCAGACATCTCGTTGAAGGGAACGAACTTGTCACGACCGAGCACGACGGTGTTGAAGAACACCTTGTCATCCATGCCGATCACATCGATCAGATACTTCTGGTAGTCACCACGGGCGGCCTCATCAGTGACACGTACCCCGTCCTTGACAATGTCGAACAGGTTGGGCTTGATGCCACGACGGACGAGCCATTGGGAGCCCTTGGTCTCGAACTCGATTTCAACGACACAGTCCTTGCCGTTCTTGGAGTTGAGTAGAGAGGTCTTCTTCTGTCCCTTTTGGTAGGCCTTGTCAAAGAAGCCGAAGGTCAGGGCGTGGGTGAGGCCAGTCGATTTACCGGCCCCGTTGTCGTTGGAGCAGACGAGGGTCCGTGGGCCATCGAGTTTGAACTCAATGAACTGGTTGCCGAATGAACGGAAGTTCTTGGCTCGTACTGCTTTGAATGTGAGTTTGGCTGTCATAGTCCGGTGATGTCCAAAGGCTTGGAGAGCCCTTCAAGGTAATGCTCAAGAATGACGCATATCCACAATGATACAGAGGTCGTCGTCATACCGACTGCCAACGGGTCGAGACAGAAGTGGATGTCCCTGACCCCACGTTCGATCAGTTGATCTTGCAGCCCCTTGAGGCGCTCATTGATGTTGTCGTTGGTCGTCATAGTTCTTCAATTTTGGTCGAGACCAATTTGTTCGAGAGGTGCCTTTGCTTGTGGGTCTCAATTGCCTCCACAGCATATCCACGATCCGAGAACCATGCCTCTTGATACAGGGACCACCAGATAAAAAGGAACTTGACCTGCGGACCGAACCGCTTTGATCCATCGGCGAATGTGTGCTCTACGATTCGATATTTTCTCATGTCACTTCTCTGACAATGATGGTCATTTCGACCTCAACGATGCAATAAAACCCGTCGATTCCCACTGCCTTCATGTAGTACATGGCACCTTCTTTGTTATCGAAGGTGTCGGCGTCCTCGATGCGGACCGGCTGGCGCCAGCTCGTATAGTAGAGCTCCGGGTTATCGATGCTCTGAAGAGCAAAGAACTTGCTCGCTTTGTTCAGTGGGGTCATGGTGTTTCTGCCAGTGCACGGGCCAAGATGTCGTCTTTCAACAGTTTAACTGCCGCCTTGTCAAACAGACCGTCCTCTTGTCCGTCGATGTATGAGTCAAAGGCCTCACGGGTGTTGACTGTCAGGTCTTCTTCCTTGATCGAAACCGACTGGGTTTGTACGACGGTCTCGTCAATGATCCGGTGCTCGATGAGGTCGACCTGATTTAGGGCCTTGACGAAGTTCTTGTAGTGCTTCTCGTTCGGCTTCTCGCGGACGATGACCTTGACGATCTTGCCAGCCAGTTGCTTGGACAGGCTCACCACATTCTCTTCGGCGTTCGGATCGTACTCGAAAACCGAGAACATGCTCATCCAGTCTTCGTTGGCTACGAACTCCTGTTGTTCGGTATCAGTGTCAAATATGAAGAATCCCCGATTCGTCCCATCTGGAACGTCGCCCCATGTAAGGTGATAGGGGCTTCCAAGATACTGGATGTTTTGTCGTTCTGAGATCGTGTGATAGTGCCCAGACCAGACACGTTTGAACTTCTTGAAGGGCTCAATCGAAAGTCCGTGAGGTGCGACACTTCCTGCGTACATCGGAAAACCAGCAAACTCGAAATGGCCGAAGCAATAGTCGGCTCGGCTGGAGGCGATGTGTTTTTCAAGGTCTGGTCCAATCTGCTCGTCGAGCCATGGCATCATGAGGAAGGTCTTGCCACCGATCATCACATCGGTCGGCTGCTCATAGAGAACCACGTTCTCATTGCTGTCGAAAAGGCGGCATGCAGTCAGTGCATTGCTCGACCGCAGGAAGATGTCATGGTTGCCCGGGGTGGCGTACCATGTGATGTCCGTCGATTCCAGCTTCTTCTTGAAGCGACCCAAGACGTAGTCCACGACGCGGGTGTTCGTTGACTTGCGTACGTCGAAGAAGTCACCCGGATTGACGATGTGCTCAACCCCAAGGGCTACGCACTTGTCAATGAAGTGGTCGATGTAGTCGGCTTGGAACTCAAAGAAGCTCTCGTTGCCGTTGCGGACCCCGAAGTGGAGGTCACCGATGATTGCGATCTTGGTCATTATCTTGTTGGCTTGACGAACCATGCGATACAGGCAACGCCCACACCGACCTTCCAGCCGTATTGATAGCCAAGGGCTACAGAGCCCCCGACCAATGTGAGCAAATTCAATGCTGCTTCAAAAATCCATGTCATTCCAAAAACTCCAGTAGTCCACCCGGTTCCTGAACAGGCTCGTCGGTGGTTTTCTTTTTACGACCCTTCGACTTCTTCAGATGCTTGGCCTCATAGGTCGAGACCTTTGAATTGAAGTCGTTGTACATCTCCTGAATCGAGGCGTTGCCCGACTCTTGAAGATCGCTCAAGTCCTCGTCACCGAGCATATCTGACATGCTGCCCAGTAGCTCAAAAGCCTTGTATTTGTAGTATTGTTGTCGTGCTTCACGTTCAATGCACTTCGTAAAAGTGTTATGACACGTCAACGAGATGTACCAGAATGGATTTGGCTCCCCTGATCTGGTCGGTGCATCTGGATTGAAGTTGTGCAGGTACGTCAGTGCATTGATGCAAGCATCACCGACCATGTCATCCTTGAAGGAATAGCCACGGAAGTTGAACTTATTGGACATGTTCTTGGCAATGTCCAAAATGCATTTGCCGATGTACTCACTCACACGAGGAGGCTCAGTACCGTTGGCCTCTGCCTCGGCGATCTGAGCCTTCCAATCTCGAAGAGCCTGTGTGAGCTGCTTCTTGTCGATGTAGTAGCGTTCCTTTTTGGTGACCGCCTCGACAGTTGATTCTTCTGGTTCTGGGGGTGTCCCCGGGAAAGTCAGGGTATCGATCTGACTTTCTGAAATGACTTCTCGACTGTGCATCTAAATTCCTCGTCCGAAATGAATCGGATATCTGCTGTTGAGGAACTCTTACTCCAATCGACCTGACGACAGCCCCTATCGGCCCACTCGTCTGCGATCTCATTTCCACGGACACCTGAGTGTCCCTTTACCCATTCAATAGTTGAATTTCCATGGGCATCCCACAATGTATAAAGCGGTTCCAGTAAATCTCGGTTTTTTATACCGTTGAACGCATATTTTACATGCTTGTGACGCCACTCATTAATTGATTTAATGACATATTGGGCGTCAGAAATGAACTTCAATTGAAGGTTCGGATTCTGGTAGAAAAGAGCCAGTGCATATAGCACCCCTCCAATCTCTCCCCTTCCGTTTGTCGAGGTAGGCTTGAAGTGCCCGTACCTCACAAATAGCTTCTCAGGACTCATGTGGACCATTGCCCACCCTGCGTATCCATCGGGTTTGCCGTTCTTCTGGACAGACCCGTCGGTGTAGATTTCAAACATTGAATATTTCCACTTCATCGAACCTGTAGCGGGTGTAATTGGCACAGACCGGATAGACGTGGTTGTCAATCCTATTGAGCCTGAACACTTGCCCGGTCGCCTTGATTCTGACCAGCTTACACATTGAGCGGCACCCCATTCTGAATGAGACGTCGACCCAATGCAAAGGTCAGTTCACGGAGCTGCTCGTTCTTTTCCTTGACGAACTGACGGAGGCCTTCGAGCTCACGGGTCGTCGAAACCGGAAGCTCATGCTTCATTAGGAACTCGTCAAATGCGGCATCCACCAACGGGCAAGTCTCTCCGACCTGCTTGAAGGAATACTTAACTGCTTGGTACTCGGTATCTGTCATGGAACGGACTTTACCGTTCCAATCTATCACAGCTTCTTGAATATGCTCAGATCAACGTTGTCGATGATGATTTGACCATTGCCTGGCAAGACGGCGGCACCATGCGATGCAGACTTGAGGCGGATCGTGAAGACATGCTTGCTATCGACGACGGCATGTACGACCTCCAGAGACGGCTGGGTGTCAGGGGCCGGCCCAAGCAAGTAGACCGCACTTTGAGCCGAGTATTCTGAATCGTAAACCCCTGAGCTTACCCCGGCAACGGCAAGCGCAAACGGGATCGTAGCAAAGGAGAGGAAGCCACCGACGTCGCAGGTGTATTCGATGCGTCCAGACAATGACGAGCCCATGGCGAAACTGGCCGACACTGGGATCACTGCCTCAAGGATGTTCTTTGGGCCGGCAGCAATGTCTGACTCAGTGAACTTGACCACCAGACGGTTCAGAGGATTGGGCAGACGATCATTGAGATCGAACAGGTCCGCATAGTCCACCTTGACCATGCCGAGGTTCGTCTTCTGGTAGATGCCGATGTTGTCTGTATTGGAGTCGTAGAGGACACGGCCAAGTTGACCTTCTTCCAAGTCGGCAGACGCACCATCCAACAGGGCACTGAGCGTCGGGTAGTCAACCACGTGAACCGTGTAGTTGAGTTCCTCAAGCTGCTTGATCAGCCCCGCCATCGTCTTGAGCGGGCCGCTGGTGGTCTGGATCAGGGTTCCTTCGCTGCCGTTGACGAAGGCGTCCACCTTGGCAACAAGGGCTGCTAGTTTTTCGGTTGATTCTGTGATTGTCGGTGTCATGGGTTGTCCTCTGTGTGGTATTTAAGTATATGAAGTAGAGGACTCACCATGTCAACAGTACCGACAAAATACCGCTCATCATACACCGGACAACAGATTGACCGACTGCTCGGCTCGATCTCAAGCAAGCTCGATGCGACGGCCATCAAGAACGACTTCCTTGGAGGTGAAGGTCAAGTCGCATCGGCTGAGCTTGCAAAGATTCTCAACGATCAGTTCCAACAGTTCCTGGACCCGAACTTCTTCCGAGACCTGATCCAGAACATCCCCGACAACAACCTGTTCACGGACGAGGACAAGGCCAAGCTCGATGCGGTTGACAACACGACATATAAGGGCGTGTTCCTGAACTCGGCTGACCGATCTGCAAACCTCTCCACCTCTGGCTTCACCGGCAAGGAAATCACCTTCCTGCTCGATGACGGTGAGGGCCTTCAGGCTTGGGACTACTGGGACACATCGACTTCATCGTGGGAGAAAGCCAAGCTGGTCACTGCCGATGAACTGGCTAACCTGACCTTCCCTACGGTCGGCACCGGTGTCCTCGCAACCTTCGACAAGACAGAGCGTCGGGTCGGCAAGTTCGTCGTCTACGGCACCAAGGTGCTTGACTTCCAGAGCTTTGAGTTCCTCGTCGGTACGAATGGCACAGACACTTTCATCTCGGCCTTCGGTGAGGTCGGCAATGCTCAACTCTTCGACGTAGACGCTCAGGTGTCTGGTGACACGATCAACGTCCGGGTGACTACCCTCACCTCTGGGGTTACGGTCTCAGGTCGTCGTCTGACTAACTTCTAACCTTTAAAAATCCTTCAAAAATCGACATGTCTACCTGATGTGTCGATTCCATCAACAGGCATTCGGGTGAATGCCTTTCGCCATACAGAATCCATGCCACATCCACTCCACGTGCTCCTCTAAGTAGTAGCCGTTCGTAGACTTGCTTACGCTGTACTTCTTCATCGCGATGGCTTCAAACTGTTCTCTTGGCGTCATCTTCTTCCTTTTGTTCATGATCTTCTTACTTTCCCAATCCTTGGGTAGAAGATTTTAACAATCAACTACTTTAAGGACCATCCGCAGGTCGGATGCTCACTGGTACTCGTTTCACTCAAGGCTACTGTGCTCCGTCACACCGCCTACAGACCTCAGGACGTTGCCTGGACATACGGTCTTCCCATCGTCGACACCTCTTTAGGGACTGTTCGACACCTTCACGAGCCACCTGATGTCTGCTCGTGTTGGCCTTGCTGGTCCATCCAATATGTATAGTCCACCCCTGAAGGTGCCCTTAGTCGCGGCTTCGCAAATCGGAGCAAGCTCACCGCACGTTCCACTACTATAACACGGGTTGAGAGTCATGTCAAACTTGAGTTGAATTCATTGATGTGTTATAATCCACGTATGCCCATTGATCTTTCAAAGTACAAAAAACTTAACGAGATTGACCACGTCCTTCTGCGGCCCGGTCGATACCTCGGAACAGTAGCACCCCAAAGTCAGCACACATATGTCTTCCGGGACAGCAAGGTGGTCTGGCGAGACGTGGTGTACTCACCGGCCTTCCTCAAGCTGTTCGATGAAATCATCAGTAACTCGGTGGACTTCTCGAAGAAGCCAGAAGGCAAACACCTTAACAGGATCGAGATCACTGCGTCAATGTTGACCGGTGAAATCAGCATCTATGACAACGGGGGAATCCCGGTCGTGATGCACCCTGAGCACAATCAGTGGTTGCCGGACATGCTGCTTGGCGAACTGCGCTCAGGGTCGAACTTCAATGACGATGAGGCCAATGAGACGACTGGGCAGAACGGTGAGGGCGCATCCCTTGCAGGTATCTTCTCGACGAGCTTCCATGTACAGACGGCCGACCGGAAGCAGTCGTTCGATCGCAAGTACCTGAGCAACTTCAAGGAACGCACCAACATCACCGTCAAGCCGAGCAAGGAAGGGTTCACGCGCATTACCTACATGCCTGACTATGACCGGCTCGGCATCACGATGGACCAGGACCACTTCGACATGATCGAACGTCGGGCCTATGAGGTGGCGGCCTGTAACCCTCACCTCAAGGTGTTCTTCAACAGCCACCGGATCAACCTGAACAACTTCAAGGATTTTGCCCTGCTGTTCGATCCCGATGTGATCTACACCGAGAGCGACAAGTGGCAGATTGCCGTCGGCTTGAGCCAAGACGGTTTCAAGCAGGTTAGCTTCGTGAACAGCACCCTGACTAGCAGTGGCGGCACTCACATTGACTACATCAACGACAAGATCGTAGCGGGCATCCGGGAGAAGATTCAAAAGAAGACGAAGCAGCAGGTGCGGCCGTCAGACATCAACAGTCACTTCTTCCTGTTCGTTAATGCTCGGATCGACAAACCCCGTTACTCAAGCCAGACCAAGGAAGACCTCAAGTCGGATTGGAAGACTTGGGGCAGCGTACCCGACATTGACGACAAGTTCCTGAAGAAGATTCTGAGCAGCAAGATCGTCGAAGAGGTCATCGAGTGGGCCCTTCGGAAGAAGGCCATGGAGGATGCCAAGGCCGTCAAGGACAAGACGACCAAGAAGAAGTCCTTCAATGATATTCTCAAATACGAGCCGGCTGGCGAGAAGGTTGATCGGTCCAAGTGCATACTGATTGTGTGTGAGGGGGATTCTGCCTCGGGACCATTGCTCGAAGCACGTAACCCGAACCTGCATGGGGTCTACCCACTGCGAGGCAAATCGATGAACGTGCGGGATACCGACATTGCCACTGTCAAGAAGAATGATGAGCTCATTAACCTGATGCGGATCATCGGGTTGGAGATTGGTAAGGTGCCTGTGCGTAGTGAGCTACGATATCATCACTTGCTGGTCGCCACTGACCAAGACTGGGACGGCCACCACATCCGGGGCCTCGTCATCAATCTGTTCCAAACCTTCTGGCCGTCATTGCTGTCAGAAGGCTTCGTACTGGGTCTGCAGACGCCGATCGTCCGAGTCGAGCAGAGCAAGAAGATGCTTGAGTTCTTCACCGAGGATGACTACCTTGCTTGGCAGGCCTCACAATCGAAGCCGTTCACCAGCACCTACCTGAAGGGTCTGGGTGGCAACACAGCGGAGCACTTCAAGAAGTTTTTGGCTTCTGACGAATTCTTCGTACAATACACTTTTGATGGACCAGAGGACTTTGCCGCCATGGACATTGCATATCAACACGGTAGCGGAAGCGCCGATCAACGGAAGGTTTGGCTGTATGGCGATCAAGAAGATTCCGGCTCGTGAATTTGTTGCCCGTGAGCTAAGAGGAGCCGGGGACTACTTCAACCGACGTTCCCTCCCCCACTTGATGGACGGCCTCAAGACTGGTCAACGCAAGGTGATCAGTGCGGCCTTGGACATGTCTGCCGCCGACAAGATCAAGGTGAGCAGCCTCGGGGCACGTGCCGTAGAGACGAAGGCATACCACCACGGTGACGCCTCATTGCAGGACACCATTGTCAGATTGGCACAACAGTTTCCGGGCAGCAACAACGTGAGCCTGCTGGAGCCGCTGGGTAGCTTCGGCACCGCCAAGAACAAGCAGGGTAGTGCTCCACGGTACATCTCGACCCGGTTGAGCAAGGCGTTCTGGCAATACTTTGACAAGCGTGACCAGAAGATCGTGACGCCCCTGTACGACGACGGTGAAGAGATTGAGCCGGCCTTCTTCATCCCCATGTTGCCGATGATCTTGATCAACGGTGCATCAGGCCCCGGTACGGGCTACTCTTCCAACATCCTCCAGTATCAGCCCAAGGAACTGAAGCGCGCGATCCTCGAACTGTGCAAGGACGGCGCAATAGGAAAGCCCCTGACGCCTTGGCTGAACGGGTGGAAGGGTAAGGTAGTAAAGGACCAGACGACCGGGCAGGTGGCGTTCTATGGGGTCGTGGAGGTACAGACAAAGACCAAGCTCGTCGTTACAGAGATTCCACACAGCATGGACCTGATCAAGTACAAGACACACTTGAACAAGCTCATCGAGAAGGAAATCATCAAGGACTACACGAACGCGTCTGGCACCGGTGAGTGGAGGATCGAGATTCAGGTCGCCAGAGACTTCACCGAGAAGAACAGCCCTGAGAAAATCCTTGACATCCTTGGCTTGATCCATCGGACGACCGAGACAATCGTCTGTTGGGGGGTTGACAGCACGAAGCCTCGGGTGTTTAATACGGCCGAGGAACTTCTGGTAGAGTGGTTCACCGAGCGGATCAAGCTGTCTGGTGTAGCCCTCAACAACCTCATCGAGGAAGAAGAAGACGCCCTGATCTGGTTGCGCATCAAACGTGCATTCCTGGCATGGTGGGCAGACAACAACGATGAGGTGGTCAAGCTCTCGAAGAAAGAAATTCAAGAAAAAATCGTGCAAGAGATCGTTTTGCTAAACGAACACCCTAAGTATCTCACACGATTGATGGATATCAAAGTTTTTAACCTAGCCTCAGACGAGATAGAAATGCTCAACCACCAGATTATTGCTAAAGAGAATGACGTCGCCAAGCTGCGCGGCTTCTCACCGGCATCGTGGTATCAGACCAACCTCGAAGGAGTAGGGCTGGCCTAAGGAACAGGAACGATCTACGTTCATCCTCAAGGCCACCCTTAAACCGGTGGCCTTCGTTGTTTTTGTATGCCTCGTGACATTGAATGTCATACTAAAGTCAAGGGTCATACAAAAACATTGAATTTGAAGTGTTATACTTTGGACATGATGCAAAACAACGTAACCCGTTAGTTTTGCCGCCAAGGGAAACTGGAAGGCAGGTGATCGAACCTACTTCCCTAGATGTTCATTAACAAACTAGAAACAAAACGGATGGTCCGGTGGAACACACAGGTGGCGATAACGTCTACCTGCCACCGGAACCATTTCTAAGCCTCTGTCAGGTGACGTGCGCTGGCAGGCGGAAAGCATATCGAAAGATCACTGCAACCCATAGCTACCCGGAAACACAGGCCGGGTCTAGTGACAGATGCTTAGAAATGGGGTGTGTTGGGTGCTGGAATACCCAAGGGATTGTAAATCCCCCGTCTCTGACATGTTGGTTCGAGTCCAACCATACCCACCAAGTATATTGCGTGTCGCTTTTCGATGTAGAAGCGACACGGAAGGCGCCTCTAGCTCAGTGAATAGAGCAACGGACTTCTACCCCGTGGGTCGGGGGTTTGAATCCCTCGAGGCGCACCAAGTTTAATGTCCGTTCGTAGCTCAGTCTGGTCAGAGTTCTCGCCCTGGAAGCGAGGGGTCCGTGGTTCGAATCCACGCGGGCGGACCAATTTTTGTGGGTTAGTTGATATGTTGGGAAGTGATCGCCTCTCACCTATGAGAGGGGAAATCGGGAGTTCGAGTCTCCTCTGATCCACCAAAAGATTCCATGAGCCTAGCCAGCATCGCCTGTGTCCATTGAAGCTCCGATGAGGGGTGGAGGACATTCTCAACGGGCCAGGAAGCGTGAGGAAGATGGCTGCTCCCTCTTCTCCTTACACGGGAGTGACAACCGATACCATCGTGTAGTGTCTAGATGGTTAGAGTCCAAGTGGTGCACCGCTGAAGACCGACTCGGATTGCTGGGGTGTACACCACGTGACAACCTACGTTAGTGGATTGGGCCAGTCGATGGTGGCCTCGTGATTTGAAGCTTTCGATCAGTACACGACCTCTGCTGATCACCCTGCTCGGGTAACTCAGTTGGTAGAGTAATCGCTTGATAAGCGATAAGTCGCTGGTTCGAACCCAGCTCTGAGCACCAAGATTTTGACTGACTGGGTACAAGGCCCAGCTAGGATTCGGTATCCTAGAGCCTCAAGAGGAAGCTACAGTCTTTGCCCCGGTGGTGGAATCGGTAGACACACCCGCCTCAGAAGCGGTTCGCTGAGAGTTCGAGTCTCTCCTAGGGCACCAAGTTTTGATGAAGATCGTGGTTCAAAGCCACGGCAATGACCATATCGAAAGTGCTGGTAGCTAGCTCAACTGGTAAGAGCGTCGTCGAATTAATGAGCCGATCCTCACCGGCAATAGCGATGGAGTAATGTCCGGCTGCAGAATGAGGAAGATTGAAGCAGGCGAGTGGAACGGATACATAACCATCTTGGTCTCATAAGCCAAGGATACCGGGTTCGACTCCCGGGCACTGCAACCAAACAAGCCCCGGCGGCTTATCGTCCGGCGGGGCGGTCCCAGATTGGGTAGGTCTGGGTTATCAAAAGACCCCTGTGCCCTTGTAGTTTAACTGGTTTAGAACAGTGGACTTTCACTCCACCGATTCGGGTTCGATCCCCGATGAGGGCACCAAGTTTTTAGAGGTTTTCCGGAAATGGGTAGCTCCCACTCCGGGATTGGGCTAGTACGCGACTGGCCTTGGACGAAGTGATGGAAATGGTAGACATAGGCCCTTTACCGGGCCGGAGGATGCAAAGCACCTCGTGTGGGTTCGAGCCCCACCTTCAATGTCCAGCAAGATTCTTGCAAGAAGAAAGCGCATAGACCCTGCAAATCGCCGCACACCGGCAGGGGTATTGACTATGCGGGGTATGAGCCCCAAGAGTGCGGCTACAATTCCAAGGGCGGAACGTCATCAGACCGTCTAAAAAATTCGATGACCTTTGATAATTATTCCCCGGAAGCAAACTAGGTGTGGGCAACGGACTGTTAATCCGCGAAGCGAGGTTCGAATCCTCGGCGGGGAGCCATTATCAAAGAATTGTGTGTCGGTGGCTGAATGGTTTAGGCGGTGGATTGCAAATCCATCTCATGTAGGTTCGAGTCCTATCCGGCATTCCAAGTTTCTGTCAGTTGTCAAAAGGTGCCCTTGATCAGGGTGGCTGAGTAGGCAGCAAGGGTAGATTGATCATCTACTGATATACCGGATACGTCATCTGGGTAGTGGCGAATTATTTCAACGATTTATGTGCGTGTGTAGTTCCAATTGGTAGAACGCTATCCTTCCAAGTTAGATGTTGCAGGTTCGAATCCTGTCGCCCGCACCAGTTTTTATCAGCAGTCATCTGTCCGTGCTCTGGATGAGACGTCGAATTCCTCTTGGTTCTCAACGAGAGGTTAGTAGTGCCAGAGCACGGGGTCAAATGATTGTTGGGGAGTCGCCTAGTTGGCCTAAGGCACGTGACTTTGACTCATGCATCGCTGGTTCGAATCCAGCCTCCTCTGCCAGTTTATGTCAAGGTAGTTCAAACAGCAAGAACACCGGCTCGTCAATACCAGCCGGAAATGTGGTCGACTGGCAGCACACCCTTGACACCAGATATATCCCGCGGTAGCTCAGTCGGTAGAGCGGTCCATGATGTACAGCATGGATGCGTCGGTGGTTCAATTCCATCCCAAGGGGCCAGATTAAGTGTGTTTGTTCAATGTGTCCCAAAACCTTATCAGAGCGAAATTGCCGTCCCCTGCAAAGGGCGCGCTGACTGTACCTACCTTCTTAGGTTCTTTAGGAGCCCTATCGCTGGCCCAGATAGGCAAACATAGAAGGACATTGAACAAACACTCGTATCAGTGACTTGATCACTGTGAAAAGCGAAGTGGATAGATGGAACACGGGGGTTCAACTCCCCCCACCTCCACCAAAAGAGCCCTCTGCCCGAGCGGTTAGGTCGAAAGACTATAGCGTCGGATCGGCAGAGACAATAACCCGGCAAAGGCTGCTAAGCGGGTTCTTTTGATGGGGGTGACCCGGCTATCGACTCCGTCATTGAAACAGAGCTTACGAGTAGAGGAAAGCATATCACAGCCTCTTAAAAATCGGTATGCAAAAGAGTAAGTGCAAACGACGCTCAAATGCGTATTGCGGCCTAAAAACCTGCAACGCTGAGGGGTAAAGCCCTTATCACCAAAACCAATCCTTGAGCCCGGCAATTGCAGGGTGACTTTGAGAACCATCAGAAATGATGGGGGTCAGGGACTGGGCCGTATAAAGTAGCGGTCCACCAATTTAAGTAGAGCACAGGCAAAACACTGCTCTACTAAGTAACCATGAAGGAACAAAATCATGGTTACCATAGAAGAATACATCGAGAAACCAATCGCTGAACGTCAGTCCCATCTGAGGTTGGATGAACCCTGTATGGAGCGTAGCTCGTCTGGTAAGAGCACCTCGACGTTCTGCAAGGGTTTGCTGGCTCACATTTTTGATACGACTATCCCAAAGGGTATGTCAATTCATGTTTGCCATGCTTGCAACAATGAAATCTGTTCAAATCCGGATCATCTCTATTGGGGTACGGCAAAAGAAAACAGGCTGGATCAGGTCAAAGACCGCAGCATTTGGGAACGTAATGTTCATAAAAACGGACTCGAGACTGCGATAGAAGTTCAACGTGCTGCATCAAGTAAAGGCGGTAGAGCCAATGCAGGCAAACCGAAGTCTCCTGAGCATCGGGCCAAACTGGCTCTAGCAATGATGGGGAAACGGAACAGATCAAAGGGTATCTAGCTCAACTGGCAGAGCAGGCGCCTCCAAAGCGTCAGGTTGTAGGTTCAACTCCTACGGTGCCCGCCAAAATACAGGTCAGAGCCAATATCAACCAGATACATGCTCTGACCAATAAAGTGAATAAACTCACTTTTAAGCCGGTTAATCACCAGTTTATTAACTGAATTCGTTGATGTTTGAGGCTTTACAATAGTGACGTCAAACAAACATAAACGGAGTTCATTATGACAGACAAGGTAAGCGGAATCCTCCACGTGCGGCCGATCAACATCACAGAAGGCGCGTACTCGAACTATGGCGGCATTTCGCTGGCCTACTCGGTGAAGGAAAGTGGTGATGTGAAGGTAAGTCTCGCGATCTGCTCGCACCAAGATCGGTTCAACCGTAAGCGCGGACGTCAGATCGCTCTGGGACGCCTGAACAGCGAACGTGCTCAAGAGCTCGTGTCGACGTTCGATTCTTCGGCCCTCGAATTCATGGCAGCTGAATACTTCGGCGTCAAGATGAAGATCGAACCGAAGGTGGGTAGCACCGGTGAGTTCTACGTGGAACGTGAGAAGTTCCCACTGAGCGCAGTGCTCCTGTTGATGGTGCGCCCGATGGTCCTGGACCTGCTCCATCGTGAAGCAGCTGACCACGCTGTTCAGTTCCTGGAAGAATACACGATCGAGGACGTTGCGATCGTCAGCTACCGGAATGGTCTGGGTTGGCACTTCGGTGCTAAGACCAATGAAGTCGGAATCGGCGTCCGCGTGGTCTAAAGGTTTTGCCAGTTTATCAAAACTGGCTGGTGGAAGTTGAATCGAGTAAAACCGGTTCAGCCCTAGTTTTCTCCCAAGGTTTTCACAAAACGTTGGATCTGCCCCTGTAGCTCTTAACTGGTAGAGCGACTGCCTTGTAAGCAGAGGGTTGGCGGTTCGAGTCCGTCCGGGGGCACCAGATTTTTGATAAAGGAAAAGAAGATGGTTGCAAAGCGTTTTGAGGTTCGTCACAACAATGACATCTATCACGTGTTTGACACACGTCTCTACATCGTGATTGATGCATACCGTGACAAGCAATCGGCTGACGAGCATGTCGATCAGCTGAACGGCAAGAAGTAAGAAGGCGGAGGCTTCAATGCCTCCCATTAGGCCAGGATGTTTGTAAGGCGTTATTGTGGGTGCCTCCCACTAGCTGTCGGTGGAAAGGGACACGGCAACCCGGTTCCCCTGATTAAGCATCCTGGCCTAATGGGCATCTTAGCCGAGCTGGCCTAGCGGCAACGGTCTTGAAAACCGAAGGCTCCGAAAGGGGTGTGTGAGTTCGAGTCTCACGGTGCCCGCCAAATTTGTGTGAGATTGAAATGTGAAGGAAAACGGTTAAGTCTGCAGGCGCTTGCCGTTAGTAGGTCACAAAGTAGTTGCTCAGGCTACCTGCACTTTTGATGTTGTCGCGAGTACGCCAACGGGTCAATGCAAACAGTACCGAACTCAAAAGATGCCGCCGGCGTCGGAACCGGCCACAAACCACATCTCTCGTTAACTCAGTGGAATAAAAGAGTACTGCGCTACGAACGCAGGAGTCGGAGGTTCGAATCCTTCACGAGGGACCATTATTTCTGCCTTGGGTTCGAATCCCACGGCGCGAGGGCTGAAGTGGACAGCAGGCAGAAATAATGGCCTAGATAGCTCAGACGGTAGAGCGGCAGCTTGAAAAGCTGTGCGTCACTGGTTCGATCCCAGTTCCGGGCACCAAGATTGTTCATTGACGACTGGGTAATGTCGTGGATGTTCATGTGAAAGTCGTGTCCAGGAGGCTCTTGAGAAGATGGCACCGCCCTCCAGCAATGGAGTCCACCGGGAGTGGATGTAAAGAGATTAGAGTCGTGCGGTTGGTGGTTCGCCATCAACTGTCAAGGATCGGTGGTGACATCGGTCCACCCGGGCTCGTAGCTCAGCCGGGAGAGCAACTGCTTTGCAAGCAGAAGGTTGCAGGTTCGATTCCTGTCGGGTCCACCAGTTTTGTTGATCGTCATGGGCAAGTCGTGACACGTGGGGAACGTAGACCATACACCGATGATCAACGCATTTTATTCGCCGAAGCTGTAGGTTCAGAGCCGTGATGCAGTACTCCACTCTAATGAGGGAGCGTTTGTGAGGTCAATACTCACCGGCAAATGGTTTGGAGAGTAGTTAGGATGTCGGGGTGAAATCCCATCATTTAAAGAGTCGTATGGCATTACCCTGATCCCCCACTGCAAGGATCGGAATGTTGTGCCCGGGGAAAGAACAAGCACAGTTCATGTGGTTATCGACTATTCGTGCTCTAGAGCTCAGGGCATGAGGTTGAACGTTCAAGGGCGAAGCCTTGGACTAAATCGGCGGGTGTAATGACGGAAAGACCCAAAGAGATGCCACGTTGAGACCCGTAGATCGTTTGGCTGTCGAAAGCACACTACCTACTCCCAATTCAACATTAGACCCGCCCACGTTATGGGTAGAAGATCGGTCGTTTATTAGGGCCTACATGGATCGTCCTCCGGACCGCATGCACCGGAGTAAGGCCTCTTTCGAGAGGCCGATGGGTGGGTTCGATTCCCATCAGGTCCACCAGTTTCAATGCGTGCTTAGCTCAGTTGGTAGAGCAGTTGAGTGCCACTCAACAGGTCGCAGGTTCGAACCCTGTAGCCCGCACCAGTTTCAATGATTGATGACTCAATGCAGTGTATAATGACTGCTTTTGGGACATGAACATGAAACCTATTCGCCTCATCTTCAACATCTACCGGACGCTTCGGAAGAAGCCAATCGTCCAGTCGGTTGAAATCTACATGAAGTCCGGCAACGTGATTGTCATCGACAATGTGATCGGAGATATCACTTACACGTATCAGGGCAACCAGATCACCTATCTGAAGGTCAAGCAGGCCCCGGGACACAATGTAGCGATTGAATCCATCGACTTGAGCCAGATCGAGGGCTTCAAGAGCAAAGCATACTAGAAAGAGCATTATGATCGACGACAACTTCCGCAAAGCATTCCTGACCGGCACCGATGACACCGGGCGTCACATCGTGACTTCGGCTCGCACAGGTCGTACCTACTTCGTAGAGGCGATCATCACCGAGAAGACCCCTTCGTGGGGTTCGGTGGACCCGGCAACCGGGAACCTGATGCACAAGAAGGGCGACGGGAAACATCTGGGTGGCGTGAAGCCGGCTCAGTCCATGATCACTCTCGAGAACGGTTTCGATAAGGTCCATGAACTGGGCCACGGAACGTCACCGTATGCGAAGATCGAAGAACTCGACGCTCAGTACCCCGACAAGGAAGCTGTAGCGGCGTAAGGAATTGAAGTATCGTCGGGGTTGTTCCGGCTTCCGCTTCGATGGGCAGTTTTCATCCGGTTCTGCGCCTTGTAAAAACCGGCTCCTATTCTGTGTGGACCGTCGCCAAGCTGGTTAAGGCCGGGGATTGTGATTCCCCTATGCGTGGGTTCGAATCCCATCGGTCCAACCACACAATTTCGGGGTCGCTAGCTCAATCGGTTTAGAGCACCGGGCTTTTAACCCGGGGGTTCTGAGTTCGAGTCTCAGGCGGCCCACCAAGGTTTTCGGATTGCTAACTCAACTGGTTTAGAGTACCCGCCTCTTAAGCGGGAGGTTCTGTGTTCGACTCACAGGCAATCCACCACTACAGGAGAAGATGATGAGCAGAACAGTCAAAGGCGGTAAGGGACCGGGATTTGAATACTGGGGCAAGCGTCCCTTCTCGGGTGTCAGTCCCAGCAAAGAGAACAAGCAGATCACCCACAAGATCGAACGCCAGCGCAACAAGAAGCTGGACAAAGCCGAGAAAGACTAAGTAGATACGTTACGCAGGTATTGCTCGACTGAGGGTGAAAACCCCTCCCGGGACTGCGCCCGCTATAACCGGAGATGAGTACCGGTTTACAACATTTTGGGACGTTAGCTCAGCTGGTAGAGCAGCGGATTGTCTATCCGCATGTCAGGGGTTCGAATCCCCTACGTCCCGCCAGTTTTTATTGACCACATGGGGCTAGAGTTTTGAAAGCCGAAGTGTCGTCAATACAGCCGATTAGCTCAGAGGCAGAGCGGCTCCCTTACAAGGAGAAGGTCGACGTTTCAAAATCGTCATTGGCTACCATACAGAGGTGCTGTAGCTCAGTTGGTTAGAGCGCAGGATTCATAACCCTGAGGCCGGTGGATCATTCCCACCTAGCACCACCAGAACAAGACCCTTCGGGGTCTTTTCTTTTGCCCTTTCTTTCATCGAAGTGTTGACGGTCGTCATGAACCTCCCTACAATAGGACATCAACAACCACTTGGAGAAGTGAAATGCGCAAATTCAAAATGACTATCCTCTGTTCTGTCCAGGTCGAGGTTCTTGCAGAACTGACCGAAGACGGCACCTTCGTCAGACATGTGGTTGGCGTCAAACATCCGACTGCCGAAGAGGTCATGGCGGCACTAGAAACCCATCCCGGTGTCGGTGGCTTAGAAGAGCTCGACTCCCACTACGCCAACGCAAAGGATTTCCAATGAAAACCATGTACTTGGTCCTTGACGGCCTGACCCCGGAAGACTTCATCCTTCAGCACGTCATACAGACATACGAATTGGATGAGGATCAGGCCAAGGCCATCATCCAAGGACTGAAGGACAACGGGAGTTACCAAGACCTTTACAATAGGGCGGTCGAGGTAATCGACGGATTTAAAAAGATGATGGAGGTAAAGTGATGAGCAAGACCAAACTTCGCCGAGGAATCGGCCACATGGGCCGTGTCTTCCAATACGGCACCGCAGTCGGCCCGAATGGTGCATCTCTTAGCATCCGGGCTTCTGTAAAGATGCAGGAGGATAACGCCCGAAAGCTGAACAAGCTGCCAGAGTTCAAACGTGCTGCAAAGAAGCGCCAACGTCGTGATGACTTCCGGATGGCATCATGAACTCCTGTGAAGAACTAGTCCGTGGCATGGAAGCCGTGGCTGGACCGGGTAATGTGCCCATCTCGTATCGCATCATGGCCCAGTACGGCCGTGAGTACAAGATCAAGACCAACCACCTGACCGGCAAAGGCCGCAAGCAGGAATGCTACCGGAACTCCGAGAACCTCGTGACGTTCCAGAGCCTCGATGACCGATACGTCTACGTCGAAGGCTACGCCATGAAGCCGGGGTTGATTCCCTTGTCCCATGCGTGGGTCGTAGACCTGAACGATGGCAAGGCAATCGATCCTACGTGGCCTGAGGGCGATGGCATCTACTTCGGGGTGCCATTCGACAACGAGTTCGTCAACGACTTCTCGATCAGTGTCGGCTGCTACGGAATCTTCGAGAACCTCTACAAGTTGCACCGTGCTCGCAACATCAAGCGGCTCGAAGACGTCATCAAATACCTCGAGTCAGGTATCGTCAAGTAAGTAAACCACGGGTCATTGAAGGCCCGTCATTTACCATACAGGTTCAAGGGCGGTTGGCAGAGAGGCCGATTGCAGGGGGTTGCTAACCCCTAGGCTCCGCAAGGGGTCCACAGGTTCAAATCCTGTACCGCCCGCCAACTCTACGGAACCTGTATGTCAGCACTCTACAATCACATCCGAGCCGAATGGGTCGCTGCCCGACAAGGCAGAATCGAGCTCAAGGCGACTGCTCTCGGCACCATCATTTCTGATCTGGACCGCATTGCCAAGGACGAGCAACGTGAGGTCCGAGACTCAGACGTCTTCAATCTGGCACTGAAGTACATCAAGGGCATCAACGAGACCTTGGATGCTCTGCTGAAGAACGCACCGTCGGACGTGCGCATCCCCCGAATTCAGTTCGAGAAGACGATCTACCAAGAGCTCCTGCCGTCTCAATTGACGCCAGACGAGATCAAGAAGATCATCCAGCAAAACCACCTGACCGGTGTCAAGGACATCATGACGTACTTCAAGCACCACTACGTTGGCCGGTACGATGGAAAGGTACTCTCAGAAATCGCCAGGACAGCATGAAATCAGCCATTATCTACACGCAGGCCGGAGACCGTACCTACCGGTTCATCTGGTACGAAGACCTGCTTAAACGGGCGCAAATCGGCTTCCGTGTAGTAGAGCTCCCACGTCTCGAGAACCAGTGTCAGGGGTGCATCCTGAAGTGGGACTTCTCGGTCAGAGGCAACCACATGGATGACTACGGTAATCGCATGGGTTGCACCGCTGACCAGTACCGAGACTTGACATACGTCATTGGATGGGATCACAGCTGCGGAACAACTGAAATCAGATCAGAGAAGCAACTCAAAGAATGGATCGAATCATGAAGCAAATCTACGTCGCAGGCTTCGCCTTCAATGGTGATCGTGTCCTGCTCATCGAGAAGACGAAGCCTGAATGGCAGGCAGGGAAGCTCAACGGTATTGGTGGCAAGGTCGAGAAGTACGACCACGACGAATACGCCGCCCAATGCCGTGAGTTCTGGGAAGAGACTGGCATCAGCACCAATGCCCTCAATTGGACCAAGTTCGACGTCGAACGATTCGATCATGCCGAAGTCCATTGGTTCTTCAACCCGGTTGTCAACATTGACTCATTCATCAAGACTACCGAGGAGCAACCGGTGATTGTTCGAGTCAGTGACGTCATCGGTGAAGGATTCAATCCATACGACGATGGCAAGATGTGTCTCTATAACTTGCCCTATCTGCTACTAAAAGCATGGACTTTCGTCTTCAATGGTGGTCCTCACCATCAGATTCCCAATCTTAAGGCCTCATACTACACTGCGTAGCAATTGTAAAGTGTAAGTAAGCAGGGAGATACCAATATGAAACTAATCAACAAACTGGTGTTCGCTGCTATTATGCTTGTCACTTGCACTGCCGTGACTACACAGCAACTGCAGCAGACCGAGAAGATCATTGAGACGGAGCAGTCTACGATTGCTGTCGTTCGTGACAAGATTGACAAGTCCATCACCGGTGACAAGCTGGTGTTCGGCAGTGTGGTTCACCTGAAGAAGCAGGTCGGCGTAGACAACATCCGGATCATCCAGCGCAAGGGTGCGTACAACTGTGCCCGGGGTGAGTTCATCATCAAGGAAGTTACCGCCTTTGACAAGTCCGGTAACGAGGTCAAGGATGAAAACATCAAGACCGATGTGATCATGACGCCGAACATCGACACCGTCAAGCGAGAGTTCAAGTTCATGTGTGCCGATCCTACACCGGCTCCTGTAGTAGAACCACCTGCACCGCCGCCTCAGATCATCACGGTTCCGATCCCTGTGATCATTGAAGCCGTCGAGGAAGCACCGAAGAAGGCCCGTCCGAAGCCAGCAGTGAAGAAGCCTGAACCGGCACCGAAGCCAATCGCCAAAGCCCCTGAGGCACCCAAGGTCAAGGCTCCTGTTGTTCAAAAACAACCACTCAACGCCGGACAACGTACTGATCTGGTAGACTAATGCACATGGGGGAGTGACGGGAATCCTTGGTATACCTCGGGGCCTCAAAAGCTCTGGTCTGTGGGTTCAAGTCCCACCTCCCCTACCAAGATATGAAATAGACGCTCCGGCGTCTATTTCGTTGATGAATCGGTGTTAAAGTCTGCTCATGCCACTGACAAAAGTACCCGCCAAGATTCGCAAGAAGGTTGAGGCTCGTATCCAATGGACCCTCGATTCGCTGGCCTTCCTGGCTCCTCGGAGCATCCCCCGCTACAAGATCACCGCCACCTATGACATAGAAGGTACGGCCGCAGGCTATGCCATCGACAAGACCGGTGTCGTCGAGCTCAACCCGATCCTGCTCATAGAGAATGTCGATGAGTTCATCAAGCAGATCGTTCCGCACGAGGTCGTCCATATCATCGTCGGTAGGCTGTGGAAGGATGCCGCCTTTCATGGTCCCCAGTTCACGCGACTCATGCAGATTCTGGGTCTGCCAGTCTCATGCTTCCATACCTTTGATACCGACCGCTGTAAGCAGGCCGACCCCGACGTCTTCGTCTACCGTTGCATGTGTCAGCACACCACCAGACACGAGGTGACCGAGCGTACTCACAATATGAGGCAAAAGAGGCCCATCACTTGTAAACTCTGTCAACATCCACTACAATACAGCCACACACGTCAACTGAGGAAAAATCATGGAACTATTTGAGATCATCAAAACTCTGCAGGAAACCAAGGGCACCAACGCCAAGATCGATGTGTTCAAGACACACGAGAAGAACCTGCTCCTCGTCGAATTCCTCAAGGCCACCTACGAGCCACGGATCAACTACTTCCTGCGGCCTGACTTTCTGGCCAAGATGGATGCCGACTGGTATGCACAGGCCACGGCCCCTGCCGCCCAGAAGTTTGATATGTTCTTGATCGACACGATTCAAGACCTGCTCTGCAATCGTCGACTGACCGGCAATGCGGCCCGTGAGTACATCATGAACATCTACCTCGGCCTCAGTCCAGAAGAGCGTCCCCTGCTGATCATCATGTTGGCTGGTGATCTCCGTGCCGGCGTCAGTACCACGGCGATCAACAAGGTCTGGCCGAACCTGATCAGCACAACCCCGTACATGCGTTGCGGCCTTCCCAAGCATACCGACCTTGAGGAATGGTTCAAGAGCGGAGAAGTGATCTACGCCCAGACCAAGGCCGACGGCACCTTCACCAACTTCGAGGTCAGCCTCGGGGCCTACTCGGTCTACTCCCGTCAGGGCAAGGTGTACCCGAACGTCTTCGATGACATCTTCAACCAGCTGAAGCAACACATCAACGGACCGACCGTCTTCCTCGGCGAGTTCCTGGTCAACAAGGATGGGGTGATCCTTCCTCGTCAAGAAGGCAACGGCCTCCTGAACAGCTTGGCACAGGGCGAAGACCTCCCGAAAGGCCACACGGTCGAGTACCACGTCTGGGACGCAGTGCCCAAGATCTACTTCAAGAAGAAGGGCGAATACGACTGCCCGTACAAGGACCGTCTGGAGTACGTCCGTCAATGTGTCGGTCCTGCTGGCACTGGTCCGGTCTTTGTCTCCGACACCGAGATCATCAAGTCATGGGCAGAGGCAAAGGCCCACTTCAAGAAGATGCTCAAGGCAGGCCAAGAAGGCAGCATCATCAAGCTCGGTTCGATGAAGTGGGAAGACGGCGACTCTGTCGGGCAGATCAAGCTGAAGCAGGAAACGGTCGTCGAGCTCAAGGTCGTCGGCTTCCGTGAAGGCCGTGGGAAGAATGCCTCCCTGTTCGGATCGATCATCGGCCAGACCGAGGACGGATTGCTGGAAGTCGGCGTCTCTGGCATCAAGGACGCGCTCCGCAAACACATCAGCGAGAACCGTGAGCTGTACCTCGGCAAGATCATGGCGGTCAAGGGCAACGGGGTGATGTCCCCGCAACCGGACACCGACGGCAAGTACTCCATGTACCTGCCCCGCCTTGTCGAGTTCCGTGACGACAAGATGGTGGCCGACACCCTGCAACAGGTGATCGACCAGTTCGAAGCAGCGATGGAGGACTGATCCATGATGGACCAATTTGTGGTCGGGGAACAGGTAGTTCACGGGCGCCGGGCGCTCTACGTGAGGCGGTTTCGCTATATGAGCAGTGATGGCCGTGTCACTCTCGAATTCGCTATTCAACCACCGGCATCGGCTGGGTTCACATCAACATGGCTCAAATGGGTGAAATACATATGAATCGCAAACTGATGAAGGTCCTCATCCTCGTGACCATCCCGATTTGGGTTGTCCCTGCTGGCGTGATTCTTCTTGGCAGGATGGCATGGGAAGACATCAGTGAATGGGTCGATTCTTTCTAAGAAACACTTGACGGTGCCTTTCAATTCGTTATAATTGAGGCACCATAAACCACTTGGAGAAGTGAAATGAAAGTCATCTACACACTCAAGCGCCCCGGCGCACCTGTCTCCAAAGTCTTCCGTAGCACGTGCCGCTTCGAGACTTTTCTGTTCACGGCACTTGGCTACACGGTTCGCAAGACCGAAGTCCTTCACAAGGAGTTTTGACATGGTCCATTTCATGCCGCAACTGGCCATGTCTCACGGCTTTGACGAACATGCTTTCGTCGAGTGGGCAGAACGTGAAGGTCAACGCCACGGCGCCTTCCTCGATACCGTCACCCTGCAAACTGCGGTGACCACGTGGAACGTCGACGAGCTCATCCTTGCCGCCCGTGAGGCCGGCTTCTTCCGCATCAACAACCCGATGGCAACACCTGTAGGAGTCTGACATGGCAAACCATTTCATCTTTCGCGTCAGTGGCCGTGGCGAGTTCCCTGTGGACATGCTGCGCCGTGACGAGTGCTACCCCTACCGTACCGAAGACGCCATGATCATCCTTGGCGGCGCAACTGCCCCCAAGCGTGTCGGGGTTTTCGTCTCCCCACGTCCTCCCCTGATCGACCGATGGGACAGCTTCGGTTGGAACGTCGAACAGGTCATCACCGTATGAAAAAACTCCTCGTTCTGCTGCTGGCCTCGTTGGCCGTCGTCTCTCATGCTGCTACGCATATCGTCTATCAACCGGTTGCGATACCGATGGACAAACCGTGCTTCGTGTCTCTGAGTCCTACCTTCGTCCTCAACGCATCGATGGTGATCCGGATTGAGTATGGTGAGTTCAACGACTTCGGGAAAGAGCCTGTTACCATCTTCTGGCACCCTGCCAGTCGCAGGGCCATGAAGGGCGACCATGTCAAGACATTCCTTGACGGCGCAAAACAGTGCAAAGGAAACTGACATGACGAAAGTCTGGAAAATCACCACACCGAGCCGCAGCCGCTCTTGGTTCACCAAGGACCGAGCAGAGGTTGATCGGTTCTCCGATCAGGGCCATGAGATCGAACTGTTCCTCAAGAAGGAAGAGGCTCCTCTGAGCATCCATGAACAGAAGGCTGTGCTGGCCGACCTGCAGGGCATAGACTGCCTGATCAACTACCACGATTGCAAAGAAGTCGAGGCCGACGCCATCGAACCGGGATGGGGCGCCGCCAACGGCAAACGCTCTCTGGAGCTCCTGGCGCTTGGTCGAGAGATCATCGCTCGTGATCCTGAAATCTGGACCGAGAGCCAGAAGAAGCCCTTTGAGCTCCGCTACAGCGAGAAGGTGGCAAAGAAATGAAGCTGGACACCCTCATCCCCATCGGAGCCCTGCTCTCGATTATCGGCGTTGCCGGCATTGTGTACCTCGAGAAGGAACACCCGATCCAATGCCTCGACATGGCAAAGGTCAAGAGCATCAACCGGGTCATCCATCGGTCAGCTGAGATCGAGTTCACTGATGGCAGAATCGTGACGCTCCAACAGCCGTCCATTCGTCCGGGTGACAACTACTGCGTCAAACATGCAAGGCGGTGGGATTGATGACTACGAAGATCGAATCATTCTCAGGTGAGTACGCTTTCCTCTCGAACTTCTGGGACGTTCGGGTGGAGTACGATGGCGGGTGGTTCAGTAGCGTAGAACATGCCTATCAGGCAGCGAAATACCCGAAAGAGGCCCGTTCCGTGTTCCGGAATGGTATTACCCCGGGACAGGCGAAACGCCTTGGTGGTGCCGCAGAGTTGCCGTGGGATTGGGAACACAAGAAGATCGAGATCATGACCCGGTTGGTCCTACAGAAGTTCAGGAACAACAACCCGCTCAAATTCTTGCTTTTGTCTACCGGCGATGCCACCCTCATCGAGGGCAACCACTGGGGAGACCGGTTCTGGGGCCAGTGTGGCGGAACCGGTAAGAACCATCTTGGTCGCATCCTGATGTACGTCAGGACGGTGCTCCGAAACGAAGAGACCCTCAGCTACTTCTTTACTGAGGAATCCCCCGTTGAAGACTAGCCTGATTGCGTTTGGCTTCTTGGTCTTTGCGCATTAGTTGCAATTCAACGTCAAGGGTCCATGGCAACATCGCATTGAATTCTGTAATGCTGATGTTGCCACTTTTCTTGAGTAGGTGCTGGAGCTCGAAATATTCCATCAAGCTCCTACCTTCAAACATCAGCCGAAAAAATCGGTAAGCTCCGTGAATTGAAGCTTGTGCTTCGTTCCACAGCTCTTGCACGTGAGCTCCTGCTCATGGAAGATATGCGGTGCCGACAACAAGAAGACCTTGTGGATTTTGACCTTCTCTTTCATGTCGAGGTTCTTATACCACTTGATCAAGTCTTCCGGCTTCTGGTCCTTGGCATAGTGGATGTCGTCGCCATCGAAGATGAAGTCGATGCACGAGACAATCGTATCCACCTCGGTCATCCCTTCTTCCATGTTCATGAGCATGTCGAAGTCCGGGTACTTGAACTTGATTCCGATGGTGTCGGTGATCATGACCTTTGTCTCGTGGCCGTCGATTTCACGCATGTCCACTTTGCGCAGATCGATTGAGACGTCAATTGGAGTGTTGCACTCCTTCGTCTCGCCGGCCTCACCCTCGACCTTGTGCTTGCAGATGTAATTGAATTCCATCATTTCACCGACCGATTTTTCACGGAGGCGAATGAAGATCAATTCAAGCACAAATACAGGAATTGAATCGACGTCGTAATTCGGAGTCGTAATACACTCCTTAATGATCTGACGGATCGCGTTGACCTGTTCCTTTTTCTCTTTGGTGTCCTGCACGGCGAGGAGAACACTCTCCTGACCGACTGTGAACGGGACGTAGTCAAATGGTCCGGCAGGAAGGAATTTGCTCTTAAAACGACTGACGTTTTTAGGGATGACTGGAAGCATTGATGAACCTCATTGATGTATCTTCCATTACACTTAGTTGATCAGAAACATTCGTTATTGCAGTCGTTCTGGGTAAGTATCACCTAAACGAATTTGAAATTTGGCTACCCGGAAGAAAGAAAGATGCTCGACTGCACCATTAAACTCAAACCAGACAATGACAAGCTATTCGACGACCATGGACTAACCCGGCTCAAGACCGGCTACATGCGAGAAGATGAACAATCACCTCAACAACGATTCGCTTACGTCGCCCGATCCTTTGGATCAAACCCAGAACATGCTCAACGAATCTACGGATACGCCAGTGACTTCTGGCTCAGCTTCTCGACCCCGCTAGCCGCATTCGGCAAGCACAAGAAGGGTCTACCTGTCAGCTGTTTCCTTTCACCCATCCATGATACGACGGACTCACTGATCGAGACGTCAACCGAAACCCGCCGCATGACAGTCGGTGGCGGTGGTGTCGGTCTCTACATGGGGATGCGCGAGAAGGACGACAAGTCAACTGGTATCTTGGCCCACGCCAAGACCTACAACGCTGACACCCGTGCCTATAAGCAAGCAAAGACCCGCCGTGGTGCGTATGCGATGTATGTCGATGACAGTCACCCCGAGATCATGGAAGTGCTCGACGCCCGGAACCCGACCGGTGGCGATGCCAACCAGAAGGTCCTGGACATGCACGTCGGCGTCAACTACAGTGACGACTTCATGAAGCGTGTGCTGGAGCTCTCGACCAACCCGAACCTGACCAAGGCCGAACAGGACGCACTGGACAATTGGCCCTTGATCTCCCCGAAGGAACGACGTATCGTCGGTCATGAGTCGGTGAAGAAAATCTGGATGAAGCACATCGAGAACCGTGTGTCTATCGGTGGTGAGCCGTACATGCACTTCATCGATACGACGAATCGCTTCCTGCCTGAGTACCAGAAGGCTCTCGGCCTCCGTGCCTATCAATCGAACCTGTGTACCGAGATCACCCTGCCCGTAGGCAAGGACATCTTGGGCGGTGACCGTGCTGCCATCTGCTGCCTGAGCTCGCTCAATCTGAGCAAGTGGAATGAGTGGAAGGATCACCCGACCTTCATCGCAGACGTCGTTGAGTTCCTCGACAACGTGATTCAGTATTTCATCGACGAAGCCAGCAAGCAAAAGGGCTACGAGCGTGCTGTCTACTCTGCTACCCGTGAGCGTGCTATTGGTATCGGTGGCCTCGGCTGGCATGATCTGCTTCAACAGATGAACCTGCCGTTCGCATCCCCGATGGCTGTCGGTCTGAACATGCAGATTTGGAAGCACATCAAGGAACAGGCGATGGCGGCCAATATCCGTCTCGCTGAGGAACGCGGACCGTGCCCGGATAGTAAGGGTAGTGCAACCCCCGTCCGTTGCTCCCACCTGCTTGCCATTGCTCCGAATGCATCGTCATCGATCATCTTGGGCACATCGCCGAGCATCGAGCCGTTCAACGCCAATGCCTACGGTGAAAAGGGTCTCAACGGTTACTTCGTCGCCAAGAACCACAACCTCGAGAAGCTGCTTGAGACCAAGGGTTTCAACGACGAAAAGACGTGGAAGTCCATCGTCGCCAATGACGGATCAGTACAGCACCTCGATTGCCTCGACGACTGGGAGAAGGACGTCTACAAGACCTTCCTGGAGATTGACCAACGTTGGGTCGTGCAACAAGCGGCAGATCGTCAAGTCCACATCTGTCAAGCACAATCGGTGAATCTGGCATTCCGTCCGACTGCCCGCATTGAAGAGATTTCAATGATTCACTTGATGGCATGGAGACTGGGCCTCAAGAGCCTGTACTATGCCCGTTCCGCTTCTGGTTCCAAAGCCAAGGTAGGTAAGAAGACTGAGAGAGCAGAAATGATTGACTTGGAAGCATTGAAGAATGCCATCCAGGAAGACAGCGTCTGCGTTGCGTGCGAATAAGGAATTAGAGAGAATGGCAACCAAGAAAGCAAAGCTAGACATTTTCGGAACCCGGGACGGGTACAGACCGTTCCACTTCCCGAAATACTTCGAGATGTACAAGGCCCACCGGGCCGCAGACTGGACCCCAGAGGAAGCCCCTCTGAATGACGACATCTATCAATGGCAGAAGGTCCTGGACGAGGGCGAAAAGAACTTCCTGACCCATATCTTCCGGTTCTTCACACAGGCCGACGTCGATGTGGCTGGTGCGTACGCAACCCACTACCTCCCACGGTTCAAGCACCCTGAAATCCGCATGATGATGCTGGACTTCGCTGCCCGTGAGGCTGTCCACATCGATGCCTACTCGGGCCTTGTGGATCAACTGGGGATGCCGGAGACCACCTATCAAGCCTTCCTCGAATACGAGGCGATGGCGGAGAAACACGACTACATCTCGAAGTTTGGTGGCGACACCATCGAGGACTTGATCAAGCAGATGTTCGTCTTCTCGGTGTTCACCGAAGGGATGGCCCTGTTCAGCTCCTTTGTGATGCTGCTCAACTTCCAACGTTTCGGCAAGATGCCAGGCATGTGCACCCGAGTCGAGTGGTCCATCCGTGACGAGAACCTACACTTCAACGGCATGGTCGAACTCTTCAAGGACGTCGTCCGCCAGAACAAGGAAGTCTGGACCGACGAACTGAAGGCCGAGCTCTACGATATTGCCGAGAAGATGATCGAACTTGAAGACAAGTTCATTGATCTGGCCTTTGAGCTTGGTCCACGTGAAGGACTGACCGTTGATGAAATGAAGCAGTACATTAGATACATCGGCAATAGTCGACTTCACATGGCTGGCCTCAAGAACGTTCTCAAGTGGAACGGTAAGGTCGTCAGGGAGAACCCGATGCCATGGGTCGAAGAAATGCTGAACCTTCCTATCCACACTAACTTCTTTGAAGCCCGTGTGACGGAATACTCTAAGGGAACCCTGACCGGTTCGTGGGACAACTTTTGGGCTAAGCCCGTGGAAAGCAACTGATGGCAAAATTGAAGACAGCAGAGAAGGCAATCGTTCTGGGCGGCATTCTCGAGAAGTTCGACTACAAGGTCGACATCAAACACGATGCCGAGAAGATCAAATACTTCGTCGAATGCCCGGACTTTGTGTTCATGCTCGGCATCCACGGTCAACAAGACGGCTACGCTGTCCATGTGATGGCCGATGCAGCCATTGCCATCTATGTGATGGAGACCGTCAACCGTTCGGTCCCGGGTCTGGTTGGCTACGGCCCATTTGCCCGTGATCCCGATGCCGGTGGCCGCTTTGCTCAGGGTGAACGTGCTCTGGAGATCAAGGAGTCGCTGATCATGTACGTGGCGAATCAGATCATCCAGAAGCGCCTTCAGGCCGAGAAGAACAAGGATGCAATCGAAGGCGAAGTGAAGACGGTTGCTACCGAGCCTATCCCGGTCGGGATCGTGGGTGCCGACGGCAATGTGATCCGTGACAAGGCAGTAACCGCCGACGAACGTGGTTCGATCATCATCGCAGCCTGACCATGAACATCAAGTCAATCATCGCTGACTTGGTCGCCGATCTTATTTTTCGGCGCACCGTCCGCATCATCAACGGATCAAACCGCAACAGCGGGGACATTGCATGGTTGAGTGACCACTGCACCATGTGGCTGAACGCCGGTCGTAGTGCAGGTCATACGACTGCTGTCTATGAATTGTTCAACAAGGAACAGGACATTGCGATCGTCGGCAACAGCATGTGGAAGCGTGAGTATGAGTCCAATCAGATTCCTGCAGAACGTGTCTTCGACAAGACTTTCAACGGAGCATTGGGAGCACGTCAGAAGGCCCTACTCTCAAGGGATTCGATTGTCTGGGTCGATGCCGCCAGCTGGTGGTGCAAGCCCAAGGAACTCGAAGACCTCTACTTTGCCATCATCGGTGAAGTCGGCTACCGTCATGCAGAAGATCGGTGGGACCACTACCCCGTCATCGTCCTCTTGGGCTAAGGAGCTCGTATGTTCCCAATCTATGTCGTCAGTGCCTACAAATACGGCAAGAACGATGACCATTCGTACTTGGTCGGTCTTACTTCAGACCCGGTGCAGGCCATCCGGTTTGCTGACGTCGAGGAAGATCGACGTGGCAACAAGTACGAATGTGAGATCGTCTGTTTCGATACTCCGACGACCTACAGCGTGATCAGAGCCCTGAAACGAGAGGGCAACTACCCGACGCCCGGTAGGCAGAGCAGCTTCTCCGCTGACGTCGATCACGCACTGGTCTAAGTAGACACCTGAAATTGAGCCTGTTAACTATCCCGTATATCAAACACGGGATAGTTAGACATGACAACAAAATCTCTCCTGAGACACGACCTAACGTGTTTCAACTGCCAAGAAAACTACATCGTCCTCCTCAGCGTTGACTCCGAGGCCGAACCGACCAATTGCCCGATCTGTGGAAGCACTGAGATCGGAGCATATGGCTCGGAACGCCCGGTTGATCCAGACGAGGAAATTGGATGATCTTCGCAGGCATCGACTATTCCTACACGTCACCGGGCATTTGCATCTATGACGATGTGCTGGACCCGACGTTCGACAACCTCCTGTTCTTCAATCTGATGGAAGATGCCAACCGCAATTCCATCAAGAAGGCAGGCGTCTATGGCAACATCAGGATCGACCTTCGCAAGAAGTGGACCTGTGCAGAGGAACGCTACTTTTACAACGCCGAGTGGACGTGCAAGATTCTTGCCGATCACAAGGTAGAACAGGTTGCGATTGAAGGCTATGCCATGGGTGCCCGTGCTGGTCTGGTCTTCAACATTGCCGAGAACACGTCGCTTGTCAAGCAGTATATGTTCCACAATGGAATCGCCTTTGAGACGCCTGCGCCTACCTCGGTCAAGAAGTCCTTCACCGGGAAGGGCAATGCCAAGAAGGAACAGATGGTAGATCGATTCCATGAAATCTTCCCTCATATACAGTTGGATAAGGTATTGGGTACGAAGGAATATGCGAAACCAATCGATGACCTCGTAGACGGCTTTGCCAACATGACGACACACAGTAAGCTAGAGAGGAAATTTGCATGACCGACCTTATGTTGATCAACATCATCGCTGCCATCGGCACAGCCGCAGGGTTCATCCATCTCTGCACCGATTTGACCAACCGCTTGATGTGGACGCTGGCGATGGCAGGAAACAAGATGGGTGACGACCAAGCCGAAGCCGAAGAGTCTGGCTACCCGCTGGTCCTCGTCAGGGACTATTGGTGGTTCGCCCTCAGCCTCGGATACGTGATTTACGCTGGAGTTTTTAAGTGATCAATGAAGTAGACAAAAAATTCAACCGGTTGACGACGCTCGTAGAGCTACTCGACTATGCTGCCGTCCCCGATCTGATCGAGGAACGGGTGGTCCGTCTCAAGGAGATTGCGGAGGTGTTCCCCACCTTCAAGACCTTCCTGAAGATGGCCCACAGCCAACTGAACGGCCTGGAGTACCTTACCCCTTACTACCAGAACAAGCCCGTTACGAAGACCGCAAACCGCCAAGAGATTGGCTTCGAAGAGTTCTTCAAGCGCCACCTGAGCCACCTGTTGCCTTCGGCAGGAGGCACCCCGGACATTCGTAGGTCCAAGTTCGCGAGGATTGCCGACTTCCTGGAACCACGGGACTTTGAGCTGATTGCCCCTGCGCTGCAAGGTCAGTTCGCATACAATAACCCCAAGATCAACGCACTGGCGCTGAAGCTGGCCTTCCCGAATCTCTTCCCAAACGCATAAAGCTGCACCTGACCTTGAGAATCAGGGAAGCTATGTGGAACCGCTCTTGGAAGATGCTTCTATAATGCCCCTGAGCTCAACCGGGGCATTTTCATTTAGATGTTGACAGACCTTCAAACCTCTATACACTACGGACTTGTTACTTGAACTTGTTTTAATTTTTAAGGAGTTTGAAAATGTCCAATGTCATTCTGAGTCTCGTGTCTCCCGAAGGTACTGTGCGCGTCGATTTCATCGAGGGTGAAAACTCCGGTGACATGCTGCAGAAGGTCGAACAGGCCCTGACCGAACATCCCCTGATCCCCAAGCTGGGTCGTGGATCGGTCAAGGACATGATCTACGGTCGCAAGACCACGGTCAGCGGCTGGCACGTCGAGAAGGACGGCAAGAACCTCGCAGACGGCAGCAAGTCGGTGCCCAATTCGATCCCGGTGACGGTGATCGGTGCGGTTGCTGATGGTACGGTGGCAACGACCCCCGATGCAGGCAAGGAAGCAACGAAGCCGGCCGACACGCTGCCTTCGAGCCCCGAGGCCTCCACCGTGAAGCACGCTGCCAAGAAGACCCGCAAGCCGCGTACCGCCAAGACGACTGCTGCTCCGGCCGCTGTCAAGACGGGTCGCCGCGAGAAGGTCTACAAGCTCGGTCCCAAGGTGGCCGAAATGACCAGCCGTGGAATGATCGCCAAGATCGTCGAACTGGTCAAGCAGGGCAAGAACACGAAGTCGCAGATCATCGCGGCCCTGCCCGGCATGAACAAGTCGACCATCCAACACGAAATCTGCATGGCTGGTCCGGCTTTCCGCAACTACATCGCCATCGACGAAGAAGCGACGGCGAAGGCGGCCCAAGAAAGCCAGACCGTCTGATCCCGGGGTAACCCGGTGTTAGAAGCAGGGGACGATTAAGTCCCCTTCTTTTTGCCCTGAGTTGTAAAGTAACAACAATCTTACTGAATGTTTAAAATTGTTGTTGCGGACTCAAAAAGATCATACAATAGTGACACCACAAACCATGTGGCAATCAACAAACCCTGGAGGTATTCATCATGAAGCGTAATCTTTCTTTCCTCGTGGCAGTGGCCACACTGGCAATCTCGTCTGCAGCCTTTGCCACTCCCGGCAACAACGGCAATGGCGGTGGTGGTTGCGGCAACGGCCAAACGACAAACGGTTGCCCAGGCAATCAGCCCGGCCCTCAAGGCCCGCAGGGTCCACAAGGTCCAGTCGGTCCACAAGGTCCAGTCGGTCCACAAGGTCCGCAGGGTCCGGTAGGTGCAACTGGTCCCCAAGGCCCGCAAGGAGCAACGGGAGCAACTGGCGCCACCGGCGCTACGGGTGCCCAAGGCGTTGCTGGTCGTGACGGAACCAACGGTACGAACGGCCGTGATGGTGTCAATGGAACCAATGGCGTCAACGGTACGAACGGGACCAATGGTCGAGACGGTGCGGCCGGACGTGATGGAGCCGATGGTGTTGCTGGTGCCACTGGCGCTACCGGTGCTCAGGGCGTCCAAGGCGAACGCGGCCTGCAGGGTGAAAACGCCCCGGATGCTGTGACCGTCCAACAGATGACCAGCACGGTGGCAGCGGCTCAAGCCCAAACCCAGATGCAGATCAACGGGCTCCGTGACGAAATCCAAGGCGTTGCCAAGGCTGCCTATTCGGGTGTTGCCGCAGCGATGGCCCTGCAGATGCCTTCGATCAATCCGAACAAGCCGGATGCACTGGTGATGCGCATGGGCGTGGGCACCTACAAGGGCCAGTCGGCGGTGGGCATCAGCTTCCGTCGAAGCAACAAGGCCGGTGACTGGTCGGTGACGGGTGGCGTGTCCCATACTTCCCACGGTACGGCGGCTGCTCTGGGCATTGAACACTCCTTCTAAACCAGATCGTTGATCCTAGAGGGTCACTACAATGTGACCTTTTAGGAGTCAAACAAAATGGTTCGTCAGGTAGTTTTGTTCATTCTGTTGTGGGCCCTGCTTTGGGCGGGACTCTCAACGTGGCGCAAGTGGAAGGTCAAGTCGGCCTTCAACTGGTCCAAAACACTGGGTCTTAGCGGGTTGGCCGCCGTCTTGACCTTCATTCTTCTGGCTGTGTTCGTACAAGTATTCTAAGGAACTTCCAATGAAACGTCTCTCGATCCTCTTCGCAGCCCTCGTGCTGATGGTCCTCTCGGCATGTACCCGAATCGAAACCGGTGAAGTCGGCGTCCGTACCGATTTTCGCAAACAGGTTGTGATGGAAGAGTTGCCCGCTGGCTCCATGAACCAGACCATCATCGGCGACGTTCACACGTTCCCGGTGCGTGACCTGTCCCTGCATCGCAAGATCAACCCCCAAGCCGGTGACAACAGCACCCTCAAGAACTTCGAGTACACCGTCGTCTACAGCATCAGTGCTGGCGCAGCGGCCGAACTCTGGGCCAACAAGTCCCGTCAATTCCATGGCCGTGAGCAAGACGGTGACGTGCTGCTGATGTGGAACTACGTGCAGAACATTGCCGACAACTCTGCCCAGAAGGCTGTTCGCAAGCATCGCTCCCTCGTCCTCAACGACAACCGTGCGCAGATCGAGCAGGACATCAAGACCTTCATGACCGAGAAGCTGGTTGAAGAAAAGCTCCAGAACTCGATCATCATTTCGCAGGTTCAGATGAACGCCGCTCTGGCAGCCGATGACATCGTCGAGTCCGCCAACCGTGCGATCCGAGCCGAGAACGACCTGAAGACCAAGATGACCGAGGTCCAGACGGCCGAGCAGGAAGCCAAGCGCATTGCCATGCTCAACAGCAACGCCAAGGCGATCGAGTACATGAATGCTCAGTCGATGATGACCATTGCCGAGGCAGTGAAGGCCGGCAAGGTGAGCACCATCGTCATCCCCTACGACTTCAAGGGCATGGTCAACATCACCAAGTAAGAGGCCACCATGGAACACCCGATTCAACACCCTCTGTGCCTCGAAATCCTGAAGACCGGCCTTACCTTCGAAGCCTACAGTGACAGCATCGGGATTCACGGGTTCAGTAAGGCTGGCCAAGCGAGGCTCTACCTTGATCCTGCAGACCCAAGTCGCCTCGTAGCCCATACCCGCTACGGGGAGACAGAGCTGATCTACACGGTCAGGGACCTCGTGGAGTTGTCGTTGAAGTGGTGGAGGAGGTATGCAGATTGGGGATATGAATGCCCTCCAAACTTCAAACCGCTGTTCGTAAGTCTGGGGTTGGTCAAGATCGAGACGATAACGACAGAGAAGACGGTCTTCATTTAATCGTCAACTTTACAAAAGAAAAGCCACCTTCGGGTGGTTTCTTGTTGCGTGCCGTTATCAATGAACATATAATTGTGACATCGAAACCCACTTGGAGAAGTGAAGATGATTACCCTTAACGCACAAAACAGGTTCAACAACCACACGGTCACCGGTGCTACCGAACTTGAATGTATCAAGGCGATGGGTGATCTCATGGACCTTGCTTTTTCTCATCGTAAGGTCTGGTCTTCTTACAACAAGATTTTCACCAGTGTTCGCCGATTCCACAATTGGATGACCAAGGCAAACTGGACCGTCACCTGGAGTTAAATCATGGCAACCAGAAACCAACAAAGCCAAGAGCTAGCAAAGGCTCTGAAGGCGATAGAGGCCGTCGATGTACTGCCCCCATACGTTACCCCTCCCACGGAGCCGGAGGCTGCTGTAGCACCGTTTACCGAGGCGCAGGAAACCCGTATAAAGGAGCTGTTCGAAGAGGTTCTGCGCGAGAAGCTCAGCATCTACCTCGAGACCCGCCGCGGCTCGTGGGGTGACAGCCCAAGTGTCTCGGTTTCCCTCAAGTTCGACGATCAGGAGTTTAGCTCCTCCAAAGACTCCATCATCACCGACTGAAAGGAAAGACCATGACCGAAGAGCAAGAAATCAAGATGTACGGCAGCACCGTCGTCGACATGCAAAACTCAGTCGAGAACTCCCTGTCGGTCAAGATCGATGGGGCTGGCGGCTACCCAATGGTCGTTGCATCTATGATGTCTGACGCACAGGAGCTCATTGCCATGGGCCAAAGCGAAGAAGCCCGCCAGATGCTCAATTGCGCCAAGTGGGTGCTGTTCACCTACATCATGAAGAGGCGCTGAGATGGGATACGTCAACGATCTCTCTGCCGCCGACTTCAAGTCTTTGCTTGCAGGCATGGTGGAATCCAACGACCGGCATCACAGACCGACGGCATCGGCAATCCATCTGAGCAAGTACCTCCAACTCCTGGATGGGAAGCTGACGCTAGAGGACTTCAAGGCAAAGGCGAACCTCTACTCTATCGTCGACCTTCGCCGGTTGAAGAAGGATGGTCTTTTCATCGACGTTTACCTGCGCATGGTCAAAGAATTGAAGAAAGTTGTTGACGACCGTTGATATCGTCAATACAATAAGACATCAACAACCACTTGGAGAAGTGTAATGTCAATGACTTTCGCGGCGGCGTACGCAATGGTGATGGGCACGGCCTCAATTTCTACGGCCCAGATCGACACCCAGCAACATCACTGCCTTGCTGAGGCAATCTACTTCGAAGCCGGCAATCAAAGCTACTTCGGGAAGATTGCAGTGGCAAACGTGATCATGAACCGGGCCAAGTCCTCGGGAAAGACGGTCTGTGAGGTCATCAAGCGGCCCAAGCAGTTCAGCTACCGTCAGATGACGGCCTTCAAGAAGCAGAACATCAAGGTCGATCAGCCCAAGGTGAAGATTGCGGTGGTAAATTCTATCACGGTAGCAAAGGCAGCGCTGAAGAAAAACCTGCCAGACCTGACCCGTGGGGCACGGTTCTATTTGAACCCGGCCGCAGCGACTGACTTCTCATGGTCTTCCAAGTTCACGAAGACTGTAGTGATCGGTGATCATCACTTCTACATTGATCCCAAGGCAAAGAACGGCAACGCATGAATTCCTTCATTCTCGGACTCATCACCTGTTTCAACGTGATCTGTCTGATTCTATACGTGCCGATCCTCTGTAAGGAGGTCTACGACTGGGCATGGTGCTGGTACACCAAGAGCACATGGCCTCTGATCTCTCCGGTGGCGGGCTCGGCGTTGATTGTTTTCACCAATACGCTCTGCCTGTTGATTCCGTCCAAATAATTGAAAAGAGTTGTTGACTCCTCCGGTGGTTGTCCCTACAATAGGAACATCAACAACCACTTGGAGAAGTGAACATGGCCCACTACAGCAAACTAGTTTTCGTCTACGGCAACTGGACCTCGACCGACAAGCAAAGCGCCGAGATGGACGTGCTGGCTGCCAAATACAACGGCAAGCACACGGGTGGGATGCGTGGATGCTACGGCACAATCGATTTCAAGACCAAGAAAGAGGCAGAAGATGCGGTTCACGCAATCAACAATGGTCGCAAGTTCACTGCCATTGGTGCCTTTGACCGCTCGGTGAAGATGCACCAAGAAATGTACGACGGCATGGTTGCACGTAATGGTGCTGACTACGCCAACGAAAAGATGGACATGTTCGCAAAGAGCACCTACCCGGGCGTCGGTGCCCTGATCAAGCGGGTCAAGTGAGCTAACCCATTTCAACAATTGATTGAGGTGCTTGTCACCTAGAATTGGAGCCTTATTAACAAGGGCTCCAATTCATGGCAGGCTTTAAAACCCGAACAATCAAGGCCATCCTCCGGGGGAAGGTCAACGCATGGCTCAATACGATTGACAACGAGGAAGTTGTCAAGGCACTCCGCAAGGACGTACTGATCACCGGGGGCAGCATCGCCTCCATGCTCATCGGCGAGAGCGTCAAGGACTTTGACATCTATCTCCGCACCAAGGAGACGGCAAAGCTCGTTGCCAACTACTACCTCAAGATTTTCAGTGACGAGTACTCAAAGGCTCATGCCGGTGAGCAATTGCATGCCGTCGTCGCCGAGGTCTACCGGATGAATCTGAAGGGTGAGGGCGAGATGGTCGTCACCATCAAGAACGAAGGCCGCAACCGCAATGCCGTACAGATGCGGGGCGTCGCCGACACCACACAGAGTCCGGATGACATGGCCGAGGAAATGGTCGAAGAGCTCAACGATGAGGCACTCCAAGACTCCTTCGAGAAGCGCACCTCCAAGCGCTATCACCCGGTGTTCATCAGTGACAATGCGATCACCCTGTCGAACAAGATTCAGATCGTCATGCGGTTCGTCGGTGAGCCCGAGGTCATCCACGAGAACTACGACTTCGCTCACTGTAAGAACTACTACGACTTTGCCAAGGATGATCTGGTCCTCAATCAACTGGCACTCGAATGCCTGATGAGCAAGACCCTGCGCTACACCGGCTCCCTGTATCCGCTGTGCTCTGTCTTCCGTGCCAAGAAGTTCATCGAACGTGGTTGGCGCATCTCGGCTGGTGAGCTGCTCAAAATCTGCTATCAGGTCTCGAAGATCGACTTCGGCGACATGGAAATGTTGCGTGAACAACTGGTCGGCGTCGATGCCCTCTACTTCTTCAACCTGATGTCGAAGATCAAGGACCACGTCGATTCCGGCAAGACCCTTGACAACGACTCGCTCGTCAACCTGATCGATGAGGTGTTCAACGCATGACCGTCGAAGAACTCGTCCAATACTGTGAGGCCAACGGCATCAGCCTCAAGACTCCGATTGCCCTGCGCGCAAAGGATGACTACCTCCTTGTCGAGGAAAACATTGAGACCGGAGATCACCCTTACTTCGGCAACTGCGACAATGGTGGAGACTGGCTCAGGGAGAACGCACCGAAGACGCCAGACGGTGATATCGACTTCGACAATCTGCCTTTGTTCCTCATCCTCGACACGGGACGATAACCATGAAATTCCTCAAAGACGTTCTCTTCACTGCGTTGACTGACATGGGTGACAGCGATCATCCCGACGTCGACAAGATCAACACCGTCGTCGACCGGCAGATCGGTAAGCGCCGCTGGGTGGCCGTCAACGAGTGGATCTTCGAGTTCGAGGGCAAGTTCTACCGGACGACCTACGAAAGCGGCCTGACCGAGAAACAGGACACTGAGCCATTCGAGTACGCACCAGCCGAGATCGAATGCGATGAGGTCTTCCCGGTGGAAGTCAAGGTCATCAAGTACATGAACGAAGCAGAGAAAGTGAAGCATGAAGCGACTGTTTGACATCATCGAGAAGGTGGCCCTGATCGCCACCGCTGGGCCCAATTCACTGACTCCGGAGGAAAGGAAGTCACTGGGTCAGGACATCTTGAAGAGACTAAATGTCCTTGAAACACGCCCGATTTACCTCAGGCACAAAGACAACAACGTCATTCTCTACGCATCAGAATCCGAGATTGCGTTCGAGGATGAGATTTACGAGAAACTCGTCAAAGATGCCAACCTATAGCTTCAAATGTTCAAATTGTTCAGAGACCTTTGATGTCATGAACAATATCATTAACCGTGATGCACCAGTTACCGAACCATGTCCAGCATGTGGCAAAGAAGGTGGTGTGTCAAGGAAACTTGATGCGCCGATGACAACATCGGGTACGCCGGATCATATTGGATCAAAGGTGCCTGCGGGCTTCCGTGATCGACTCAAACAGATCAAGAAGTCATCAGGCAAACATTGCACAATTGACGTTTAACCAATATGGCCAAAATCTACACAGCCGAATCATTCTCGATTGAGGTCGAGCAGGAATATCTCAAGGCGGGTGGCAAGTACACCTATCTTGAAATCGCTTCGGAATTGATGACCGCAAATGGCATCGATCCCGAAGACGGTGGAACCCTGATCTCGTCGACTCTCAAGGAAAAAATCAGGGCCGAAAGCCGTGATAGAAACTTGCTGAAAGAGCGCTCTACGACCCGCAAATTGGTCTGAGCCTACTAAATACGAAGTCGGAGGAATGTTCTGAGCCTACCGCCAAATTCGTTAATAGACAGACACACACTTTACTGAAAGATAAGCAAAATGGTTGATTTCGCAGCACTACGTCAACGCAAGGGTACAAACTTCGATGCCCTGCAAAAGTCACTGGAAAAATCGAGCTCCGGTGGTGGCTTCAAGAAAGATGAACGCATCTGGAAGCCAAAGGAAAACAAGGACGGCAAGTCGTCCAGCATCATTCGATTCCTCCCCATCCCCGCAGTTGACTTCGATCTGGTCGCACAGGGCAAGTTCCCCGAGACTGACCTGACGCCCCTGATCAAGGTGGTCCGTCACCAGTTCCAAGGCCCGAACGGCTGGTACGTTGAGAACTCACTGCAGACCTTCGGTGAAGCCTGCCCGGTCCGTGAACACGATGGCCCGATCTGGGGTGACGCCAAGAAGCGCAACGACAAGCCTCTGCAGGAAGTGCTCAAGAAGCGTCTCCCGAAGCAGGACGAGTACGTCGGCATCTACGTCATCAAGGACGGCACCAGCCCCGAGAACAACGGTGGCGTGTTCCTGTACCAAGTACCGGCAACGATCAAGAAGATGATCGACCTTGCGAACAAGCCAGAGTTCGAGAACCAAGTCGCATTCGACCCGTTCGATATCTGGGAAGGCAAGGACCTGATCCTGAACATCACCTACGAAACGAAGGCGATCAACGGCAAGGACGCTCGCGTACCGAACTGGACCAACGTGGCGTGGGCACCGGCTCCGAGCGCTTTCCTGAACGGCAACGAAAAGGAAATCGAAGCCGTGTGGCGCAAGCAATACTCGCTGCTTGAGTTCCATGATCGCAGCCCGGAAGCCAAGAAGTTCAAGACCTACGACGAGCTCAAGGAAAAGTTCTGCAAGGTGATGAACCTTGACGAGAACTACAATCCCCTGAAGGGTTCTGCGGCTCGTGCTGGTACTACAGCTGGTGACTTCGTCGGTGGGCAAGAGTCTGCTCCTGCAGCAAGCGCACCTGCGGCCCCTGCACCGGCCCCGAGCGCACCTCCTGCGGCTACCCCTAGTGCTGCACCTTCAGCAGCCCCTGCGGCCGCTCCTGTAGCTTCGGCGGATGACTCAATGGCTGAGTTTGAACGTCTGTTGAACGGCGGCAACTAAAATAGTTGCATACGAGGGGGCTTCGGCCCCCTCACTAACTTTTGGGAAATCAAATGATTGCTGAAATTCGTAAGAAGACAATCGCCATCGACGTTGATCTGACGGTCGTCGATACCCTGACCCCGTGGCTCAACTGGATCGAACAAACGCAGGGTGAGAAGTTCCCCTTGCAAGACTTCGCCGGTCACCGGGCCTACTCGAACAAGTACGTGCCGCCGTGGATCGAGCACTATGGCAACATGCCCGGCTTCATGAAGCAAGGGATGCTTCCACTGGAGGTCGACGAGATCACGTTCATGGCCTACTGGAGTCAACCGACTCTCTACCAGAACCTCAAGCCTCTTGATGGTGTCGTGGAACAGATCAAGCGACTGTCTGGCAAGTACAACATCGTCTTCGTGAGCCATTGCATTGCTCCGCACCGTGAGTCGAAGAAGAAATTCCTGGAGTATCACTTCAAGGACGTCCCGTTTCAGTTCCTCGACGTCGCTGGGAAGCAAAAGCACATGGTGCGATACGATTGGCTCATCGATGACACCGTCTCGGTGATTTCGGATGCAGCAAAGGCCAACCCGAGGAGTGAGCACATCCTGTTCGCCGGGGTCTTCGAGAGCATCGTGCTGGCTCCCTATGACATCGTGGCCAAGGACGTCCTCCGCAAGTTCTTGCCAGAGGGTGTCAAGGTCAGTAGCGATTGGGTCTCCATCACCAATCACATCTTGGAACAGGCATGAACCAAGTCAATCCTGATGCTTACTACGTCGCCGAGTACATCGGAGTGACTGACGAATATGTCATCAAGAAAGAGTTTGCCTCCTTCGAGGGTGCCATGCAGCACGCCAAGACATTGGACTTGAATCAGCGGAACATCCTCACCGGTGCCCGTCTCATCGAAATGGGTGTCACTGAGTACTGACACTAAGTTCGCTGCTTAAATATCCTCGTAGGCGCATTGTCTACGAGGATTTCTTACATGGCAACTACTGAAGAACAATATGCCCGTCTAAACGGGGAGACCGATTCAAGATCGACACAGTTGATCTATCCAATTGATTTGGTCAATGACGAGACCTACGTCCCGCACGTGGTTGTCTTTGAGCCGAACATCATTTCGGGACATGCAGTCGATTACACCGACAAGCTGATCAAAGCAGACAACCAGATCACCGGAGTCTACGGATCAGAAGTCGCCATCAACACGGAGGTCGGCGGAAATGGATCTTTGCGTCGTAAGAAGGGCATCGCTGATTTCAAGGATGGGAAGACAAACGCTACGTATGTCAAGAGTGATGAGAAGATCGTTCTTCCGATGCCAAACGTCCTGAACTTCAATTACTCGGCACAGTGGCAATCGTCTGACATCGGGGCATTGGGTCGGGGTATCGACTTCGTCAATTCCATGAAGGACCACAATTGGGGCCTGATGATGGACCAAGCGGGTGAGGCCACGAAGCGCTCATTGGCTGGTGCTGTCCAATCACTGGGTATCGCCAATGTGAAGGATTACATGGAATTGACCAGCGGTGTGTCGGTCAACAATTACACTGAGGTGCTGTTCAAGGGCATGGGCAATCGAATGATCCCGTTCTCGTACACCTTTACACCAAGAAATCTCAAGGAAGCCGAAGTAATTCGTGCAATCATCCATCGATTCAAATACCACCAAGCACCGGAGTTCAAGTTCGATGGCGGGAACAATTCGTACATGCTGCACCCTTCGACCTTCGACATCAGCTTCCTGGACCTCCGCAAGGGCAATGGGAAGCAGAACTCTTGGCTCTACCGGGTATCGACCTGTGCTCTGACCAACATCTCGATCAACGGCACACCGAACGGTGAGTACAGCGTCCTGACCGATGGTGCCCTGACGGCCATCACCGTGGACTTGATCTTTACCGAAATGGTCACCCTGAGCAAGGAAATGATGCGCAACCCAGAGGAGAGCTTCTAATGAGCTACTTCAAAAACTTCGGCTCGGTCTGGTATCAGATCGAAGAGGGCAACTTTGTCCTCCTGAACGACATTACGAAGTTCGCAGGCTTCACCTCACGTTATCGTGATCAGCCCGGGTTCTTCCTCGTCTACAAAATTCGTGAGGGTGAACGCCCTGAGCAGATCAGTCAACGACTCTACGGGGATGGACGCTTTGCGTGGACCATCATCCTGTTCAACGGCCTGTGCGACTACGACAACCAATGGCCACTGACACAGGACAACCTCGAGAAGCTCATTGCTGCCAAGTATCCGGGCCAGGACTATGCCGACGTCCATCACTATGTAGATGAGAACGGAGACATTGCCGATCCACGTGCCTTGCGCATCCTCAATGGCCTGAAGACTGACGCCGATGCCATCGGTACTTTCAAGCTCTCACCGGTGACGATTGGTGACTACGAGAACGCGGTCAATGAATCCAAACGCAGTATCAAACTGATCAACGCAAACCAGATTGCCAAGGTCGAGAAAGACCTGAAAGACTTGTTCAATGGCTGATGCTTCTAAGACTCAACGCTACTCTCGTGAGCACCAGTATGAACTGCTGGAGCTCACCTTCTACCGACTGACGGATAGCGGCGACGTGCCCGACAAGACCAAGTGGATTGACATGGCCTCGATGATGGAGGAACTCGATATCTACGAGGACATCATGTCCAACTCCGTCACCGGGCAGATGCTGGTCGTAGACGGATTCAACATGCCTGACCGCCTCCCTATCGTCGGTGGAGAGCGTCTGAAGGTCCGCTTCCGTACTGCCTCCTTTGAGAAAGAGATCAACCAGACGATGGTGATCTACAAGGTCGGCGAGCGCATGTTCTCGAACAACCCGGACAAGGCCCAGATGTACTGGCTGTTCCTGTGTACCGAGGACGCATGGAACAATGCCCAACTGGACGTGAGCTTCTCGAGCCGTGGCACCTACGACTCCCTCATCAAGAAGTCTCTCGAGAAGTTGAACTCGAAGAAGACCCAAGACCTGCAAGCGACCAACGGCATCGCCAGCTTCATTGCCCCTTACTGGAGCCCTCTGAAGATTTGCTCCTATGCAGCAACCCGCTCCGTCACGGATGATGGTGGGCCGATGTTCTTCTGGGAGACGACTGACGCCTACATGCTCAAGTCATTGGACACGATGTTCAAGCAGGCCCCACAGAAGAAAATCTTCATTGAGGACCGTAAGGGCAACTCTATCCTTGAGCACGCTGACAAGCTGTTCAACACGGTCATGAGCTGGAACTATGCCGCCTCTGATGACAAGCTCACTCAGAACCGCAACGGCGACTTCGGTACCGACGTCTACATCATGGACACCGTCAACTGGAACATCAGTCGTCAGGAAGTGACGAAGGACTCCATCGACATCATCCGTATCGACAAATTCCCTATCACCGATAGCAAGTGGAGTGGCCGCTCCAAGACTGAGTCCGTCCTGAGCAAGCCAGATGGATCGGAACAGTCGGAAGTCCGCAAGCGCCTGATTCTGGACAAGATAGATAATAAGAGGATCGTAGTTGAATTGCCCGGGGATTCATCAGTCCATGCAGGTCAACTCATTGATCTGGATGTGCCCAGTATGACCGGACAACTTGCCTACGCCACCGAAAAGGTCGCAAGTGGAAACTTCCTGGCCGCTTCCGTGAGACACATCCTCGTCCGTGATCGATACAAGATGAACATTGAGCTCCTCAAGAACGCGACAGAAAAGCAAGTGGTGTAATAAATGGCAGACGAAAATAACAAGCCGCAAGGCTCACCGACACGTAAGACGATTGCGCCTCAACCTCATTCCAATGAGCGGAAGACGCCTACCGAGTCTACACTTGAATTGATCTCGAAGCGAATCAAGGAACAGAACGAGCACAGCAACGGAGACACGAAGGAACTGGTCGATACGATCAAGAAGTCCCTGTCGACGATCATTGTCGATCTCAAGTCAGAGAACAAGCTGGTCCGCCGCCAGAACCTCTTTGCCTTGAAGGAGACCCGTGCTCAGATCATGACGCTGGAAGAAGGCATCTTCACTGACAAGCAAGTCGTGATTGATGGGATCGATGCTGTTGTGCAAGCGGCAGAACATAACACGACTTCTCTCACAGCACTGACCGAGAAGCTGGACAAGAGCCTGTTCAAGAATTTGATGAAGAGCCTGCCGACGGCCAAGGGCTTCGTCAACGCATTCATCAAGAACTCGAACCCACTGCTTCAGGTAGCAGTCAACATCGTCGATGACGTCGCCAATCTGGTGTCTGCCTCCAAGAAGGAAGCCGAGGACGCCCGCAAGAAGGACATTGACGCAAAGGCCAAGCAACTCGACTCCATCAAGGCCGTGGCTGCTGCCTCCAAGAAGACTGCCGACCAGACGACAGAGCTCGTCAAAACCGAAGTCAAGGAACGTAAGAAGTACACACGCAAGGGTGAAGGCCCGGTGGTGTCCCGTCTCGAGAAGCTGAAGGGCTCTACCGACATCCAAACCCGCCTGCTTCAAGCCATCTACGAAGACCTGAGCGGCAAGAAGTTCGACGTCGAGGAACTGATCCGTCAGGACTCGGAGATGCTCAAGGAGTTCGTCGAAGGTGTCAAGGAAGGCATTGCTCAGGAAGGCAAGGCCAAGGGTGCAGACCCAGAGCTGGTCCGTGGGTTGATCGAAGGCGTCCACGAGGAAGCTGCCCCACTGGTCAAAGCCATGCAGGACCAGGAAGCAGAGCTCAAGAAGGTCAACACCAACCTGAAGGCCCAGACAGAACTGCAGAAGAAGGCAGACGCCGACCGCCGTGACAACGAGTTCAAGGAGAAGACTCCTGAGCCGGTACAGTCAGGCCAGACCAAAGCGGGCTCGATGTTCAAGAAGGAAAAGAGCTTCCTGGAAAACATGATCGGTGGCATCGCAGGTGCCGTCGGAAGTCTGTTCGCATCCGTAGGCAAGATGTTCACTGGAGCCTTCGGGACCGTGGGTCGCTCTGTCCTCGGGATCGTGACAAAGGCTGGTGCGTTCCTCAAGCTCATCGGTAAGGCAAGCGGTATCTTCACCATCATCTTGGCGGTGTTCGACTTCCTGAGCGGATTCAATAACGCAGACAAAATACTTGGCAAGGCCGAGGGTGCGCTCACGCTGTGGGACAAGGTCAGTGCCGGCCTCGGCATGGTCGTAGAAGGGTTTGCGAGCCTGTTCGACTTCCTCGGCGGTTTCGTCGGGATCAACCGTGGATGGTCCAAGGGCATTGCCGAGAAGGTAGGCAAGTTCCTATCAAACATCGGTGAGACCGTGACCGCCCTGTTCAATGACGTGTGGAGCTCTATCCAAACCGGTTGGGATACTGTCCGCTCTACGATCAGCGAGATCATCGATCCGAAGTTCTGGAAGCAAAAAGCGGAGAACGCTCTTAGCTTTGTAAGCGATATCAGCGACGTGATCCTAGACTTCGTCAAGGGCATCATCCGCTTCCACCTGAAGTTCCTCCCGAGCTCGGTCGTACCTGACTGGTTGGAGAAGGCATTGGAGCCCACCAGCAAGGGGGCGAAAGCGCCTACAGGTGGCTCTTCTCTAGAACCTGCACCTACGGGTGCAAAAGAGACTCTGTCGCCTTCAGGCGAGGCTCAGCCACCTACAGAAAAGCGTGGCTTTGCCGAGCAATATGAAAAGGCAGATCAGGAGATTGAGATGCTCAGGAAGAAGTCAGAGGCAGCGAAAGTGCCTTCGATGAACCAGCAATCGAACAATACGGTCAACGCCAACACGACGAACTACTACCCTTCACCGTTGAAGACACGCAACGATGATGACAGTATCAGAGGTGTCAATTTCAACTGGGGATAGCATCACTTGCTGTCCTCAAGGTCGTCCCAAACTGAGGGCGGCTCACGGTGAGCGACGACCCTCGGGACGTTATCTGCAAGAGCGCCGCTGACGATCAAAACGTCGCGGCCGTTCTTTTGCCAGCCCTTCTGCTGTGCTGAATGAACACGACTCCCAAAGAGCGCACGCTCAAGCAGAACCTGAAAGACTCCGGGGCGCTTGGGCTTACCGGGCTTCCAATCGGGTTGAAGTGGTTTGTGCTCCACTGGATCCAACATGATTGCACCAAAACGGTAGTTGATTTACGATTCTTATGGTAACGAATCCGAAGTAATTACGCAAACAGTTTGTAGTAATTTCGTAAACATCTCCCGTGTAAGACTTCCTACATCCTCACCGTAAGGAAGGAAGATGCTCGTCCTCGTAGAATACTTCGCTAGTGACATTGATGCCTTGTCACCCTGAACGCAAGCAATGAACTCGAATGGCATGATGCCCAGCCACTGCTCAAGGTGAGCCGGATCATTGCCCAGAACCGAGAGGGCTTGGAGCCCGTACCAATGAAGACGGCTGGCATCGAAGATTCCCTCGCAAAGGAACACCGGCTTGGTCCGGTCGACAAGGGTTTCTAAGCCCCACACGGCAAGTTCTTTGGTTGCCCCGTACTTGGACACATGCGTGTAGTAACGCATTTCCTTCGGGTTCTCCTTGCGTTCCTTACCCCTTAGCGGTGAGTACTGCTGATACCCGACCATCTTCCCCGACAGATTCCACAGGGGAACCGTCAGGATGAAGTCCTTCTCATTCAGTGTTACCGAAGGGTAGATCGCGGGGTTGAAGAACCGGCTCAGTAGATGGTTCAGAAGGGTCATCGTGTGACCAGCCGCAACCGTCACATGACCAACCGGAGACCCAGCGAGTTCCGACGATGGTGGCAAAGGGGTGCATTGCAATGTCGCATTCTTCACAGATAGGTCTTTCAGTCATGAGTTATCCACGAAATTGAAGTGCTTGAAGGCCATGCGCTCTTGAGCCGTTGGTTTGAAGCCCTTGCCGACGTAGATGTTGTGATGTGAGACACTGCTGAGCCAGAAGCCCATGTGCTCGTTGACGTATCCCTCGTCAATCCCGTCGTAGTCCTTGCCCTTGCGCAGCAGGTAAATCCACGTGGCGGTGATCTCGTGATAGCACTTGATCTCCAGCAAAGTTTCGGTCGGACGGTCGTAGAGCCAGTGCGAGTCGGCAATGATTTCCCGGGCCAAGGGTGTGCCCAGCTTGTGGCCCTTTTGCCAGCCGAGGTACTCGACCAGCTGCATCTTCTTGAATCCGTCGGGGAATTGATCGACCCAAGGGTCTGGCCAGTTTGTGCTCATTTCGTTTCCCCTTACCAGTAGCGGCCCTTGGCGATGCATTTATCGAGCTTGTCCTTGTAATTCCGCATGTGGACAAGGTCGTCCTCCGTGATTCCTTCCTTGGCGCCACCGGCAATGGTCACAGCCAGAGCGTTACTGCTGTAGACAAAGTTGAACTTTGCATTGACTTTGGAGGCGCCTTCTTCGAGGGCAATCTTTTCGGCTTCTTTTGCGGTAAGGGTTTTGGGCATTTCACTTCTCCAAGTGGGTTTCGTTGTCCCAATTATACATGCGGGGGTGAGGCCGTCAACATAAATATGATATGGCCTCAAGATATCTTCAAGGGAAGTACAATCCCTCGTACCCAAACAAATACCGTGGCGATCTCAAAGACATTGTCTTCCGGTCGTCGTGGGAACTCGTTGCGTTCAAGTTCTGTGATTTTGCACCGGACGTAATCGCATGGTCATCTGAAGGTGTTGTCATTCCCTACCGGGGAGTCGATGGCCGCATGCACCGCTACTTCGTTGATCTCTGGATCATGTGTAGGCAGGGCGATGGTACGACCAAGAAGTTCCTCGTCGAGATCAAGCCAGCCTCAAAGAAGCTGCCACCTCGTAAGGGGATCACCAAGCGGGATGACGTCTTCCTACGTGAAGTCATTGAGTATCAGACCAACCAGCTGAAGTGGGAGGCCGCAGAGGCCTACTGCAAGAAGAATGATTGGGGCTGGATCATCTGGACCGAGGAACAGTTGCTGCCCCCGCTGCAGAAGTTCAAGGCGTCCAGACCAAAGAAGCTGGCGCCTCGTAGGGTCAAACGTTGACCTTGATGATCTCTGTACGGAAGATCGCGTCCTTCTTGAGCAACACCTCATTGGCTGCCCTGAAGTAAGCCTTCTTCTCGTCGGTCAGGTCTGGGAAGTTCTTCTCGGCCCCACGGCTGTCGAACATGACCTGTGAGCCATCACACATGATCTTGTAGACGAAACCGACTTTGCGGCCACCGGCATAGCCTTCGGCAACCGCTCGGTCAAGGCTCGTATGGATGCAGATCGGGGCATCCTGTGGACGCTCAAACTTTACTGGGCATGGTTGCCCGAGTCGTATGTCCTCGTCAGGCAGATTGTCAAGTGACAGACCCCGGAAGAGCACATAAGGACCACTCTTTGCTGTCGCACGAAGGAACGACATGGTGGCACGATCAGGTTGAACACCCAGTCGAGAGCTTTGCGTGATGTTGTCAAGAAACTGGATAGCTTTTTCATAGGCATCCTGAAATTGTTCAGAAAAGAGGTGCATGTTCACTTTTTGTTCCGCTGACGTTCTTTTTCTACCAGTTCGTTATAGAACTCGTTCCACCCCTTGACTTTAACACCACACAGGATCAACTCTTGATTGTTGGCGGTGCCGGCCCTCAGGGCGTCAGTCTTTGTTGCCTTTAGCGGGTCGCCCGGAATCTGCTCCGGTTCCTTGCACTCCACTGTCAAGTTTGCAGGCGCCGTCGGCAATTGGTTCACCCCGGGCGGACGCATTGAAAAGGCACACCCACTCAGCGCCAATAGGACTGTCAGCGTCAGGATTAGTTTTTTCATATTGACCTACTTGTCTATCAATCTTCTTGAACGTTTGTCGGACTTCTTCCTGTTTGGCCTCGACCTTTTTACCGGTGCTGTCCGCTACACCTTGATTCTCATCCTTGCTCTCGACCTCTTCGACGATGGCCTCGACGACCTTCTTGGCCTCTTGCCCATCACGGTATTGGTAGCCGGTGTAGACACCGCTTGCAAAGACGACTGCTGCGATGCCTGCATACATGAGGAGCTTACGCCACCCGTTTACGATCCAATCAATGATTCCCATATCAACTCCTGTTCAACGTATTGAGGATGTCATCGACATAGCCGGTAAGGGCACCATGCTCGAATGACGAGAACGTTTCAATGGTATCTAGTTGCCTCAAGACGCCACGGAACAAGACCTCTGCCGCCCGTGGGCTCATGCCCTGCTGTACCTGTTCCTTAATGGCCTCGATGTTTCTGAAAGCATCGACGGCACCAACCGACATACCGGATGTGTCCGGGAACAGGGGCAGGGTCAGTGTGAACTCACCGAGCGGCTGGAGTGGAATCCCGTTGAAGCTGTAGGAGTCGACTCGCTGGCTTCTAATTAGACCAAACTCGTCTTCAAGTCTCTTCGGTTTGGTGAAGTGAAAGGAGGCCGCAAAGGTCTGGTATTGATTGACGACACTGCGGTCCAGAGTCAGGGGATTGACTGCAGACGGGTAGGCCTCAATCAGCTTGTAGGTGTAGACGACTTGATCGGCCTCATTGAGAACCTCTACCAGAATGTCTACGACGTAGTCATCGAAGTACGCAACCGTGTGGTCCTTGTTGAAGATGGCCCCGATCCATGCATCGAATACCTTACGCTCGATCATGTTGCCAGACGACATGAAGGTGCATTCAAAGTCGCTGTAGGACTTGTCAAACGGCATTTTGCGGGTGCTATTCTGGTGCACCATGTCTTGGGTGTTGACTGTCGTTCCGGGCAGCGTAACGGCCTGTGCCATGATCGAGAGGGCATAGCTCCCGACCGATGGACTGAACAGTTTGTTCGCAGTCTCATTGAAACCCTGACGGACGACCATCGAGTCAAGACCCAGTGCCGTTCCGAGCTCTTGGCTCATACGGTCGATGACGACACTTGGCAGATTCATCGTCAGGCGGAAACGATTCAGCCTGGCAATGCCGTTGCCCTTGACAAATGCGATGAACTCGTAGACGGATGACATGTGTTTAAGTACCTGAGTAGACCCTCTATTTACCATGGCAACGACCCCTCCATCAAAGAAACCCAAAGTCCCGGTGAAGAAGCCGACCGACTTCAATGACGAAACATTCGTCAGTCCTGCTGTCGTCCAGCGTTTCAAGGAGAAGTTCTGGAAGGTGTACCCGCGGGATGCAGACCGTCTCTCGGAAGAATCCTTGAACTGGTTCCGTACTCGGGTCGTCAAGGACATCAAGGTCAAACAGTCATCCATCCTGGACACGAACCTGTACGGGAAGAAGTCGGGGACCGAGAAGAATCAGCTGGTCGGGAAGCTCTACTTCTACGAGTATGCGGCCGAGATGGCCGGTGACTCTGAGCACGGCATCTATGACCGTTACCCGCTCTGCTTCTTCTTCAATGCAGGTAAGAGCAAGTCCGGGAAGACGATGCTCTGGGGCCTGAATCTCCACTACTTGGCCCCCAAGGAGCGGATGATCCTGTTGATGAATCTGCTCCAACTGAGAAGCTCCAAGGCAACCCGCCCCGGGATGCGTCTGAAGCTCTCGTGGGACATGATCAAGGCGGTGTCAAAGCACAACCTGTACGACAAGGCTGTGCATAGCTACCGGGTTGATCGTATTCAATCTCGACTGATCGAGATTCCCGCCGTTGACTGGTCGGTCGTCGTGTTCCTGCAACTGCAGAAGTGGACTGCTATCGATCCGAACAATCAACTGTACCCAAGTGACTACCGCAACATCACCCGTAAACGCACACGGGATCACATGAGGAAGAACAAATGAACATCACTGCTGAACAACTAGCAAAGATCATGGGGTCCAGCGTGGCCGCCATGTCCCAATGGGTCGGGCCTCTGAATCAGGCTCTGCCCCTTTTCAAGATCGACACCAAGGAGCGTCTCGCGATGTTCTTGGCTCAGGTCGGACACGAGTCTGCACACATGACCGTGACGAAGGAAAACCTGAACTATGGCGTCGATGGTCTGCTCAAGACGTTCCCGAAGTATTTCAAGGGTGCTGCAGTCGCTGCTCAGTATGCCCGCAAGCCACAGGCAATTGCCTCACGCGTCTATGCCAACCGCATGGACAATGGGGACGAGGCGTCTGGTGACGGTTGGAAGTACCGTGGTCGTGGGCTGATTCAGGTCACCGGCAAGCGGAACTACACTGCCTGCGGTGAGGCTCTGGGGCTAGACCTCGTCAATCAGCCCGAGCTGCTGGAGTCATGCTTCAACGCTGTACTGTCCGCAGGATGGTACTGGGACACGAATGGACTGAACGCCCTCGCTGACGCAAGAGACGTTCAAGGTGCTACCCGCCGTATCAACGGGGGGCTGCATGGTCTGGCTGAACGGCAAGCACTCTACGCAAAAGCGCTTGCCGTTCTTTGAGGACCTTTTTCGATTCCAGCCAATGGTGGACGGTGATCTCGATGTTTGCGTAGAGGAATAGCAGGATCGAGCCTGCACCAATGAACGTCAGGACGAGACCACCGAAGTGAGGAAAGCCAATCATCATGCCCACGAGCGTGATGAGGCCAATCAGGATAGCCACAGACAGGATTCTGGTTTTCATTTCGGTTCCTTCACGAAGACCGTGTATTGACCGGGGCGGTCAAAAGAGAACTCCTGTCCTCCGACACTCACCGTCTTCATGTTGGTGATTATAGTGTAGGAAGTGCCACCCTGTGACGTCTCTGAAGAGATTATCTTGAGGGTAGGCAACACCGTAATGCCGACGCCGAAGGTTGCGGCCTGTGCTCCCATGGCTGAAGCAAGGAGCAGGGAAACAAGAAGGTGTTTCATGGGATTGGATCGGTGTGACGTTGGCCGCACTTACGGCACATGGGAATCAGCCCTTCTTCAGTCAGAGGCTTGAAGTTTATGTAGCCACAGGGTCGAAGGTTCAGCTCTTGCTGTACCGGCTGAGAGGGGACTTCCGGATACGCAGTCTGGAACACCCGGGCACAGTCGATCACGCTCTCGACCGGGTAGGACCGTCCATCAGGAGCAATCAGCAACCACTTCTGCGGGAGCTTTTCCTTGAGCTCTTCGCTGGCCTTGTTGATCGTGGCGAGCAAGTCTTCCAGCGTGATTGATTGACCTCCGGGGTACGAGGTGTATCCGGTATGCGGACCGAACACGATAGAGCCTAAAGGCATGGATGTCATTTGTTCTCCGGAAATTGCATGATGTTGGGATCGAACATCAGGTAAGGAAAGCTGGCAAGAATGCTGCCGCAATCCCAATCGTGATCAACGAAACCACCATCAAGAGCAATAGTGCCACGGGCTCGTTGTCGTTCTGTTCCATCCTTGTACTCCTTGAAATAGAGTTCCTTAATCAGGAAGACTGATGTTGGGCGAGACCTTTTGTCTTTCCATATTTGTCCGGTCTTGAATTCTGGGGTCAACGTAGCCTCTGAATGTAAGCGAGATTCTCGGTCCGCAGTTGTGCTTGCTGGACTTCGGAATTCGGTGTTGGTGGGTGTCCTGCATCCCCGGTTGCATCAGACACAGACTCCCGTGACCAAGGGTCAGCTTGGTCACCTCCACTGACTGCCTGGCAAGCTCTTCGTGTTGCTTTTCATCAAAGAACTCGGCTTGCTTGGCAATGAGCTCGACGTACTCTTTTCGAGACCTGAACCAGATTTCACGCTCTTCGCCAAGCGTGACGATAGCGATGGGCCGGTCATCGTCCATTTCGGGGCTGTCATCGGAGTGCCAGCCGAGTTGGTCTTTTCCGTCCACGTAGCCGTTGAGGAAACATACTTCGAACCGCTCATTGGTGATCTCCTCAAGCAATACCCTGATGCCACGGATGATGAGAGTCATCGGCTGAGGCCAATACACATGAGCATCTGGCCCCTTGTCGTATACATAGGGTGCCTTGACGTCGTTGCAGTAGTACTCACGACGAGGCTTCCCGGTCTTCACCCAGTCGAGTTTGTCCCAAAGCTCTTTGAAAGCAATGTCGGCATCCTCCTGGCCAAGCCAGTTAGGGATGTAGTTGATCGGTGGGTAGAATGGGTTCATGGTCGGTCGGTTCTCCGTTATCCCCGTTGCGGTACAGTGTACCAGAGTTCATGTCGAGTCCTTGGTGTTTTGCCCCATGGCAGAGACCGACACAGACATGGTCGTGTGAGTGGCATCCCCAGTTGCGGTTCTTGAGGATTTTCATTTGCATGATCTCTCCTGCGCTGGGCAAGCAACCATAGTCCTGAGCCTTTGCTGCATGCTCGTTCAGGGGCTCATTGAAGGGGCAGGTTTCGCATGTGCCCTTCAGGCCGCCGTGTACAGGATCGGTAGGCACCAGAAACACCGTATCCGTCCACGAAAGGGGCTTTCTAGGCAGGTTCGTGACGAGGTGGATGGGGTACTGCTTCGCAAGCTCCCGCACGGTCTGGTAGAGTTCTTCGTCGAGGAGCATTTCATTCCTTGGCTGCGATCTTGCAGCGAGTGACGTAGGTCTGATTATGGTCGCGACCAGCACGGTCAGTCCACGTCTTGTGGAACTTGACTGTACCAGAAAGGAGAACCTCGTCTCCGGCTTCAAGGTTGAACTTGCCGCCGGTAGACCAGACGAACTCGTGGTTCGCTCCGTCCCTGAAGGTGTAGAGATATTGGCTACCGTAGGCACCGTCGAAGGCAGCGACGCGCAGGAACTTCACCGGTACGAGCTTCAGTCGATCCTTCGGCTCACCATAGAACTCCGAGGGCACGAACTCCTTGACTTCCTTGGTGTCTCTGATCCACATGTTCACGGCCGCACAGAGGATGCCCAGTTTGCGGGGCCGTACACCGATACCGGCAGAAATCGTCTGCTTGACGTTGTAGATGAAGTCGCTGGCGTTCTCGTCCTTCTTCTCGAAGTAGGCAAAGAACTCATCGATCTGCTTCTTGTCCTCGTCGGTCACCTCGAGGTGTTTGCCCCGTGGGGAGTGACTGGCGTACAGTACGTCAGACACCTTGCTGGAAGTGGTGTCGTAGTATTCGAGCTCACCGTTGCTCTCTTCGACCTTCTTGCGGCTGATGAAGCCCTTGTTCCTGATCTGATCGATGATTGCCTTGAAGGACTCGTCGAAGTAGAAAAGGAAGGTCGGTCGCGGTCCCTTCTCGAATTCGTCCTCGTCCTTGGTGAAGACGACGATGCCGCTGACCATCTCAAACCATGCGGCCAGCGTCTCGGGGTTCTTGTGGCCGAGGAAGTCCTTGACGCACGAGGAGCCGACTTGTTTGAGACCGCCTTGCGTCTCGTGCTGGACGAAAAAGTAGCGGTTGCGCTTGCGACTGTGGCCGCAGTGATCGCAGATGTCACGGGTGCGGTATTCGGGAGGAAGATCAAACCCGGGGACCGAGCGAATCTCGTCGCCGTCTTCCTGGATGTCCCGCTTGGCTTTGAAGTGCCAGTCGGCCAGCTTGGGAGTGACGCCCTCGATGATGAAGTGATGGTAGACCTCAATCCAGCGATAAATCTCGCCATCTTCGAGTTGCCTCGACTTCTCTTCTTGGGTGATCTCCCAGAGGTTGAAGGTGGGAGCCGGGAGGTCGAGTCGCTTGCAGACCTTGGCAAGCTGCGCAAGGTGGGCCTCGAGGGACGGCACATTGCGCTCGGGAATCTTGAACATGGGCATGTCACTTCTCCAAGTGGTTGTTGACAGGGCCAGTATATGACCTTGTCAACAGGGTGTCAACGACTCATTTGATGCCGTGGTGTTGCTCGATTGCTTCGGCGAACCCCTTGGCGACGAGGAAGATTGGAGTCCCCCGCTTTGCACCGGTGGCTTGCTCGATCTGCCAATCATCCATCGGCGTAGACAGGAGTTTGAAGTTTCCCATCAATCGTTCGATGGCCACGCCGGCCTGATATTTTGCCAGTGAATCCGGCCAGCCTTTGATGATTGACTGCAGCAGGTCAAGGTCGTCTTTGCTGTTGAGCATCGTCGCGCCCAGATGCTGATTACCGAGAACCCTCAACTTCAGCCTTTGCATTGCTGCCAGTGCTTCATGCGGTGAGTCCGAGGCCTGTGCGTAGGCGCGAACGATGTTCCCGATCCACTGGAGGTCAGCATCGACCATGCTCTGCTGCATGTCGGCTTCGATGGCCTGACGCAATTGTTGAGCACACTGACGCAGGAATCCTGCTTGGTAGCCCATGTCTCCGATGTAGGATGCGTTCTCCCAATCATGGAGCAAGATGTCCATCTTCGATTCTGTTTTCATTTCAGCACCTTTTTCTTTCCGTCATACCACTCAATCGGGCGGTGGATTTTGCCCATACGGTGAACCTTCCGGCAACGTGGGCAGGTGCCGTACAGGGTAGCATGCTCGCGGCCGATGCCATCGATCGGCCCGACACTGATCGTCATGTACTCGCCACCGGTAAAGACCTTCTCATTGGTCTTGTGCCCGAAGATCGAACAGAACAATTTCTTGAACCAGACGGTGTCCATGACGAAGATCAGTGTGACCAGGAAGGCCAGAATAACCATGATGAAAATCATTTCAGTTTCCGATCAGGATTGGCTTGGTGCCGGTGGGGGCGTTGACGCCACGAACATTGATGTCGACGTTGCGGCCGTCTTCTTGGCCTGCAGCATAGGCTTCTGCATTGCGGTGCGGGGTCGACTTCTTCTTGGGATAGTCGAACTTGCCGTACTTCACGGTGATCGCGTTCTGCTTCACGACCATCAGGCTCGTACCGGTGGGCGACGCTGCCTTGGCTGCTTCCTGCTCGGCCAGCTTCTCCTGCACCTTCTCTTCGAGCACAGAGGTAATACCAAGGGCGCAACCCCGACGATACGACGCGACGGCGCCATCCTTAGTGGCCTTGGCGGTGTGGGCCTTGGCGAACTGCTTGGTCAGTTGGCGCACCTGAGTCAGCAGGTAGTCGAACATCCAGCCGGCGACCATGACGTCTTGCTTCATGCCGTAGAAGCGAATCCGCATTCCGTACTTGGGAACCTCGGTCATCCGGCAGCCGACGTCCATTAGGGCCGCAACCTGTGCGCCGATCCAACGGCACCAGACCGGGATGGTCTTAGCCTTGTGGTCTTCGGAGACGCCCTCGGTGTGCGTGTATGCCTTGTGGTCGGAAGTGCAGAGATTGTCGCCAGCCTTCAGCGAGTTGACCAGAATGTCCTGATGGTCAAGCTGGTACTTCCGCATGATCTTTTCGGCCATCGCAGCGGCCGATGTTGCTTCATTGATGTCGCCGCGTCCGTCTTGGGCCATTGCCAAGAGCTTCTGCACACGACGCATTACACCTTCAAGATCATCAATTGCCATTTTACTTCTCCAAGTGGTTGATGGTTTAGTTTAACCGAAATAGAACGTGTCGCATTGCTTTTTGACACAGATTCTGATGGGGTCGATTTCGGCCTTGGTGCGATCACGAAGCATGTTGATCAGCTCTTGGGCTGCTTCAATGACGTTCAGGGAGTCAATTCCGACTGCCGAGTTCACCGGGCACTCCAACACTTCCTTGGAGAGTACCGAGAGCCACTGTTCTGCTGTCTGGAGGCCGAGGTCTTCTTCGAGCCATGCTGCAAGGGTTGTCATTTCACTTCTCCAAGTGGTTGTTGATGTACGTATTTTATTGATGCTTGTTTGCCTTGTCAACCTTTTCTTTCAGTTTATCGAGCAACGCAAGTTTGATGAACTGAACGAGGTCATGGACGTCTTCCGGATCGGTGAGCCACGTCGTGAACTTCAGGTTGTCGTTGATGTGGGTCGTGTAGCAATCTAGGTTCATGGCGCCACCGGGGTCCTGGAACCGCTCGATGACTTCCTTGCAGTCCTTCTCGGTCAGGCCAGCATTGTTGAACTCCTCCAAGGAGAGGAAGACTTCTGTGCGGACGTAGTATTGAAGTGGTGCGTGGATCAAGTGCTTGTAACTCATGATGAAGAAAGTTGTTCAAGAGCATAGTCAGAGACTATGCTCTTAGCAATGTTCATGGTTTCCACAAAGGGGTAGCCCTCTTGAGAAAGAAGCAGCCTGAACCCGCCAACCGCAGGAATGTGCATGGGCCAGAGGCCGGTCCTGTTAAGACAGACCATCTCCTTGGCTGCCTGCTTCCAGAGCTCTTCGGTGAAATACTCTGCCGCCAGTTCCTTGACCTGCCTCATGCGAAGTAGACACGCCAACGATGCGGTGCGCCCTCCGGGTTGGCACGGTCGGCAAGTTCGAGTTCCTGTTTCGGATTCGGCATACTGAACGGGTTGATTTCGGTAATGGCAAGCCAACCGACACGGCTGCCCTTTTTGTCGACGACGCCCCATGCACTGGGCACGATATCGATCTTCCGATCATTGATGATCTCGACTTCCAGTTGGTCAGGCAGAGTCTGTTCGAGGTTGGACATGTGCTCGACGACCTTCAGGGCGAATTCTTCCCGGGCAGGGTCGAGCGAAGAGTCCTTGATGTCCTTGCGCATTTTGTCTGCATGGAATTTGATCAGGCGTTCGTGTTGATCCTCGGTGATGTAGATCATCTTGGTCAACTCGGTCACGAGGGGGATGTCGTCCTCGAACGTAATTGTAGCAAGTTCTGCTTCGGTGTCGATATCAATCTTCGTGATGACGAGCCAGCCACCCTCCTTGTTGCTCTTCGAGAAGGCCCGCTCGCTCTGCATGTACTCGGGGCGCTGTGCCCATGTCCCGATCGGAATCATCCGATTGCCAGTCATCGGGTCTGGGTCTTGCATAAGGGTGACGATGTATTCCATTGGCTATTCCGTTCTGGTTTGGGTTGTGCGTTGATCCTCTCGGATGCCAGCGATGCGGAAGACATCTAGCATGGACTGGGCCATGTCGCAAAGTTCGGTAGCCACCTTTGTCCCATCGGGAGTGTCGTAGGTAGCCGTCGCATCGTTGTATGTGACCCAGCTGCTCTCTGTCTTCCTGCTCATTGTTTATCCTTTTGGCCAGACCCGGGTGATGGCTCTGACCTTGTAGTCCTTGCCGCCGATTTCCTGGACCTCGTAGGCCGTTTGGAAATTGTAACCTACATCAATGTGACGTTGGTTGAGATTCGCATAGGGACTTTCGACCCCGGGAGCCATGTGGATGCGACCCTTCATCTGGGTCGGCACCATGACCTGACAGCTGATGGTCGAAGAGCTCAGGTCTCGTAGGGACACCCGGCCGATCTGGTACTGGGTGTCTACCTGTACGAGCTTCTCCGCCTGCCCACTTTTGTAGACGGCCTCGAGCTTGCGGTACATCCAGCGCTCGTTGTCCTTGCGGGTGTACTCGGGGGAGTCGTTTGCCACGTTCAGAGGCTCGACTTTGTCCATGATCTTGTCTCGGAGCAGTGCTTGCACCTTGGGGACGCTCATGATGCCGATGCACCGATTGGCCGCAGCATCTGCCTGCTCCTTGGTCACCTGCTCGTGGGCACCGGGGTAAGCATGCCTTACGACGTCAGAGTCGATCCCGACTTCCTTTGCCAGTCTGGCACGCAGGGGGTCCATCGACTTGATGATCCCGGTGACGTCTTCGACCAGCGGGTTATTCTGTTGCGCTGACACTGCCCCCGCGAGCAGCATGGCGCTTACAAGCACCGCAATCTTCTTCATGACATATATCTCCAAAAAGTGTTGAAACTGTTTGGGAATATATGCCCTTAGAATTCAAATGTCAACAATTAAATGAAGTTTGTTACGGTATTCGGTTTGACGATCTTTTCACCCTCGATCTTCAGCGTGTATTCCTTTACGGGGTGCTGCTCTGCATCGTAATAGCCCTTGCGGACCTCAGCATGTTGCAGCGTCGTATTTTCTTTCCCACGGGTCGAGAAGTCGTCGAAGATGTCATAGATATTGGCTACGTCCTTACTCTTGTGCAGACGGAGCATACGGCCAATCGATTGGAGCACCCGGATGATCGACTTCACCGGGTGACAGAACACCAGATTGTGGAGGTGCTTGATCGACACGCCTGTAGACATGGTGCCGTACGAACCGAGAATAATGATGTCTCCCTCGGCCTCTGTGATCTTTTGGATGGTCACACGGTCGTCACCGCTTACGTCGCCATTGATGACGAACACCTTCTTGTCACCCAGCCCCTCTTCCAGCATCTGGGCCAGGATCATCAATTGGTGCTTGTCTTTACGGTCGAACAGGAATAGTGAATTCCCTTTCAGCGTCTTGGCGAGAGTCTTGATCACCCGGTTTCTTGCAGGGTGACCAATGATGTATTCCAGCTCCTGTTGGTAGGTCATCTTGTAGACGGCCTCACGTTGGTCGGACGGATATTCCAGTCGCATGCGAATGACCTGCGTCTTGGCAGCACGACCGGCATCTTGCAACTGTTTGGTTGTCACCACACGTTGGACAGGACCGAAATTGCCCTGCACCATCAGTGGGTGCAGCTCGTTGTTCTGCAGCGTACCGGTGAGGCCGACCTTTTGGTATGCATTGATAGAACATTCGCAGATCATCTTGATGCACTTCGCCTTGGCAAGGTGGCACTCGTCGACAAGGATTTGTCCAAACTGTTCGTAGTAATCAGGCTCCATATCTTGGATAGACTGCCACGTAGCAATGTAGACGGACCTCTTGGATACCTTTACCGCACCTTCTGAAATAACGTGGCAATTTGCGTGTACGTCCCATCCGTTCTTCTGGCTGTATGCCTTGAAGTCGTTGAACATCTGGTGGGTCAGGTGGATCGACGGCACGAGCAATAGCGTCTTGTGAACAGATTCACCGGCCTGACGGAGCATGTCGTAATAGCGAATCAGGATGTATTGGATCAATGACTTACCGGCAGACGTGGCGGCCAGCAGGGTCATGCGGTTGTATTTGATGGCGAGATAGACGGCCTCAAGCTGATAGTCGTAGGGGATCAGTGGGTCACCGTGTTCATCGGTGCATTCCAGCGTGTCGATCCACTTCGCCAATTCCTCTTTGGTGATCTTGGTGATGTCGTTCTTGAAACGCTTGTCCATCTCAAATGTGTATCCACGCATTTTGCAGAACTGGAGGACGATCTGGAGCAGGCCATACGGGAGCTTGCCCGTAGCCTTGTTGAACATGCGCACTTCACCGTCCCAAGTAGATTTGGAATAACGGTTCTTCTGAAAGGTCGGTTCCTTGAATCTGAAGAACTGATACAGGTCTTCCGAAACTCCAAGGTCGTCGGTCAGGAGGCGAATGTAGCTCGCGTTGAATCTGTCAATGTAAATGTCCGCCATGTCGTACTTCCTTCGAGGTACTTACCTGCGGACATTACATCAATTCTTCTTGTGTTTCCTGACCAAGTCCAGGACCTTTGGCATCCACTTTGCCCGGTCCTGAATGAAGACTGAGGCCTTTTGCTCACCGTCCGTGCCAATGACGACGACCAATTGCTCTGCCTTGATGCCGGTGCGCTCCTGCAACATCATTGAGTAAATACAGGTTTGAAGGAAATATCCTTCAATGTACTCAAGACGCTTGAGCTTTCTGGAGGACTTCCAATCGATGATCGAGAGCTTCCCCTTCCACTCTGCCAAGAGGTCGGCAGTCCCAGCAAGATTCATGTAGTTGGAGTAGAGGGCGAACTCCTGACCATGGATCTTCCCAAGGCACATATCGGCCACCCGCTTCAGCTGAGGAAAGAGTGAAATCTTCTTGTTCCTCTCCTGCCACCCCGGGGAGTCTGTCAGGTAGTCCTCCATCGACTTGTGGAGGGCACTGCCTCTGATGCTGGCTTCGTTCTTGATCCTCTCGGCCTCTTCATGACCGACCTCGTCGTACCAGCGCTCCAGAGCAGCCTTGTCACCGACCTGACCGAGGAATGTCGTGACCGACGTCATAATGACCCCGTCAGGGCTGACATAGTGCCTGCCGTTGACGGGGTGATTGACCTGTACGGGTTCTACGAGGTCTTTGAGGCTATCGGTCCATTCAAATGAACGTTGTTGAGGTTTGAGTATCACCTACGATTTAGGTTGCAGCCCGGACCTGAAGATCGCGAGCGGCACGCCATTCATCGAGGACCGCATCGGCTTCACCCAAAACCTTTGTCCGATCTTCCGATTGGGTGCTCACCGCGTTGTGCAGGTTCTGGAACTGGACCCGCAGATCGAAAGGAGCATCGGCAATGTTGAACTTCTGGTCCTTCGAGAAGATGGTCTCGGCAGTCCGTAGGGCTCGTGGCACGGTGCAACGTCCTTGGAGGGCATCGATCAGCCGACGATATGCCGGTATGAACTGACGCAGCATCCACTCTTGGTAGGCCGGGTCATCACGTTGACCAAAGATTTTCTTGATAAGGCGAATCATGGTTGTTCCTTCTTGCTTTTGAGCAATTTCACTGCTAATTCTACATGGCCATATTGGCTCAACGTGTTGACCATAACATTGATTTCATGATGTGTCAACAAGGCATCGATCTTGAAGGCCACGAGCTTTGGCTCAAGAGATCGGTTGTACTCTACCAGATGGGTGCCGTATTGACTCGGGCCGACGTATTCGATTTTGAGCTTGTGCTTTTTGGCCAGATCGATGATCGACTTGGTGAAGTTGTACGAGCCATTGTGAGTCTTCAAGTCAAGTGGGAACTTGGCGTTGAACCACGAGTCCTCCAGATCATGACCAAAGGATGTCAAGACGAATCGTTCGCCTTGATTCAGCCGTTCGATATGGCGGTTGTATTGGGTGACAATGTCATCGATGCCTTCGATGAATTTGTATTTCTCTGGTGCCACCATAAAGCCTTTGGGATCACGCATATCATCTTCTCCTTAACAGACCGTTCCTCAAATCCTCGAGGTCCTGGTCGGTGGCTAGTTGTAGTCCACCCTTGTTGTAGAGTGGTATCGCACGCGATGAAAGTATCCGTTTCGCCTCGGAAAGATCGGGGTCGAAGGGAATCGTGCCTCCTTTGCCCATCGGAACTGATCTTCCGACTCTGGCGACTTCTCGCCGGGACGGAAGGGTCGGTGATGGTCCCACCATCCCTGAAAGCTCAGCCTTGACAGGGGGTTGACGATGATTCTTGTTCCTGGACGAAAACTTCGGTAGCGACGCATATTTGTTTTGCAGTTCATCCCATGACTTCTGGAGTTCACGGGCTTTTTGCACCTTGTTCAATTTGGTTGGCCTCAAGAAAGATTTTGCGATACTTGGAAATGGCACCGATCATGTTCTTGTGGGGAGGCGGAGGAGCATCCCGGTCGGCACCCTTGAGAGGGTCTTCGGTCCTCAGCTTCTCTTCGAAGCGAGCCCACATTTCCGCTGGGGTCGGCATCACCATTCACCCATGTAGATCATTGCGAAACCACATGCCAGAACGGGAACCCAGAAGGGTGCGGTAGCAAAGAACAGGGTCATTTGTTTCTCCAAACAGTTTCGATGTCCAAGTATAACCGAGAAACTCAAACCTGCAAGGATGTCGTCGCAATCAATTCATCGCTGTAGACTCGCTTGACCAGCTTGTACTTTGGTAAGAGAATGATCTCTCTGAAAATCTGCTCAGAATACCAGCGGCAGATGATCTTCGTGTCGAGGTCGACATGATAGAAGTTGCAACCCTGTTGGACGTACTTCAGCATGTGGTCCATGAGCCTGTACTCACGGAGGTAGAAGACGTCACGGACGCCTGCGTTGAACAGGTCATCCATGCAGTCCGGGCAGGGGCTGTCGGTGACGAACAGGACAGCTTCCTTAGCGGTCTCACGACTGCCCCAGAGCTTGTTTAAGGCATTAATCTCGGCATGACGTACACCGGGCTTCGTGTTGCCGTTTTCGTCCTCACAGCAGTTGCATTCCCCCGGGCGGGTGCCGTTGTAGCCGATGGCGATCGGGGTTCCACCCTTCACCAGCAGAGCACCGACCTTGCGGCGAACACAGCTGCTCAGTTGAGCATAGACCTTGGCTGCCTCAAGGTGTGCAAAGACAAATTTTCTTTTGATCATTGTGCTCTTCGTTATTCAGTGGAGGCGGCCGTTTGACCTCCGGGTTAGCATATTCCGGCTCTTATCAAGGAGGTGGGGCCAGACATCGAAACTTCCTCCCACAGTCTGGCGGAATGCCCGTTGGCATTCCTCGTCACCCTACGCATATGCAAGACGTCATGAATTGTGGGCAGTACCCGCACCCTAGCCTTTCGGCTGAGATTCGTTGTTGGGCATCAAGCCTTGACGTCCAGAGGACTCACGGTCGTCGGTGCGCGCTTGGATTTGATTTGACGGGTATCACCATCACGAATCCATTGCTGGATCATCGGGCTCACACCGCCATAACCGGCATTGCGAGCGTCATGGAGGACACGACGACGGACCTGATGCAGGTTCAGGTCTACACCCTCGGCCTTTGCCAGATTCACAAGGAACTGGGCCAGGACGGTGGTGTTGTTGTTGCGGACGATACCGTCCTTCTTCACATTGGCGATCTTAGTCATTTTGACTTTACCTTTCATTAAACACGGGTTGCGTTGCGGAGGTTCTCGTAGACGTCAGATGCTCGGTAGCGCTCTGGACCAACATCGCATTCGGCGAAGTAGGCATGGGCTGCCTGCTCTGCGGCTCGAATCTTGGTGTCACGATCCTGCTTGAGAATCTTGATCTTTTCAGTCTGGCTCAACGGTTCAGACGATGTTACTACGGCCATTTTCAATTCCTTCAGACGAGTTTGCCACCATGCTTGTGGGAGCGGGTTGAGTTGTACTTCAGCTTTGCCACGACGGCTTCTGCCAGACGGAGGTCTTCCTTCTCGGCGTAGTCCATGCTTCGGATCACGACGTCGGCCAGTTCTTCCTCTTCACAGGTGAATTCAGGAATCTTCTCTGATGGCTTCATCGGCTTGCGACAGGCCTCGGTCATCTCTGCGACTTCCGAGACGATGAGCATCTGCTTGCTCAGCTTCTTGTCGACGCTCGACGGTCCACGATCTTGGCTTTCATGCCAGCCCTTGGAGGTGTTGACATTGAATACCTCCAGTTGCTTGCGCTTGAAGCCAAAGATAAAGGAGGCGTCAATCTCTCGTTGGACTGACGGCGGCATGATGTTTTCGATGCTCACTTGAAATCTCCGGTGAAAATGGTCATGTTGGCGTAGGCGTCAATGAGGTCGCACATCATGCGTTCCTCAAAGTCTGGGTTCGGAATGGTCTTGTAGCCTCGCATCAGGTCCATGCTGTACTCGTTGAGTGGGCTCAGTGGGCTCACCCCGACGTAGTCTTCGTAGATGTCGAAGTTGCGCAGGATCAGGGCTCGCTTGACGCACTGGAGGCACTTGCCACAGGGTTGGCCGTGATTGTGCCAGCAACTGGTCGTCGCCTTGAGTTCTTCACGAGTGACGAGGTTGTTGTCGAGGCAGTACCGCACGGCGTCAAACTTGGTCCAACCCAGACGGGAGAAGGGGAAGACGACTTCGACGTTGTCAACGAATGGGCTCAAGACGTAGTTGAGGGTGTCACTCATCTTCGACCGGAACATCTCGTTCTTGTCGGTCGCACGATCATTGTCCTCATCGAAGAGAACACCGAGCCAGATTTCGTTCGGCAGGTAATAGCTGGCGGCCATGGCAGCAAACACCATGTTGCGACCGGGGATGTAGATCGGGCCTGCAAGGGGCATCGACTTCTTGGCAACCGGTTTGATCTCGTCACCGAGCCAATCGATCTTCTTGATCTTGATGTCGGCGGGCAGCCCGCTCATCTCTTGCTCAAGGGCTTCTTGACCATGATCGATGAACATGGTGATGACCTCGGCCTGCGGGTATGCGTGTTTCGCAAACCGCTGCATGAGCAGGGAGTCAAGTCCCCCGCTGTACAGGATAACGATTCGGTTCGTTGGGTTTGGTGTGTTCATGTGTCTATTCTAAGGGGTCAATCTTCAATCAAAGAACGCAGACAGTGACGTCTCTGGTCCCTTGATGGTGTGCTGTTTGCCGGTCGTTGACAGGAACGTTCCGGCCTTCAACTGTTGGCGCTTGTAGTGGGTCTTGGCCTTGTGGGCACCATGGACGTCTTCAATCGACGGCTTGCGTCCAAGACCCTCCATGTAAGAACCGTATAGGAAGTCGTCATTCGCAGTGAACAGGGTCTTGGTAGGGGTATGAGGGTGATCCTCCGAAAGCAGCTCCAACCATGCTTTCCGTGCGCGCTGGTCGTACTCCTGTCCCTCTTTCAGTTGTCCGAATCCTTCTACCGGTTGCTCGTGGATGAACTTGGCGTATTTGGCCCGGTTTTCCTTCGTCGTCTTGATGAGAGCGAAGCCCTCGGACTCAAAGTTCTTGTGCCAGTAGCAATCACCGTCTACGATGACCGGACACTGGGCCATACCCTCAAGGCAAGAGAAGCTGAAGTTCTCGTGACGTGATGGATGGTAGACCAGCTTGGCCGAGGAAATGAAGTCAACCTTCTCCTGACCGAAGATGCCTGACTTGATCTCGTAGTCCGTGATCCCTGCTTCCTTGAAAGCCTTCTCGAACTTGGCGACACCACGGGGGCCGGTCATGACCTTTGCGGGGAGGCCAGACTCCTTGATCAGTGCGACGAATTCCTCTGGGCGCTTGCGTGGTTCCCAACGGCCATTGAAAAGGACGCCTCGCTTGTTCGTATTGACGACCGTCAGCAGGGCATTCTCTGGGAGCAGCATCGGCAGGACACGTACTTCCCACACGTCATCGAAATTCTCTTTGATGCTCTCGGCATTGTAGGCAGACTGCGTGCCCATGATGAAGTCTTTGGCCCCGATCAATCGCCCGTAGTGAGCAATGAAATCTCTCGAGAACGGGGTGAGCCGGTGATCCATCAGTCCAATCGAGAACTCGACGTGGGTGTAGCACACGACCTTGACGAATCGTTGAATCCCGGTCAGGTGTACAGGACTGATGCCCTCGATGCTGTTGATGATGATCGTGTCGTAGATGTTCTCGCTCAGGGCTTGGAACAGGGCGTCACGGAGGTTGATCTCTTTCTCAAGGTTGGCCGAGTCCGAGAAGCTGAACATGCTCACGTGCTTGCTGTACGGCAGGGGGTTCTTGGGGTAGTAGACCGTACCGCTCAGATCGAGAGCCTTGAGGAACTCCATGTCGGCAGGTTCCTTGTCGCATATCAGGTCTACGATGGCACCCTCTGGCTTCAGTACTTGTTCATAGAGTCCCTTGATGAATTGACCTGCACCGCCAAAGGCGATGAAGTGTGATGCCGTCGAGATGATCCCGACACGGCGGTTAGAAAGTTTCATGGCGGACGTTTTCCTTCTCGACGAGGTCGTGTTGCAGAAGTACCACACTGATGTCTGGGTTCTGCTCTTGGATGATTTTGGCCTGAATCGGATCATCCTCGAAGTGAATGTCGATCTTGGTCAACTGTTGACGCTTGTTGAACATCTTGATCGTGATGGCCTTGTGGTGACCACTACTCTCCCGGGTCTTCAGGTCGAAGATGATCGGGTTGAAGTAGACCTGATTGAAGATGCCTCGCTCACCGAGCATCGCCTTGGTCTCCTTCTCTTCTTCGAAGGACCGACCGGTGATGATCACATCACGTTGACCGGGGTAGACACCTCGACGGCCAGGACCCATGAAGATCACGCCATCAATATCGTACGAGTTTATTGTGTGGGGCCAGGGCATTTTGAATATCCTACGATCTTGCTGATCATGTCGATCTTTTCAGGAGTGTCGGCCTTGTCGATGAAGTATTTTGAGGCCGCCTCGTCAATCTCATCCTGTAGTTTAGGACTGATCTCTTCACCGGGGCCATGACAACCCGGGGTCTTGATGTTTGCTTTGGGCATGCACTTCTACCGGTTGGTTCTCATTCGGAGGAACCGACATTTCTGCCGGTTCCGTTACCGGTTCTTAGTCTCGAGGCAGCTCGGTGACCGAAGTGCCACGTTGCTTCGCAGCAGTGTCGAAGATGGACTGGATGACCCGGTCAGCCATCACCGGAGACATATCACCAATGTCGATGAACTGGATCTTGCGATCGTCCTTCACTTCACGGTTGCCGGTCGTTTCACGGCGGGTCGTGGTGTATGCATCAGGAATCATGCGCAAGGCCAGCAGCTCACATTCATGCTTGGCTTCGGCATACGGCATCTGGTAGGGAGGAGTCTTCTGCGTCCATGCCGATGGGCCGAACAGGGGTCCGAAGATGCCCAGTTCATTGGCGACCTTCAGGTGACGAATCGCATCGATCACGACGCCTGCCGAGTTCTCCGAGTCCTGCACCGAGAGCTTCACGTCAATGTCGATCTGGGCACCACCGAAGCTCTCGAGCTTCATCGTGATATAGGCGACCTTGTTGTCCTTGAGATAAGGAATGAAGCTGGAAGGGCCGGCGAAGATGGAGTCGTCATCCACAGGGATGTCACGAATCACGTTCTGAGCCTTGATCACGTTTTCCTTGCTGATCTTCTTGCTCTTGACGCGGGTGGCGTCCATCATGTTCGCGAAGTCGGTGTTGCCGCCGACGTTCAGCTGTTGGTGGAACTTGACTACCGCACCACGGTCGAACGCCAGTTCCTGCAGCACTTGGCTCAGGACCGATGCACCGACTTGGCTGCGCATGTCGTCACCGATGATCGTCACTTGCTCATCGAGGAAACGTTGAGCCCAGACCGGGTCCGAGGCAATGAACACCGGGATGCAGTTCACGACATTGACCTTGGCGGCCAGTGCGCATTCCATGTAGAACTCGGTGGCCTCTTGGGAGCCGACCGGCAGGTAGTTCAGGATCACGTCGACCTTCTGACCAATCAGCACATCGACCACATCGTTCATGGTGTCCGGCTTGTGATCTTTGTCTTCCTCGAACTTGATCGTGTGATGGAAGTCGTTCATGTGCGGGGCGATGCCGTCGATGGTAGGGCCACGACGAACGATGACGTTGTCGCAGACCCCGGGCATGATCTCTGGCTCGAACACGTTGACGACGTTCGGCTTGGTGTAGATCGCGTTCTTGAGGTAGCTTCCAACCTTGCCTTGGGTCACGTCCCACGCTGCGACGAACTCGATATCAGTCGGGGCATAGCCACCGATGCTGTCGAACATCACTCCGGGGATTTTGCCGCCTTGTTGACGACGGGTGTAATAGCTGACACCCTGAATGAGGGCCGACGCGCAGTTACCGACACCGACGACGGCTACTCGAATTTTCTTTGTCATGTGATTAGCTTTCACTATTTCAGTTTTTCGTCATTGGCTCTTCCCACGAGATTGCAGGTTAGAGAGTAGGACGCCACCGGTTTCCCGGTGGACTGAGGCAATTGCTGCCTACATGACTAATTATATGACTCGGAATCTATCAACGGCAGTGAGGAGCAACTTCACCGATCTTGTTGACGATGCGATCCACCAGACGCTTACTGTAGGTCACGCCCGGGTGGACAGTGTCAGGTACGTCATCTGCACCATTGAACTCGACAGTGTCAAGGTCAGCAAAGGGAACCTTGAGTTCCGCAGCGATTTCCTTGACCTTGGCGTTCCACATCACCCGGTTCATGAGAGACGTGTAGCTAACACCAAATCCCGGCACCTGATGAGAGAAGCCGGTGATGATCGGGGTACGACCTTCGGCTCGCAGCACAGTGATCAAGTCACGGTAGTTCTGTTCGATTGGAAGCCCGTACCAAGAGTCGATCACGCCATGTTCGATGACGACGTACTTTTCGGTGCGTTGCTCATTGTAGGCAACCCCCATGAAATCCTTGAGGCTGCGGCCGGGGACCGACATGTCACGGAACTTCATCTTCGGCAGAGCACGGTTCATCAGGACCACCGGTGAGTGGTCAGGGTCTGTGGCGTAGGTGGTTGCATTGATCTGTTGCCCACGCATGATTGAATCACCGTAGACCACGATCGTGCATTCCTTCTCATTGACTGGTGGCTTGGGGGCAGGCTCCTGAGGTGCTGGTTGCACAGGAGGGGCAGCTACAACCGGTGGAAGCATGATGGGGAAACCACCGCTACTTCCACCTCCACCCCCGCCGCCTCCACAGGCAGTCAATACACTAAGCGCCAATACTGTCAAAACTGTCTTCATAACGAACTCCCTGATTAATTGATGCCCGATATTAACACTTCATTTTCAAAGAAGTCAACAATTATTTTAAGTCAATGAGCTCAGAACCAGATTGTCGATCTTGTCAGTGCCGTCTGTGGCATCTTTACGACCCAGCTGCATGGAAATCTTGTTCATCGGACGTGGGGTATCTGCTGCTTCGCTGATTGCCACTTGATCGCCGACGAAAAGATATTGCTTGCCATCCTTGAATGCCACACGGATATTCACTGGAACATCGGCCGCCGGCTGAGGGATAATGATGATCGATTGTGCGAAGGTGGTGTTCGGGTATGCAGCGAGGTTGAAACTCCAACGGCCATTTTGCCATGGGTTCCAGCTCAGCTTCGCCAGTTGGATTTGATCCGAACCGTCGATAACGGAGAACATGTTCACCTCGAGGGAATCGTGTTCTCCGCCCGGGGCAGTATTGTTGGCCCAATCGAATGACAATTCCCAATCCATCAATTCGGCTGGTGGTGTTACTTGACCCACATCACCGAATAGCCATTGGCCGATTTCGACAGGAGCGCCATTGCTCGTGTCTTCGTTGACGTACTTGCCGCCAGCGGTCACAGCAGTCGGGAACAATGAAGCCCATTCATCGAACACGCTTACCATCGGAGTAGTAGGTACGCGGCTTGCCATCTGACCGTCACCGGTGAAGTCGTCGGCAAACTCTGGTGTAGCAGTCCACGTCACTTCTGCAAAGACATTGACCGTAGCGACCGTCTCAGGAGTACCACCATCCAGAGCCAAGGTCACAGTCTTGGCACCAGCCGTAGTAAAGATGTGCGTCGGGTTCTGCAGCGTCGAAGTGGAGCCGTCACCGAAGTCCCACAGCCAAGCCGTCGGAGCTTCATTCACCAAAGAGATGTCATAGAATTGAATCACTGTCTCATTGGCGAATGCAACTGCCGAGCTAATCTCAGCGGATGGACCGAATGGGCTTGGACCCAGATCTTCAGCGGTAGCAACGTTCAGGGCGTAAGTGCCGGTGCGTCCGGTTCCTACTTCCGTGACGGAGATGGTGTAGCTGCCATCGTCCGGGTATTCGTGGATCAATTCCAAATAGTTGCTAGTCAGTGTGACGATGTTGCCGTCGCCCCAATCAATGGTCGAGCCTTCTTGAACAAACTCGGGATCACCGACGATGTAGCAATCGATCAGGAGCGTGTCCGTATAGCGACCGACCGAGAATGTGAAGTCGCCTCCACCCGATCCTTCGTTGTATTCACGCATCCATGCGGGATTGTTTGGGCGGTAGCCTTCTGTGCCTGCTGCAATAGCAAGGTCTTTTCTCGATACGAGCTGCTCGCCTGTTACCTCATGTGCCCATCCGAGCGGGGTAGCAATGGCAGCAGGTCGCCAGTTAGGTGCGGTCAATGGCATTCTTTTAACTCCGTGTGTTCCTAATACTTAGGTTCACATGAAGTCTAGAAGGCTCGGTGGAGGTGTCTGATCGTCAGGATTTACAATGAAGATGTCAACATTGAGGCCTGCCTTGCGGGCACGCTTGATCATGTCCCGGGTTCCATTGGATTTGCCATCCCAGATAGCTACCAATGCATCGGCATAGTCGGCCATGTCTTGATTGCGTTTGAAGCCTGCTTCAGGGTCGAACCCTCCATTGGGATTCCAATTGGCAGGCATCTCTTTGCAGGGAATGCCGTGGAACTTGGCCCACTCATATCCGAGGAAGTCGATGCCACGAGCCATTCCACTGACGACCTCAGTCACCTCTAGATGGGGGCATTTACTCATGATTGAGCCGACCAGCTCAGGGTCGGTCAAAGTGCGGGAGCCAGCAATGATTACTTTCATTGCTATAGTCTAAACCAGAGGCCATCAAGGCCTCATGGATTAGGCAGGTACTGCTACGCCGTTTGAAGTTGCTGTGACGATACCAGTCGTGTTCGTGGCAGTCACCACGCAACGGATCGTCTTGCCTGCATCATCAGCGACCAGCACATAGGTCAGTGCTGTTTGGCCTGCAATGGCAACACCATCACGGGTCCATTGACGGGTGTAGGTAGGGGCCGGAGTACCGGTCCATGTACCGTTGGTCGTGGTCAGGGTTTGACCCACTGTGGCGGTGCCGGTAACAGCAGGGGCCACCGTGTTCTTCGGACGATTGACCTGATAGGCAGTCATCCAAGCCTTGTCGTTCGGGACGTAGCCAGCAGAACCGGGTTGGTCTGTCAGGTCACGACGAACGGAAAGCTGTTCACCGCTCTTCGGGTGAGCCCAGCCGAGAGGGGTGGCGATAGCATCCTTGCGCCAGTTTGGTGCTGATGTTGACATGTTTGAGTCTCCTTAATCCCTATATTTAGGATTACTCATAAACATCAACAATGTTCGGGAAGGGTGGTGCCTGTTCGTCGTTCGTCATCGATGGCAGGTCAGGGCAAGTTCTGACACAGTATTGACGTTCCCCGGCCATGATCTGGAACAGGTTTTGCGGGTAGCAAACGAGGTGGGTGGACCCACGGGTGCCACATCGGTCACAGACAAGCGCATTTGTGCGTAAGAACGCGGCATTGGCACGGTTCTGGTTGCGCTGCTTCTTGCTCATACCGCCGAGAACGAGTAGCTGCCGTACGTCAGGTTCAGGTCATGCAGAGCACGGGCCTTCAGGACGTTGTCGGGGATGCGAGGGATCGACGCAGGCGATTGACCATTGTAGTCGAGGGCCGTGCGGGGAATCCAGAACTGGCCGATTGGCTGCTTGTGGAGGTAGGTCTCGAATTTGACCAGCACGTTCGCAGCATCACCATAGACGTCAGCCGAGATGTGGATGAACGGGTGGTGGTTCGGGGAAGATTTTGCCATTGCTTTTCCTTTCAGTCGGTTTTCTTGTGGACGTCGAGGTATGCCTTTGCTACGAGCAGCATCCCCTCAGCCTCTTCAACACTACGGGGCAATTGTACATAGCCCGGAGGTATCACTGTTTCTTTCGGCTCCAGCTTCTTGTTGAGGTCGATGTTGTACAGATCGCGCAACATGAAGGCAAAATCTTTTTCCTCGAACGAGAAGTGATGGCGAATCTGCATAGGCATCGACATCAGGTTCTGAGTCTCTACTCGGCCCTTGTACTTGCGTACGAGCCGGATGAGAGCGTTCTCTTGTTCGTTAGCCATGTCTTGTCCTCAGGTCGAGTTTACGGCCCAGCACGGTCGGGACATTCCGTTCGTACTGGAAGGTTGATCCCTTGGCCGCGCAGTATTTCGAGCCCATGCGTTCGGCCATGGCCTTGGCACGCTCTTTGATCTCTGCGTCGGTCAGTTGCGGCTTGGTCGGTGCAGGTGCCTTCTTGAAAATGTTGAACATGATGTATCCTCCCTCAGTTGAAAATGCTTTTGATCAAGCGGAGCGCACGGCCCGGTAGGTGGTGGTAATCGAAGTAGTCCATGATGTGGGCAGGGATTGCCACCTCATGTTCCTTCAGATCGAGCAGCAGACCTCGCATGTGCAGCCATGTCAGGTTGCCATAGAAGTCTGGGCTGGTCCGAGGCCATCCATTCGGCTGGATGACACCATCGATGACCGAGAATCGTTTGATCTCGATGCTGTAACGAAAGAAGCCGGCCCGAGTGACGATCACGTCGCTGTCGTCGGTCAATTTGCAGATGGTGAAAATGCTCATGGTGCAATCAACTCGATGAGGGTTGCGGTGTATTCGATCTCGTCTTCGATGAGAGAGACCATGTTCTTTTGTTGGGCGATCTCCCAGTCAGTGGTTGCCCACGAGTGTGTGGCACGGACCGCCTTGAGACGGCGGCGCAAGAGCTGGTTGCGCCTGACCATCACTTCGACAAGAGCTTTTGCATTTACTGTCATTTCACTTCTCCAAGTGGTTCAAAGTGGTCACAGTATATGTGACCCAGCATGCGGTGTCAACAACTGATTGAATCAGTCGGTGTACGAGCCACGATGAGCAGGAGCAATGACCTCTTCACCCTTCTTAAGGTCGATCTTCGTCTGGTGGCGTGCCGCCCGTTCTTCGGCCTTCATGTTGGTCTTTGCGGCACCACATGACTTGCCGAAGCGGCACATCTTGCAACCGCAAGACTTTACTGTTTCTTTGGGCGGGTTGCTCATGCCTTGCTGCCGTCCGTGAATGACAACAGGGCATTGGTGTGAATCTCGGCGTGTTCTTTGATGAGATGCACAAGGCCGCGCTCAAGCACCCGCTTATCCCAAGAAGTGTTCTGCCATGTCGTCGTTCCGATGTCCCCATACGTGATGTTCGGGATGTAATACAGGGTGCGCATCGCCGGCTCCTTGGTCTCTGGCGCAGGCACATCAAACTCACCGATGCGGATCGTCTTCAGCTTGCGACGGTAGATGTAGCCATTGATCCAAGAAGGGTGATTTCCGATATCTTGCCATTCTTTGGTATGCGCGTGCTTGAATTGCCAGCGCTTCCACGGCTCAACCGTCTCTGCCGCATCCTGCGCATAGAGTGCCATTTCCTTGGCAAAAGGATGTGGTTGATCCTGAGCCGGTTGATCCCTCATGACGAGGCTATCAAGTCTGAACATTCCTTGGGTGGTTGCCATTAAACAAAGTCCATCAAATTGGTTGGTCGGAGGGCAATCTTCTTGCTACGGAAGACTGACCCAAACTCTTGGTCCCACTGATTGTACGACACTGCATCAGTACATTCAAGGAATGATTTGAGACGGTCCCATTCCGATGAGTCGACGTAGGTCTTGAAATACTCATCGAGGTTGCTGTCGCACCGGTGGAGCTCTTCTTGGAAGTTACGCACCGAGGTCATCACGATGGCACAGAAGCTGTCGATGATCCGGTAGTCGGAGCCGACCTTCAGCTTCATCTTTCCTGCGCTCGTCGTCATGTTCTCATGGAAGTCCTTGAGGCTGTACTGGAATGACGGGTAGTGACGTTGAATGTCGTTCAGGATGATCTCGTAGTCCTGATTCAGTTCACGGGTGAAGGTCTTGTTGACGGCACCCTTCATGACGTGGCGGCCCATGTGCGGGGCACTGCTATGGCTCGTTGAGTCGTAGCTGATAGCCACGTCCTTGAGCCAGCCGTTCTTGCGAAGGCACATCGTAGCGAACATCAATCGAACGGAGCCGATCCCCAAAAAGTGGATGTACTGTTCAAGGTGACGATGACGAGAGAGGATGTTCGCAGCAACCGCAGTGCGGAGCACCATCTCCTTCTCAGCCATACCGAATGAGCCACCGCCCATGGCAATCCCGCCAAGGTACTTGTGATCCTCAAAGGGGATGATATCCAACATGATATCGGCCCACTCGTTGGCGTTCTGGAAGTTATTCCCATGGATGATCATCATGGGCTTGGCCTTCGTCTTCTGCTCCTTGAAGACCCTGATCTGGTCGATCAGATTCTGGGCAGACTCGATGGCCTTGTTCTTGTATCCGTCGATATCAAAGAACCGGGTGTTCATGTCATTGCGGGCCGACTTACCCCCGACCGTGATCAGGGGAATCTCGTCAAAGCTCATCGCAATGTCGGAATACTTGGCTTGGTTCAGGTAGATTTTGCGCTTGATCTCGTCATCGACCTGAGCACCCTGCGTGATGATCTGTAGGCCGCCAGAGTCCGCATGGGTCTTGTAGTAACACCCTTTGAAGTTCTCGAACGCGATGGGGAACTTCTTCTCGCAGTATGCGTTGTACAGGAGTGAAAACCGATGGTCGTCAACCCCGTCAGCCTGCTTAAAGTAGTGATGGAGACGCTTGGCTTCCTCCGGGAAATCACGGATCGAGGGGTAGGTGATACGGGAGTACGAGACCCCCGACATCACGTATTCAAAGGAGTGTTTTGTTGTCATCGAGCAATAGACATGAATTCAGCACGGGTCGTGGCATTGTCCAGGAAGGCGCCACCGAGCTTTGAAGTGATAGTATGTGACCCGTGATCTTCAACTCCGCGTGATTTCACACAGTAGTGTTCGGCATCAATGTAGACGGCAACGTTCTTTGTACCCAGAATGTAGCAAAGAGCATGCCAGATTTGATCCGTCAGTCGCTCCTGAATCTGAGGACGGCGAGCAAAGTACTCAACGATTCGATTGAGTTTGCTCAGGCCGAGTACCTTCCCCTCTGGGATGTAGGCAACCGTGGCCTTGCCGTCGATAGTGACGAAGTGGTGCTCACAGGCAGACATGACGGTGATGTCCTTTTCGACGACCATCGAGTCATAGCCCATCTTGTTTTGCACCGTCGTCGCCTTCGGAAAGTTCTCGGGATTCAGTCCCCAGAAGAGTTCCTTGACGTACATCTTGGCAACCCGACGTGGAGTGTCGCACAGGCTGTCATCGGTCAGATCGAGACCCAGAGTCTCCATGATCTCACCGAACAGGCCGGTGATCTTGCGTACCTTCTCGTCATCGCTCAGAGGGGTATTGACAGTCGGGGTATTGACCTTCACTGCCTCCAAGTACGATTGAATTTCGAGGCCGAGTTTCGGGTCAGTTTTTGTAGATTGAAAAGACATCCAGTTTCCTTGTTTTATATGTCGTGGGATACTTACCAATCAAATTATTCGGTAAACCCATGATGCATCTGCTGCTTGACTCCTTCAAGCAACTCTGCTGGTGTCTGTGCTTGCCACCGTGGCTCCTTAATCAGAAGGCTGCTAGCCATGCCGATCAATTCTTCTTCTCGTCCAGCCGTCAGCTGGCGATATGCTTCAACGGTCGGGGCACCGAAGTTTGCCAGAGCAAAGTTGATGGCTTCCCACTGGTCGGCATGGAATGAACAGGCGTTCTTGTCGTGCTCACGGCATTCGACTTCGGTCAGTACGCAACGGCCATTCGTCACGGCAAAGATGTAGTTGTTGACGGCCATGAAGATGAACAGTGCCGACTGCTCCATCGAGACACCAGACGGCATCACACGCAGGTTGAACACCTTATGCACATCGTTGAACTTGACCGTCGCTTCGAGGCGTGGATCGTCTGCAGAGATCAAGGACGTGTGATCGAAGTAGTACTCGAGGAACTTGCGGACTTCCTTGAAGTGGCCGAATGGGAAGACCCATCCGTGTTCATCGATCTCACCCTCAATCTTGAGAGTTACGCTTCGGTCGTAGCCGTGAAACTTGGCGCACGATCCACTGAACTGCTCGTTTGATTCGTCCTTGTCGAACCACTGTTGGTGGGCACAGGGTAGATTCGGAAAGGTTTTGGCGGTCGAGAATTTCATGGGCTTCGATGGTTTGGTCGTTGAAAGTGATCTGCCACGGGATGTTGTGCTGGCGGATTGCGTGGGCTACCTCGTACGAGTAGTCCTGATAGATGGTGATATCACCATGTTCAGAGAGGTAGTATAGCTGGTTGATGATCAACGGATTGATCTCAACGCCGTAGATCTGCCAGTGAATCTTGAAGGGAGCGTCGAAGATTGCCTTGAGCAACTCTCGCTCTACCTTGATGTCAATCTTCTGCCCTTCACCGACCTCGATGAAGAGGGTGCCGATGCTGAGGAAGTCGGGTAGACGCCTGACCAGATGGGTCAGGGCACTGTGCGGGGTGATCGATGGAATCTTGACCAGAACATCGCAGGGCATTGCCCACTGATGATCAGAGTATCGTGTGAGCTCCTTCTCAAGGAAGTGCGCACAGTCAAGATCGATGGTGATTAGGTCGGGTTTAGGTTGTTCCATGCCGGTAATTCTACCGGCCCGACCTTCAATCAACTGAAGATATCATCGCTCCACTTCGGGTGAACCTTCTCGGGTTCGACCTTACCATCGGACACGAACTTGTTGAGTACCAGAGCCTTCTCGGTCTTGTCCTTCAGTTCGTTCTTGGCGTGTTGCTTGGAGAATGTCTTTCTCTCCTGCTCCTTCGGTTGATTGCGCTGCGTCATTTCGTTCACCTCATAGGTAATTGCTCCATCACCCGTGATTGTACAGTAAATCAGGAGAGTCGGGGAACTTTTATATCCTACGAGCTTGATAGGGATATCCGGATCAATTTTCATCCGAGTACCACGGTTGACGACAATTTCACACTCATCTTGGTGGCCGCCCCAATCACCGGGGATTACGCTCAACGTCTTGTCGAGGCCGGTGATCACCAGCATACACGAGAGCTTACGACCATCATCGGTAACTGCCCCTACATCACTCAACTTGATCAGATCGTCGACGCTCTTGATGGTCTGGATGACGCTGGCCGAGGAAGTGACGTGTGCGGCATTGATGGATTCATTCTTGAGGAATCCATTTGCCACCATCATGCTCATCGACGTAGAGACATAGCCGTGCATCACGTACTCTTTGCCCTCCATCAACCCTCTGAGCTCGGAGTCTAGGATGGACTGGCCGCGGAACACGACGAGTGACTTAGGCATAGGCCGGCCATACTGCTTGAAATAGTCGTCGGCCCCCTTGATGAACTGAGGCGTCTTTGTCCAATCGACCTTATTTCCACGGAGGTAACCGTTCATGGCACTGTAAGCCGAGCCGGTGTATCCAGCGATTTCGGAATTCTCAGGGAAGTAGGCGTTTTGGGCCTCTGAAAGCTGAGCCTTGATGCTGTACTTGTCATACAGCAGGGCCGCCTCGACCTTGTTCTTTGCAGCACTGAATTCGGCACTACCCGCACCCAGTACCGTCTCGATGTTACTGAGCTGCTTAAACAGCTTCTCAGGGGTGTCGGTGGAGAACTTAATTGCGAATCCACCAACCTCAATATCGAGTTCATCGAGTGTCGAGAAGATGCTTTTGTACGTCTTCCATTCAATCGGGGTGCGCTCACCCTTATCTGCAGGAGGGTTCTCACTGAGCCACTTGACCGTCTCTGCAGACAGGGGCATACCCGTCTTGCCACGCAGACCATTTGCCATGCCCTTGGGAGCCTTCTTGGCAACCACCGGGGTCGTCTCGGTCGGAGTCGTCTTGGTCGCTGTCTTGGTGCCAGCGTTCACGATGTACTCGGTGTCATTGGCAGCATAGAACTTATAGATGCCATCCAGACCGGTGTTCAGGCCAGAGAGTTCCAAGACAATTGACTCCTCAATTGCATTCTTGAATTCTTGGACAATGAGGTCTTTCTTCGGAAGACCTTTAGGGACAGACCATCCTTGGATGTCATGGATAGCACCGCCGAGACTCTTCTGTACCTTCGCCTTCACAGCGACACGCAAACCCTTGTACCACTCCTGAGACTGCATCCATTTCTCAGCTGAGCTGAAATCCGACTGAGACATGAAGAAATGAGCATCGGCAAGGAACTTCAATGGGTCTGCATCTGCAAGATGGAACCCGTTGGCGTCATAGACCTTACCGGTCAGCCCAATGAACATGAAGTTTTGTGCCGTCTTGAAGCCGGGAACGAAGAAGTATTGGAACTCTGCCTTGACTGGAGCCTTGACCTCTGGCGGCTTGGCTACCGGAGGTGTGACCGGGGCAGGGATATTGCTACCCATGGCAAGAGCCAACTTGGAGATGAAAAGAGCAGTCTTCGGGAACTTCTTCTGATTCGTCGGCTTGTTGACGTCATCCAAAGCCTTGATCATCGCTTTGTAATTACCGGCCAGAGCAGCGGTCTTTGCCTTTGCTGCGTGCGGATTTTTAGGAACAAACCCCGGATCCTTGGGCCAGATACTGGCGGCAATCTTATCGACTTCTTCCTTCGTCAATGCCTTGGCTACAGGCTTCGGAGCAGCCTTGGCCTTTGGTGGTTCTTCGTCAGGGAGAATCTTGAACACACCCTTCAGCTTTGACCCGGCTTCTTTATTCTTAAGATACTGGATCCAATTTGAAATAAGGGCACCCTGACCATCACCGATGACCATGTTCATTTCATAGTTCAGGATGTGATAGAAGTCGGCCGTGGCTCCATAGAAGCTATGGCCCCACTTGTTATAGAGATTATCAAACTCTTCGGTATCACCGGCTCCGGCTGCATCCACCATGTCATCGGTATTACCTGTGATTGGTGCACCAGTGAAGCCATAAAGAGCATCTATTATTTCATACGACACCTGCTTACCGAGAGGTTGATTCGCTTGGTAAGCAACCTTCTTGGTCGGCTCAGGAGCATTGACAGACGTACCGGCAGACATCTTGATGTCGATCTTCTCGCCGGTGAGAACCTGACCGAGATAGCTGTTGAAGACGTTGGCCGTGCTGGCGGCTTTGCGTTTGATCACGATGACGTCGAAATCGCCATCCTTGGGGAACTTGCCGTTCAATTGCTCTGCCGTCGGGATCACCACATTCTGCACGACCTCGAAGTCCGGACGCAGCAGCTTCGTGACGATGGCCTTGAGCGAGCTCATCTTGATGCTGAACTTGTCCTGTTGAATCACGACGATCCAGCCGTTTTTCTTCTTCGTCATGACGTTGGAGCCAAAGGCGTGCTCATATAGGATTTCACGCAGGGCGCCGAAGAATTCCAGAGGCTTGTCGATACGCTGGATCAGGGGCTTGAACTTCTTCTGGTCCGGGGACACTTCACCGATACGCACCACCTGAACGTTCTTGCCGTAGGTGGCAAGGTTGTCGAACTTGGCCTGATACTCGTGGGAGTCGGTTCCGATCTTGTACGTCTGGTACGACCCCGTGACCGTCGGCTCGTCCATGGAGTAGTGCTTGTCGCCGGCGGGTTTGGTATTGAAAAGTTCGTCTATTCTTAGCATTATTCACCTCATTCTCGTTATTTACCTTGACACATCCATCAACCGCATGTACATTAACCCCATTGAAACCTGCTGGAGAGCACCATGAAGTACAATGTAATTTTTGAATCGATGAAGGCACAGGCCCTTGCAGACGCAGTCGGTCGTCCCTTGGAGTTCAATCCGAACCCCACACCGGCCCAGGTCCGTCAGTCCCTGTCCAGCCCTTTCCTACGGATCAGCGATGACACCCAGATGGCGATGTTCACCATGGAGGCCATGCGCGAGATTATGGTTGACTGGCTGCACCACGTCAATCGCAAGGCCGAACACATCTACGCCAAGCACATGGTCGAATGGCTCAACACACAGCACAAGGACGACTTCCCGCAGAACAACACATGGCTCGGCACCCACCGGCGCATGCAATACTCGGCGGCCCCGGGTCATACCTGCATCAATGCCATCGACGACCTCAAGTACGGTGCCGTCCCCAAGAACACTTCGCTGGGCAGTGGAATCGTGATGAAGGCCCTGCCGTTTGCGCTGTCGCTGATTGCCATCGAAAGTGGTGAACTGGAAGACATTGCGAAGCGCCTCTCGGTACTGACCCACAAGTCTAGCCTGACCAACGGCGTCGTCACTGACTACCTGTACGCTGCGTCTCGGTTCATGGCCGACGGTACTTCCGAATACGCAAGGAATGTTGCGAGCAAGGGCACCACCATCGAAAACCACGGCAAGGGCTGGAACGCTCGCGAATGCCTGCAGATGGCCCTGTGGGCTGTCGGTAACGCCGAGTCCTATGAAGAGCTACTCGAACTGAGCATCTGCCACGGTGGTGACTCCGACACAGTCGCGGCCGTTGCCGGTGGCCTGTGGGGTCTGGCCGGTCTACCGATTGGCGACGAAGCCGAAACGGCCTTCAAGCAGGTCTTCGAAGGAGAACTGGTCCGTGAGACCTGCGAGCGTTTCGACCATATCGTTACCCTTGCAAATGCATAGCATTCAAAATACGTCGGTGATCCATAGCTGAGTCGTGCAGGGGGTGATGATGAATCGCCCCCTCAAACGTTGAGGCCGGGGCATTGCCGTACCGATCAAGGCCACCCCATCGCAGGGCGGTCGCAACCTCGTAACGGTTCTGGTAGTTCCAGAAGACTTCCTCCCCGAGCGATTCCTCGAAGATATGTTGGAGCTTGGTCGCATCAAAACAGTTGCGATCGTAGATATCGAATTCCTTGAAGGGTACGCCCATCTTGGTGAGGTACTCCTTCATCAGGCTGGGCAGGTCACGAATCGAGGCACGAGGACGGTTTGTGCCCCATGCAGCCTCACGGGCCTCGGGGGTGACCTTGTCGCTTTTCCACCACTCCAGGACCGACTTCTGGGTCTTGCGCCCCATCTTCAGTTGCTCGACAAAATCGAACTCAATGTAGAGCCCGGTGTCTACGAGCTCCTTGAAAGTGATGTCTTTGGCGTCGTATCGGCTCACGGTCATTCCGAAGCTGAGACAGACGGCATCGTCGTACAGTCCACCAGTCTCGAAGTCGATTGCAGTAAGGAAGTTCATGCTGGAAAGGGGCCTCTGAGGCGTTTTCTGTGTTCAGGAAGGTGTTGGTACGTTGGGAACGATTGTGGGGCTTCTAGGGCTTCACACTCGCGTCACTGTGGTTACGATACTTGACCCGTGGAAAGGTCTGCGCAAGGAGTACCAAGTCCTTGGCGAAGGCATCGACCTTGATAATCTTGATCTTGCTGTAGCGGTCAATGTTGTAGATGGCAACAAACCGATGGGAGCCGTCGATGACGAACCCGTCCTTTGAGACGATGACCGGAGCCCACTTGGCAACCTGACCTGCCCGGTACATGGTCATCAGCTTGAAGACCTTGGCTTTGTTGATCTCGTTCTGGGTCAGCATCAGGCGATCAACCTGAGTCTGCGTGTGCTTGCTCTCGATTCCTTTGGTAGCCAGCCAGTTAACGAACTCGGCCTGATGGGGTCCGTCGATCTGTGGCATCTGGCTTCTCATGATTCCGAGGTTGCCCGTAGGCAACTGCACGTTGTTGATCATCGAGAAGGCATCAAAAAATGTTTGGAATGAGGGGAGCATCTTCGTCTTCTTCTACAGGAAGGTGGGGGCGGTTGCAGAGAATCGCCTCTGCATTCATGTAGTTAGTCCAGCCCATGCCATCGTATTGGTCCGTCTTCACGTAGTGCGTGTAGAGGTCCTCATCCTTGTCATAGCCGGGTGGATGTAGACGGTCGTCATCCAAGATGACATATGCTTCAAGCATCTCATCGTGTGCGGACTCATACCAGTCGATCCACTTCCGAATCTCCAGCTGACGGTTCGTGTAGACATCGGGAGTTTTCCAGTAGTGCTCATGACTGAACAGCAACTGGCCGAACTCAGGAACTACGGCACTCAGGACGTCACCGATCCAGTCCCTGCTACGTCCGTATCTCCACGTCGAACTGACGACGATCTTGGCCCCGGTAGTCAGGGCCAATTTCTTGACAAGGCCACCAGCGGCCGGATCGATCAACGATGACGACCGGTCTCCCATAGCAATGAGGTGTCTCGGGTTGCAAATCACCCCGTCAAAGTCAAGAAAGATGATCTTCATTTAGACCGCCGGGAAGACTGGCTTCTTGTAGTTGACGCTCTTCAGGAACTTGCCCTTGACGTACTCTTCGCCGTCCTTGCCGATCACAGTTTCCTTGACCTTGACGGCAACCATCGGGAACACCCCTTCACTGTAGGTCTCGACCCCGAGGGCTTGGTACTTGTTGAGGGTATGGGCCAGCTCCTCTGTGTTCTTGCACAGGCGACTGAACAGGGAGTCGGTGACGGCCTTCAGGTCTGCATCACCATCGACGCCGAGGTAGAACTGGCCGCCATGGGCGAAGACGATGATGTCGCACAGGGCATCACGGGCCTCTTCGACGTTGTTCTCGGCAATGGCCTTGTAGAGCTCCTTGACCTCACCCTGCAGACCGTTCGATCCGTCACCGGCGATGTTACGGACCAGATTCACGAACCGTTCACTGATGACCGGGGTTCCCTTGGGGTTGCCGAAAGCTGTGTTGACCGTTGCTACGTCTTGAAAAGCACTCATTAGAAATCCTCAGTAAAACCGTAATTCTACTGAGGATCGGTTCAACGAGACGAGATCAATACTCGGCAGGTGCCTTGAGGTTCTCGTCGTAATCCAAGATGAAGGGTTCCTTCTCGATCAGGCCAAGCATGAACTTGAGGCTGTCGGCATCGTACCGGGCACGGTCGTAGTATTCCGAGCGATGGACTTGGAAGCCCTTCTCGAACAGATCGAATCCGGTGGCATCTGCAGGATGGAGGACGACGGTCCAGTTCCGTTTGCCGTTGCTTTCCGGCATGGAGTCGAACCACACGGCCAAGGGCTGTTGCCCTGTGACCTTGATTGCCAAGAGGGTCTCGTCGCCGCGCTCCTGCCGGAACACGACTTTGGCCTGACGCTTGTCGCCTTCTGGCAGTTCAAGAACAATGGTTTTCATGGTTGGTATTCGACGAGAGTGATGTTGATGTCCGGGGTCGCCTTGTTGATAAGGCGGGAGATGTGTTGCCAGTTGCCTCCGGCAATCCCTGCACCGATCATCGGGATGCCGATGTGCGGCGTCTCGGACCAACCCTCGATCTTCTCGGCCAGTTCCTTCAGGTCATCGTTCAGTTCCTGGAAGGCTGCCTCGATGTTCTTGTTCAGCTTGACCGAGTCCTCGCGGCCGGGTAGGAGCTGCGTGTACAGGTTGAAGATGATCCCGTGGGCCACTTCGGCCGCCGAGTACTGACCCGTGACGTTGGCACCGGCGATGTGGTGTTTGATGTCGGCTTCGAGTGCTTCGGGGAACTCGGACGAGACACCGGCTGCAATACCGGCCCCCATCGTATGGCAGCAGTTGCAGCCGTGGGCGATTCCATCGAACCTGCCCTCTTTGAACATCGAAAGCAGGTTACCTTTGACCGTTTGACGAATTGGCATCTTTACTCTCCAGTGTTGACGGCGACATGCAGTCAGGTTGTTGACGTCCACAGTATAACTGTGTTGCGATGGCTTTCAACCTCTTTTCGTCGACGGTCGTAATTGTTTTGTACGCAAAGACGCCTGCGGTGATCCAGATACCAAGAATCAGGACGATCGTACCGACGAACATGCACCAGAAGATTCTGGTGAAGAGACGCATCTGCTTGTGGTGTTGCTCCAGCGATTTCATAGGATTGTCTTTCCGTGGTGTGGTTGCGTTGGCTTGTTGATGAGCAGGGCATGGATTTCCTTCCATGTGTAAGGGGTCATCCCGGGCCGGGTGTCGATGCCGACGTCCATGCTCCGGAACGGCTGGTTCGGCAGATCGCCATGCACATGACCAAACAGGTGGAAGGAGCCACGCTGTGCGTTACGCCATTCCTGAATCGGGTAGTGGAACAGGTAGACGTTGATCCCGTCGATCTGAATCTCCTTGTAGTCCTGCACGCTCTCGAAGTACGGAGTGAACAAGTCCTTCCACTTCTTGATGAACTGGCAGTGATTGCCGGTGATCAGGTGGATCTTCCCCTTGAGCCTCTCGAGAATGGCGACGATCTTGTCGGGATCACGATGGAAGGTGAAGTCGCCAAGACAGTAGACGGTGCTCGTGTCCTTGATGACGGCATTCCACCGCTCGATCATGATCTCATCCATCTCATCTGTGTTGGAGCCCTCTCGGGTCTTGGGACAGAAGTTGAGGATGCCCTTGTGCCCGAAGTGGTTGTCGGACGTGAAGAAGATGTTTTCTGCGAGTGTTGTCATTGTGTGATCATCCGATTTTCAAACCAATTGCGGACGAAGTGTACACGAGCCTGCTCGTCCATTGCCATGAATCCATCAACATTTTGGCGCAGGTGCTCGATCAGGTCGTAGTATTCTTCTTCAACCTTGACGTGACCAAGGTCTTTCCAGTCTGGCTTTGTGAGCAAGTCCTGGAGCTTGGCCTCCGTCTTCCGGGCAAAGAACTTGGTGATCAGGTACTGAGGCGACTTGATCTTGAGGGCCTTATTGTCCCATCCGTAACGTTGCGTGTAGACGACATACCCCTCATGGTCCGCGACCCGGGCCTTCTCGACTACTTCTTTGAACTTACCGATTTCACAAGGCACGTGGAAGACACCAAGTTTACGACACATGTCACTCGGAAGCTCTGGGAAGAACATCGAGTTGAGGTCTTGCTTGTTCCATCCGTCTGGACGCAGGTGAAGAGCTAGACCGTAGGCACCAAACTCTTCTTTGATGATGTGAGGATCGGCCGGGTGGCAAATCTCAAACAGCATCGTCATGTGGCCCATGCCGGTGCCACCTACGTTCTTTAGGTACTCGACCCACTGTGGACCAGCTTTGTTCTTGTAAAGCATATCGGCTGCCAACTTGACATAGTCAGAGTCGGTGGAGCCTGTCGTTGAAACTATCAGATCATCACGTCCGGGGATGTAGGTCACTGCGGCCATGAAGCCGTTGACCTTGCGATAGTAGAGAACGTCCTCTTCAAGGTCGTAGTCGGTGCCTCGTTCGAACCTGTTGTAGATTTTCTTGAACGGTTGAACCACTAGATTCCAATTGGCGTCGACGATCAGGCCACGACACCATTCCAGCTCAGGCGTCCACAGATTGTTGAAGAACACCTTCCGGTGATACTTGAGGACGAACAGTCCCGGATGTGTGGTCGATTCCTTGCGGTATATCAGGCCGGGATTGGCTTCCATGAAAGCCTTGATGTCGAGTGTTGTGATCATTTATGAAAGATGTATGTGATGGTTTCAACGGGGGCAATGCGTTCAGCGTAGAACTCAAGAAATTGCTCAGAGCTCATACGTCGTTCCTTCATCATCGTCAATTTGTACTCCGGAACATCATGGATACTACCATAATCGCCGGTACATTCGATGACAATCAGTTCGACGTCAAAGTCTTTGGCAAGCTGGCAGTACACCTTCATGTCACGCCAGAACAGGTTAGTGTCAGAGACCACGACGTTGAAGCCATGTGCAAGTGCGCTCTCGGTGCTGGAGAAACATTTCCCGTGGGCAGCAGACAGCTTCTCGCCTTCCCACTTGTACTCACCGTTCTCGTACAGGAACTGGTCGGCCTCAAAGTGGTAGTGGAACTTGCCTTCCTCGACAAGCGAACGTGCAAGGGTGGACTTGCCAGACCCAGGCAAGCCTCGGATCAAGCAGAGGGCGTTCCTCATTTGTTTTTCCAAGCGTTCAAGAATTGATGGTAGATGACGTCTTCGACGTATGCGAATTTGCTTGGCCTAATTCCGGACGCATCCATCACGGTGGCGAAGCGAATAGTCTCACCGGCATTCTCAACCATGTCCCGTGGCTGATCCCACCAGTAGAAGCAATTGTTGTCTTGAAAGGCGAGTCGCCAATGCAAGGCGACCTTCCACTCACCTTCCATGGTCGGCGGATAGATCATTTGGACCGAATCAAGATCAATCCAAGGACCGCCGGGGCAAAGCTGATATGCTCTCATGATGTGTCAATAGTTCAAGTAGTCACAAATATACCCGGCAACCCTTCACAGGACGGCCGGGTATCTGGGTTTACTTCTTGGCGTTGATCTCGCCGCTCAGGACTCGCAGTTCAATGTCTGCACGATACTGGATCCATTCACGGAAGTTCGCAAACTTTGTGTCCGGGTCACCACTGGGCCATGCTTGATGTTCTGCAGGACTGGCGTGGATCGGCACCGATGAGACCAGAGCATCATGCAATGCAATGTCCTTCTCGACGTCGGGTGCCTTCTTGTCGTGGGTCAGGTAAGACACACGGGCGCAACGGGCAACCGAGATGGCGATGAGCTTTTCGAGTTGAAGCTCTTCCAGCTCGGCGTCAGTCACATAAGGCAGGTGCCAGCCAGAGGTCGGACGCGGAACGCTCACGAGGTAGGACATGCGCATCATGCGGGCCAGTTCCTGGAACTCTGGTTGAGCATCAGGGTGGCAACGCAAGGTGAAGAAGTTCTCGAACTCCGTAGCACTGACGATGGTGTGCATGTGTTGCCAGGGCTCGAGGATTCGGTTGGCAACCTGCTTGTGGAGGCCTACCTTGGTCATACCCCATGCGACGACGCAAGCCACCTTAGCGGCCGTTCTCCATAGGCTCTTGGCAGCCCTCGCCTTGCGGCCTTCGAGTTCCTGACGTGCCTTCATGCCGGGTTGGTTGGCACCCCAGTGAACCGGCATCGCAGGGTTGTGCCAGACCTGTGCAATCATCTTCTGGACCGGGATGGCTCGGCTCGAAGATGCATTGCGGCTGAAGTCCCGGTGCGTCATCAGTTCACCGTGGATGAACCGTGGGTACTTGAGTTGGAACGTCGTTAGTCGGGTGCCGGCTCCACTGATGCTGTCGGCGATGATCTTGACTTCAAAGTTCGGACTCTTTTCATAGTTGGCGAACCAGTTCCAGGTATCCTTGATATATTTGATCATTTGTTGAATTCCTCTTTGGCCTTACGGCCCAATGCGTACTTTGATTTGAATGTCCACGAGGCCTTTTCGCCATGCTTGACGATACGGATGTTCGCCAACGAGCAGACCGGCTCATTGATCTGCTCTGGACTGATGACCTTGATCAGACCCCACTCTTCGAGCAGCGCAATGATCTTGTTCTGTCGAGCCACGTCCCCATTGGTCAACGTGTTCTCTTTCCCATCAAGAATAAATAGATTCTTGAAATGGCAGATGTAGAACAGGCCACGCTTCTGCAGGATGTGGCAGGTCTGGTACAAGACGTTCTCTTGCTGTCGTGAGCTGATTCCAATACGGGTCAGGGTCTCACGTACCTTCAAGAATGTGTCTTGCTCAGTACCGATCAACTTCACTTCCACCAAGTACGGAATGATCTCGTTCTTGGACAACTTTGAGCCGACCAACTCAATTGCTTTTCTTGCTTCTGCCATTTTTCACACCGCCTATATCTTGCTTCAAACGAATTTCTTTCAACTGCTCTTTTGAGAGGATTCTCAAGGCTGACAGGGCCTTCTCGGTCGAAATCTGAAAGTGCTCTTTGACCAACTCAAGGTCTTCGAGCTTATCATCCGTCTTTTTGACCCATTTACCGTATCGCTTCTTTTTCTTTACAGAGTTCAGAAGGAAGGCATAGTGCATACGACCTTTGATACCCGGTCGTTTGTTTAGCTCAGCCGCAAACATCACAGTGTCGATGTTTTGTGATAGTCCACGGTTGATGGCGAATTCAGGGTATTCCTTCGCCGTCACATTGGGATCGGGCATCAAATCCACCCCCGTCGAGAGGATGGATTCAACCCATTGGATCATGTCAGGCACTGAACTGCACCCTCATCATGATGTGCGTACACATCGCCAAGAAGTGGATGAAGCGGTCAGGCACTTCTCGGTGCTTCGTCTGCCATTCGTCCAGGATCATCACCAGTTCTGGGACCGATGGCTTCTCGCACAACGGCTCAGCCTTGAGGAAGAGCTTCTGGTAGAACTCATCCGTCAATCGGTCTTGGTTGTCGAAGCACCACTGCTTGACCTGATCGAATCGCTTCTCTTTCATCGAGCCGATCACGGCGTCAAGGCTCGCCGATGCCATCTGGGCCAAGATGCCCTCGTCGATGATCCGGTGAGCGACAGCGTACTCCTGGAGCTTCTCGATCAGGCCACGGTTGTCCGGTTGATACTTCTTGACCATCTGGGCGATCACAGGCTTGCTGTAATTGATGCCTTGGTCATCGAGAATCTCACATGCTCGCTTGAACATCTGGGCGCCGATCATCTTCAACTCATCCTGTGAGAATGCGTATTCGATGTTCGTACAACGGGATTGGAGCGGGTCTGTGATCCGGCTCTTCGTATTGGCTGTCAGAATGAACCGGCAGTTCTTTGATACCGTCTCGATCAATCCCTTCAACGAGTCCTGAGCGGCTGGGGTCAGTCGGTCGGCTTCGTCGAGAATAACGATCTTGATCCCAGTTCCCAACAGGCTCACGGTGGTGGCGTATTGGAGAACGTTGGATCGAATTTCGTCAATCGAATTGTTCAGAGAGGCATTGATGAACAGGGGACGAATTCCAAGCTCATTGCAAAGGGCAAAGGCCGTGGTTGTCTTTCCTGTTCCGGGGGAGGCACTTGTTAGGAGCAGGTTTTGAATCTGTCCATCACGCACATATCCTTTGAAACGATCCTTGATCGACGCCGGAATGATGACGTCATCAAGTTTGCTTGGTCGGTACATTTGCGACCAAAGGTATTCACCAACATTTTTTTCCATCATGATCCTCAAAAACCAATTATGGCAGGGCTATTTCAACCCGACCAAAAACAACTCTGCTTCCAATTGATCATTGAAGGGGCCGTAAATGTCTTTTGAACAGACCCCTTCATCAATCGATATCCAATGTGACATCTTGTTGATGTCATACCGGATGTACATGTCAGGCACGTTCGAGGCCGAGGTAGTAGGTGATCTTGCGGGTCGTGTGGCTCAGCTTCATGATGCCTTGCACGCACACCTCGAAGCGATAGTCGCCGGGGAGAATCTTCAGGTTCTCGACCTTCAGCTTGTAGTAGCCGTCAGCAGCGATTGCGCCATCGCCGTCCACTGCATCGCCCAGATCAACGACGTAATCGTTGGAGGTGTCGATTTCTGGGGTCGTGGCCACGAGGCTTGCCTTACCGGCGTCCACACGGAAGGCCAGAATCTTGTGACCCAGTGCCGAGGCAGCCTTCTCGAAACCGTCGAGTGCTTCACCGGTGATGGTCACGGCGAGGTCAACGCTCGGCAGCTTCAGGGTCTTGTTCGGGTGGGTGGTGAAGCTCTGGTCGGTGAAGTAGTACTGCACACGGCTGCTTCCACCGTCGATGGTCACCTTCTTGTCGTCATCGAACACCAGAGCGGCGTCCTTCAGGGTCGGCAAGGTCAGTACGTTCAGGAACTTGCTCAGTTCGTAGATGCTGAACTCTTGTGGGAAGGAGCTGTCGATCACGGCTTCCATCAGGATAGCTTGATCGGGGGACATGGTTTTGATTTCGTTGCCGGCAACAAACTTCAGGGAGTTGTTGATGGAGGCAACGTTACGGAGGACTTCAATCTCTTCCTTGGTCAAATTCACACGGGTAGCTGTCATAGATGTCTTTCTTCAATTCGGGAAATAAAAATGAACGGTCCCTTGCTGGGCACCGTTCATGTCACTTAGGTTGTTTTCAGTCACTTGCGCATTAGGGTTTCTCCGGTTGACTTTGTCTGCGAGGTGTTGCTTAACGTACATGAGCCCCTAGTTTAAGGGGCCGGCTTATCAACGTCGGCGTCACTCTTTTGACCGAAAACCTTTTGAAGAACGAACTTATTGAGTGCTTCGAAGAACTGCTTTGAGAACAGAACTGCTACACCGCCAACGAGGCAGGTCCAGAAGAAGTCCCAGTTCATAGAGGCGGCCATCATGAGCGTGAACACAAAAGCCAGGAAGCCCGACAGAAATGTCTTCATGTATGCGAATACGTGTTCCTTGAAAGTGCGGTCAGCGTCGGCCTTAACGTCGTAGCTTTGGAAGTACGCCACTGTTGAAGCAATCAGTACCAATCCGAAGAAGAAGGCTGCTTGAATGAGCTCACTCGCGCTCGTAAAGAACTTGAGTAGTTTGATGTTTGTTTCCATTTTGTTCTCGCAACCCTTATGCTGTGTTGATCTTCCGATCTCCCCATCCCTCGTCTAGTACAGCAAGAACTACATTGATGATTGACAATGCGAAGAGCCCAAAGGCTAGTGCATTTTCATCGGTCGTACTCAGCAAGATGAACGCTGATGCTCCCCATGCAAGTGAATTTATGAACTGCGACGTAGACGTTACGTGGTATTTACCAAAGCTATTGATGCCTCTGGTCAGAATCCCGAGGATGCCACCAAAGGAACCAATCAGAATTGCGATCTGCCAGTGACTGTACGCTTTGACGTCAATCAATAGCTGTCGTAGCTTGTTGTCAGGGATCGTGAAGACGATCAGGAGCACCAGCAACTCAAAAGCAGCAAAAAACAGGAATGGAATACGCATTGCGTTGTGCCATTGTAGACCTGAGTGCTCCTTCATGTATTTTTCTACGATTGTCATGGGCAGTCTCGTTGATTACGTTGTAAGGGTTTTTATATGTCTTACTTACCCGGAAGCATTACAGGCTCTGGATAGTCATAGGTTTCCTACTTTCCATTCTCGTGGTATCAGTTTCTACAACAATTAATTGTAGAACGGAGGAACCTGAGATGACCCAAGATTGTCAAACCGGGTTCTCCCCGGTCATGTACTCGCTAACTCAAGCCTAACTGGGTCCTGTCCCATGCGGCTTCAGGCCATTTGAAGTAGTGATGTGCGGCCTGCCATTCGAAGACACCTCTTTATTTTCCGGACTGGTCTTCACGTTAATGGAGGACTCTTGGTTCATCACCGCCCTCCAGACGCTCGTCTGGTCCGTGTTGTTTCACCCATTGAAGGGTGCCACTGATCGCCCCTCTCGCAATCAGGATCAGCATAGGGGCACTTGACTATGAGTATATAGTGGAAAAGTCAAAAGGGACGTGGATAAGTATTCCGAGGACTTGAAATGACCACAATCCAAACGACACCCGCCAGCTACGATTTTGATGACCTGATGCAATCGCTCAAGGTCTTCATGCAATCGCAAACCGAATTCAAAGATTACAACTTTGAGGGCTCTGGTATTCGAGAGCTTATGCGCCTGCTGGCCTATGATGCACAGCAACGGGCTCTGCAAAACCAGTTTGCGTTTAGTGAGCTCAACCTAGATTCTGCTCAACTCCGCCAAAACGTCGTCACTCATGCAGCCAACCTCGGGTATTTCTCACGTGGGAATACTGCTGCCAGTGTACCTGCGGATATCGTGGTCACCCCAAAGGACAACCCGGACGAAGGGACTCAACTGATCCTGCGTAAGGACGTTCGCTTCTTCGCTAATCGTGATGGTGGCGCCGTCTTCTTCAGTCCCGACAAGGAATACGTGACGACGCTGGTGGATGGCGTCTACACCTTCTCAAACGTCAGGCTCGTACAGGGCACGTGGAACTTCACTTCGTTCCTGTCCTCTGCCGATGATGCCGTCGAAGCGTTCGTCATCTCTGACCGAAACATCGACGTTGACACCATGCTCGTTCAGGTTCGTGAGAACGAGACGACGAGCGCCTACACGATCTTCAACAAATTCAAAACTGCTTACGATCTTGGCTCTACCCAGACGACCTACTTCGTCAAGGAGAACCGTGACGGCCTGTTCGAGATTGAATTCGGTGACGGCAAGGTGGCGCGCAAGCTCAGCTTCGGTAACGTCATCATCGTTGAGTACCTCTCGACACTGGGCGCGGTAGGCAACGGTATCGGAATCCTGACCCCAGCCAACGGCATCGGCAACTACTTTGACATTCAGGTTGATCTGAAGGGCGAGAAGTCGTTCGGTGGCTCGGACTTCGAGGACATCAACACCATCAAGAAGGCCGCCCCTACGAGCTATGCGGCTCAGGGTAACGCAGTGACGGCTGGCGATTATGCTGCCATCGTCAAGGAAATCATGCCGTCGGCAAAGTCGATCATCGCATGGGGCGGAGAAAATAACAAGCCACTCAAGATCGGCTACACCTTTGTGTCGGTCGTGCTCGAGAACGGCGGCGTCTTGAGTGGCCCACAGAAGACATCATTGAAGAATGATTTGGAAAAATACAACGTCGGTCCTATTGACGTGATCGTCGTTGATCCTGAGTATGTCTATCTCGTCGTGGATACGACCATCGGCTACAACCCGCGCGAGACGGCTCTGGCGGAGGTGCCTTTCACCTCCAAGGTTACGGACTTCATCAAGCGCTTCTCCAAGTCGAAGCTGGAAGCCTTCGATGCCTACTTCAACAAGTCCAAGCTGATCGAGTTCATCAACCGAATCGACCGATCTATCAAGGGCAACAAGACGACTGTCCAATATGAGAAGCGTTTCCTACCGGCTATCAATTTCGTCGGGACGTACAGTTTCGACTTCGATCGTTCGTTGATGAGTGGAACGTTGTTGATCGAGAACTTCATTGTTACCGACACCGACTCGACCAACTTCGTCTACTTCATCAACGACGTCAACGGCATCCTGAAGCTGCAGAAGCGCAACACCGAGACCGACAACGTCGTGTTCATCAAGGATATCGGACAGATCGATTACGAGAACGGCCGGGTTGATATCGTCGGGTTTACCCCCATCACCATCCTGAATGGTTATGTGCGCCTGCGCGTCCGTCCTCAGGGTGATGAATCGTTGCAGGTGTTCGGCAAGGATATTCCAACCATTGAAACTGTGAACGTGAAGCTGGAAGCCGCATATGCCTAATTTCTCCGACCAGATCAAGTTCCACGTTCCGGGTCACTACCTGACGGACTACCCGAAGTTCGTCCTTTTCATTGAAAAATATTACGAGTGGCTGTACCGTCAGGGTGGCTTCACTGCGGCCGAAAAGAGCCTGTTGATCGAGGAACGTGACTGGCTCCAAGCCAACATCGACAAGTTCATTGAAACTGGTCTGATCACCGACATTGCCAACTCGGATGATGAAGTAGAGCAGGCGATCCAGCTCATGTCATCGATGAAGAATCCGGGTTCGGTCAGCCAGGACCTGATCAAGGACTTCATTTTGGAGCGCTCCTTCTCGGTGTTCGACACCAGTGAGGAAGAAGTCTTCGAGACTGCCGACGGCCATGCTCTGGAAGCCAAGGAACTCAATCAGTCAATGATTGACATGTGGATCAATACGCAGGGATTCTTCATTCCCGCTACCGGCTCTGAGGTCGGGCGACTGGATCAGATTTTGCTGGTGCGGTTGATCAAGCACATCAGCCTCGTCAAGGGAACCCAGAAGGCGGCTGAGCTGTTCTTCAGCATGTTCTTCGATGAGGACATCTCGGCAAACAACGGCGGCAACGGTGCCTTCTACAAGCCGAAGTATGACATTTTCACCATCGATGAGATCACGTCACTGATCGATGACAAGAATTCGGTCATCCGCGATGACTATTACTACAATGAGTTCAGCTATGTCATCAAGGTGAAGAACCCTCCTGAGTTCTACAAGCTGGCATTCGAGAGCGTCTATCTCAAGTACATCCATCCCGCTGGATTTATGGTGTTCCTACAACAGGCTGATCCGGATGAGATCGTCCGTGAGCGCCACGAGTTCTACCGTGCGTCTCAAGCCACGTTCATCAACAACCAAGGATTCATGGAATTGGTCGGCTTCGACGTCGCCCGTTTCGAGAAGAACGTCCTGTTGCTGGAACAGGGTGCCGTGAACCTCGCAATCAAGTCAATTGAAGTCGATACGAACGATGGCTGGGTTCTGGGTACGGATACGACGCGGGTGGGTAAGACAACATCCCCCTTCGGCACACAGAACGCAACGCAGTACGCCGCAATTTCAGAAGGAGTGGTAACGGTACGTCAGACCATTTCGGTCGAACAGAACACCGATTACTGCTTCTCGTACTTCATCAACACAGGCTCCGGTTGGTCACGTCTCAATTCGACGTTCAACACTGGATCGTCGGACATGAAGACTATTGAAATCGTCTATGAAGTCTTGGCTGGTGAGCAGGTCTCATTCAGTTGCGCCCAGCTGGAAAAGGGAACCATCCCGACAAGCTATATCCCAACCTTCATTTCTGGTGCCGCAAGAGCTCCTGACATCTTGGTTGATGAAGTATCTTGATGATAAATAAGAAGAATTAGGAAACATCAATGGCACATTACTCACAATCATTTGTCGCGAAGTACGGTCTGTCTGTATCGGCAGCCGAAGACTCGACCACAAATGCCAACTACTTCCCGCTTTTCGGTACGCAGTCGGTCGGTGTGCTGGCGATCAAGGCCAGTTCAACGAAGCTGAGCTTCAACCCTTCATCTGGTCTGTTGTCGGCTACCGCCTTTGCCGGTAACGGTGCGGCCCTGACGAACCTGAACATCTCCAACATCACTGCCGGTGTGCTGCCTATTGCTCGCGGCGGCTCTGGTACGAACCTTGCCACCGGTACAGGCAACAACGTGCTTGCGACTGGCCCTGTGCTGGAATCGACGACACTGAACGTTGCGACTGTTGTCAACGGAGCTTTCTCGGTCAACAACGGCTTCACCGTCAATGGTGGCTCTGTGGTCTTCAACGTCGGCCTCTTGATCCCTGCTGGTGCCATTGAAATTGGACGACAAGATGGCACGGCTCAAGGCGCACTGATCGACTTCCACAGCAGTGGCAATGCCAACGACTATGATTCCCGCATCATCGGTACGGGTGGTTCGGCTGCATCTCAGAACGGTTCGTTGAGCTACTTCGCTAACAGCGGTCACAACTTCACCGGGGCGATCTACTCGACCGGCGACATCACTGCGTTCTCCGACATTACCCTCAAGACAGATATTGAACAGATCAGCAATGCTCTGGCTCGCGTCCTGTCTTGGCAGGGCGTCACGTACCGTCTCAAAGAGAGCGGTGAGTTTCGCCGTGGGGTGATTGCTCAACAAATCCAAGAACAGACGCCAGATCTGGTCATCAAGAACCCGGACAACGGTCTCCTGGCTGTGATGTACCAGAACATGGCTGCCGACTTCATCGAAGCATTCCGTGAACTGAATGCCAAGGTCGAGAAGATGGAAGCTCGGATCAAGGAGCTGGAGGCACGATAATGGCAACCCCCACAACTGGCGCAATCTCGATGAGCCAAGTCAGGGCCGAAGCTGGCCTGACCGGGCAAATCAGCATGAGCAATGCCACTGTTCGTCGGATGGCCGCCACCGCCTATGTTGGAAACACATGGGCCACGGCTCCCATTTCGTTGGGCTCGGCCCGTGCTACCAAAGTCTTCCGCGGAGACAACGTCAACATCACGCTCTCGGATCATTACAACAAGAGTGCGGTGACTACCTACAAGTGCATTGTTGAGCCCGGAGCCCGGATTCTCAATCAATACAACTCTACCGGATGGGCTTTGAACACTGGGGCTTTCCCGGGTGCGTCACAGATCATCATCATGAACTTTGGTCAGTTCCTCGGATTCGGTGGACGCGCCAATGGTGGTGAAGGTGGTCACTGTATTCATGCAAACTTTGCCAACCAATGGACCTCTATCTTCAACAAATCAGGAGGCCTGATTTACGCCGGTGGTGGTGCTGGTGGTTACGGTGGACAGGGTGGTACGGGTGGTCGTGGCGGTGGTGGCTATTACGTGGCTACGCAACAAGAAGGCCCATCGTCTGAGGCGACGACGCACGGTGTCTACCGATACACGACGGGTACGACCTATTGGAAGTGGCATGCAGACGGATGGCCGTACAACAATTACTTCTCAACTGCGGGTGACGGCAACAATCAGGTCAACCACGGGCCTCATCGCTACTATCGTGGCGGTCAAGCAGCCACGCTGTACGATCCGGTCTTCGGCTATTACAACGTCTACGAAATCTATCGTCAATGGGACTACAACGTCTACACTGAAGGCGGATGGGGTGGTGGCGGTGGTGGCGGAGGCACAGGCGGCAATGGTCAAGGTTGGGACATCGGGCAGAATGCTCCGAGTGGTGGTCTTGGCGGTGGCGGTGGAACTCAAGGCGGCGTCAATGCTGGCTGGGGCGGCACAGGCGGCTCGGGTGGTCCCGGTGGCTGGGGTGGTGGCTGGGGCGCATATGGCCAGACTGGCGGTCAGGGCAACACTGGCTTCACGGGTGGCAACGGCAACAACGGTGGTGGCGGTGGTGGATCACCGGGCGCAGGTGGTGGCGGTGGTGGAGCTCCTGGATTTGCTTACTATATAAATGGTCGTGGTGGTGTTAACAATGAAGGCGCCATCCTAGGAAGAGTTCTAAATTAAGGAAATATTGAATGAGTGACCTGAAGGTATTTGAGTATCAAATCACTGAATTCAATGAAGAGGAAAAAGTCCTCAAAGTCCAATTCAATGATGGGGCATGGGCACAGATTCCCCTGATGATGCCATTCCCTGATACTCCTGAAAAGATCGATGCGATCGTCAGGACCTGGACGTTGCCACTTGAATTGATGGAAGCAAAAGCGGCCAAGGCCGATCTGAGCTTCGTCAAAGACATGGTCGGCAAAACCAGACGGGCTGAACGCTTTAGCTTCAAGCAAGCGGCAGTCGATATTGCAAAAGAGCATGAAATCAAAAACGCGGCATTGGGACTTGTTCCTATCGACGCACCACTGGAGTAAATGAAAATGGGATACTTTGTAAAAGCAACAGAAAACGCTCTCGACATCACCTATGTCGGTGACGACGGCAAGCACATCACCAAGACTGTGAAACGTGGTGACACCTTCGAGTTCGAGGGTCAGTTCATCAGCTCAGTCAATACGCCGGGTGAGGCTCTACCCGCAGAAGGTGGCAGTGCAGGTGCTGGTTACGTTCAGCCTCCTGTAGAGGTCGAAATTCCCGGCGAGCCGGTGGTTACAGACGAACCTGCACATGGACCAGAGCCGGAAGAAGGCAAGAAGGAAGACGTGAAGCCAGCCGAAGAGCCGGTCAAGACTCCTGCCAAGCGTGGTCCGAAGCCAAAGCCGAAGGCACAAGACGACACGACTAAATAAACCATGACAGACCAAATCATCCGAGTTAAAGCAGGCACAACAATCGACTGGCAATTGAGCTGGCTCGTAGGTGGGAAGCCGCAAGACTTGGATGATTTTGACATCTTTTGTCAGATCAAAGACACAGCCGGCGTATTGAAGTTGACGATGAGCGTGACCAAAGCAGATCAGGCAATCCGCAAGGGTTCCTTCAGTCTGCATGCCAACGCTTCTGCGACGAGCCTCAGGCCCGGTGTCTATGATTGTGACGTGGTTTATCGGAACATTGCAAGTGGACAGGTTGAGTCCACCGAGACGTTCTACGTAGAATTTTTGAAGAAAGTGTCTGGTGTCACGTAATGGGAGCTAGAACAAACGTCGTGAATACGCAGCCGTATTCAGTCACTGACCTGTCAGATGCACAGCACATGGTCACGGTGATTGGGGTCGGCTCCAATTCCGTCACGACGATCGAGGACTCCGAGAACAAAATCACCGTCATCGGTATTGGGATCAAGGGCGATAAGGGTGAGGCCGGAGACGCTGGTGGTTCTGGTGGTGACAAGAATTATGAACACATCCAAGCAATCCCTGCTTCGACGTGGAATATCATTCACAATCTGGGGAAGTACCCATCGGTGAATGTGATCGACTCTACGGGATCACTCGTAGACGGCGACGTTCTTTATCTTGACATAAACACGGTTCAGGTCGGGTTTGGTGCTGGGTTCTCCGGCAAGGCATTTCTGAACTAAAGGAAAACAAAAATGACACGTAAGTTTCTAGTCTCAATTGACCACACGAACCTTGAATCGCTCAACTTCAAGTTTCAAAACCTGACCAGTGACCCATCGTCTGGTGTCGGTGCAGGTAGCGCATACTTCAACTCCACTGCCGGTAAGCTCCGTATTCACAACGGCACGTCCTACGTGGAGCCCACGGATCGTGCTCAGCACACCGGGACTCAACTCGCTGCCACGATCTCGAATCTGGCAACGACCGTCAAGGCATACCGTCTCGATGAATTCGCATCGCCGATTGCCGACGTCAACTTCAATAACCAGAAGCTGACCGGTGTCGCTCCGGGTGTTGCTGGCACAGACGCCGTCAACCGGAACCAGCTCGACGCACTGCAAAACGGTACGGATTGGAAGGACTCGGTACGTGCTGCGACTTTGGTCAACATCGCACTGACCGGACTCCAGACGATTGATGGCATCAGCCTCTCGGCCGGTCAACGCGTCCTGGTCAAGAACCAGACCACACAGTCTGAGAACGGCATTTATGTCGTAGCCTCTGGTGCATGGACCCGTGCTGCCGATGCAGGTCAGGGTGAACTGACTGCCGCCACTTCGGTAATGATCGAAGAAGGCTCGGATCAGGCATCGACTCAGTGGCGCATTACGACGACCGGAACGATCACCGTTGGAACCACTGCGATCGCGTGGGGCCAGATTGGTGCCGGTACGACGTACACAAGCGGCACAGGTATCGACATCCAAGGCAATGTCATCAACATTGACACTGCCGTCGTTCCCCGCAAATATGCGGCGACGATTGGTACGGGCGCAGCCACCTCTATCCCCGTGACTCACAATCTCGGATCGAGTGATGTGACCTACAGCATCCGTCAGGTGTCTGACAACGTGATCGTCGATTGCGACGTGACCGTGACTTCGGCCAACGTGGTGACCTTTGGGTTCGCAGTCGCTCCTGCCAGCAACTCTCTGCGCGTCGTGATCCTTGCTTAAGTAGATGGAGGGTAATGCCCTCTGTCTATTGGAGATTGATTAATGGCACGTACATATCTTGGGTCAGTTCCCGTCTCGGCGAATGCCCTTGTTCAGAAGCAGCAACTTGACGCTGCCGCTTTCGTCATCACGTTTGACGATGCCGAGCCGACTCCGCTCAAATATGGACATTGGTGGGTCCAACCATCCTCTGGACTAGCCTCCCTGTGGGTTCCTACCTCGACGGGTGATCTTGGAACATGGTTCTCTCCCGTAGGACTCGCAGGAGACCTGAGCGACTACCTCAAGAATACGACCGATACATTCACCGGCACCCTGACGATGGCCGGTCACGTCATTCCTGACGCCGACGTTACCTATGACCTCGGCAGTCCTACGAAGATGTGGCGTGACCTGTATGTGGGTCCGGGCTCGATCTACCTGAACGGTAAGAAAATTCTTGAGGATAACAGTGACACGGTCACTTTCTCCACCGACACCGATCAGAATCTGCGGGTTGAAACATCCGGCAGTGGCAACATCGAACTGAAGGCCACTGGCTCTGGGGCCATCTTGGCTCAGGGCACGGTGATGGTCTCAAGTGGCAAGAAGATCCTGGACTCGGCTGGCATCAAAGTTGAGTTCGGGGATGACATCGACGTGGGTGTCAACAAGGTAACGAGCTCTGCGGTTCCATCCGGAGCAAACGACCTCGTCAACAAAGCATTCCTCGATAGCGTCACCGTCAACGATGCAACCATCGTCCGCACCACTGGAGCCCAGACGGTTGCCGGCGCCAAGACGTTCTCGAATGACGTGGTTGTCAATGGCAACCTGACAGTGACGGGTACGACCACTACGGTCAACAGCGAGACCATTGCTCTTGCTGACAACATCATCGAACTGAACTCGAACTTCACGACCGGTACGCCGACTGAGAATTCTGGCTTCTTGGTTCGTCGTGGTGATCTCGGAACGGTGCAATGGATTTGGGATGAGGCGAACGACCGTTTTACGGCCATTAGCGGGGGTTCTGTACTCCAGAACATCTACGTAGGGGCGATCACGGCAACTGCCTATAATGGCCTAACGAAGGCGTCGGTGGGCCTCCCTAACGTGGATGACACGTCTGACCTTGCAAAGCCCATCAGTACGGCAACTGCTTCTGCGCTGGCTGGTAAGCAGGCCTCATTGGGCTACACTCCTGTTCAGCAAGGCACGGGTGTAGGCCAGACTGGTAATATCATCAAAATCGGCTGGAGTGCAGGCTCACGACTCAAGGCCACTGTAGACTCGACTGACCTCGGCAATCTTGTCTTTGATGGTCACTTGAGCAATTACGTCCACAAGGCGGGCGCGACAATGACGGGTGGTCTGATCGCCACCTACTTGCAAAGCACTGGGACGTCAAGTTTTGTTGGGACGATGACTGCTGCCCTGATTAATGCCTCTCAGGTCGTCTCTTCCACAAGCATCAGTGCCTCTGCCAATAGCGGCTATTACATCAGTGGCTCATTCGCCGAAGGTGGCAACATCGCCGCCAGAGGAATTGAGATTAATCCATCTTGGGAAGTGTGTAGCTTGCAGGCTTACCACGTCCCTGGCAATTGGGCTGGTCTGAGATTCGTTGTCGGTAGCTCGGCAGCCGTGGTGTTTGAGTTCCGCAACAATGGTGTCGGTTATTCAAATGGATGGGGCACACATAGCGATATCCGTCTGAAATATGATCTGGTCAAGGTTTCCGATGCTCTGGAAAGAACAAGGAAGCTCACCGCATTTACGTATCTGCGCAATGACTTCAAGGATGTATTCAAACAAGTCCAGCCACGTCAGTTGGGCCTTATTGCTCAGGATGTTAAGAAGGGCGCACCGGAAGCTGTCAGCGGGGATGATATTTTGTCTGTTGATTATGGCTCTATAAGTGCCCTTAACACACAAGCCATCAACGACCTCCATGATATCGTTATTGCTCAGGCCAAAGAAATTGCTTACCTGAAGGACGTAGTCGCCAATCTCATTGGTCGTGTTGACTCGATTGTTGATTAATGCCAAGCCCTATGACGAAATACTACAGCCCCTCCACAGGTACTTTCTATCCTACGGCTCATGGGGCAGCCCATGACAGCGTCCCGATTAGCGATGAACTCTATGCCAGCCTCATGGGCAAGCCCTGTGAGAATGATGTAAACGGCATGCCACAACTCAAGCTGTCTTGGCGACGTGAGAATATGTGGACCAAGATCAAGGATGAACGTGATCGTCGTAAAGACGGTGGCGTCAAGGTCGGTAATTCGTGGTTCCACAGTGATGCAGACAGTCGCATTCAGCAACTGGCTCTGGTCATGATGGGCGCCAACGTTCCGCCCGTCCAATGGAAGACTTTGTCTGGCTCATATGAAACAATGAGTCCGACATTGGCGATGGGGATTTTCACAGCAATGGCCACCCTAGATATGGTCCTGTTCGCAAGAGCAGAACAATTGAGGGCTCAGGTCTACGCCAGTAGCAATCCCGAGTTGATTAACATAAAAACGGGGTGGCCTCAGAGCTACGAAGACACACTATGATCAAACTGGCAATGTACAAGGGCAAGGGGATGATCGGCAATGCCATCATCCGTTTCTGGACACGTTCACAATACTCCCATTGTGAATTGATCAGCACCAAAGAGGGTGCCAATTACGGGATGTCATCGAGCCTGATGGACGGTGGCGTACGCACCAAAGAGATTGATTTCGCCAGCGGGAACTGGGACATCATTGATCTGCCGTGGGCCGATGAAGACGACGTCAAGCAATACCTCTTCGAGACGATTGACGAGAAGTACAGCTGGCTCGATCTGATCCGGGGTCAATTCTTCAATCGCCCGTACAACGAAGAAGGAGCCTCGTTCTGCTCTGACTGGTGTGCCACGGCACTCGGTATCCCGAACGGTACGATGTACAGCCCACGCAGCCTCTATGAGCAGTGCGTCTTCCTCAACATGATGGACAAGGCCGGGATAAATAACCCTTACTGAGGATAACGAATGGCAACCAGTTTCAACCTTCCAGCGAACCCGACCGTAGGTCAGGAAGAGACACTCTCGAACGGGGTGCGCGTCGTCTGGAATGGTACAGGCTGGATTGCCGACGCAACAGCAGATGAGGACATCCTCGCTAGGCTGCTGCCCGTAGGAGGCACGGCCAATCAACTGCTTCGCAAACTGTCCAGCGGTTATGAATGGTTCACACAAGTCATCACCAAAGCAACGGTCGGCCTATCCAACGTAGACGACACCTCTGACCTTGCGAAGCCTGTCAGTGACGCTACCCAGTCGGCTCTTGATTTGAAGGTGCCTACAAGCGCTCTGGGGGTGTCGGTGGCCACCCTAGAATCGGGTAAGGTTCCGTCCTCACAACTCCCGGCCTATGTCGACGACATTGTTGAGTACGCCAACCTAGCCGCCTTCCCTGCCACTGGCGCAAGAGGTATCATCTACGTTGCCCTTGACACGAACCGTCAATATCGTTGGACCGACACGGTCTACGTTCAGATGGTGTCGTCTCCCGGTACGACCGATGACGTGACGGAAGGTACGACCAATCTGTACTTCACTGCTGCGAGAGTCCTATCATCGGTCATCGCTGGTCTGTCTACTGCCACAAGCACAGTCATCACTGCTGCAGACACGGTGCTGGTCGCCCTTGGGAAATTGCAGGCCCAGATCACTCTTCGTGCTACGCTGGCCTCCCCGACCTTCACCGGTACGCCACAGGCTCCTACTGCGGCAGTCAACACCTCCACAGACCAGATCGCGACAACGGGTTTTGTCCAAGGCCGTCATGCATTCACTGGAGTACAGAGCGTCAACAACTCTGTACTGACAAACAGCGGTGGAACCATTGCTTTTGATGCCTCGTTGTCAAACCATTTCACTCTGAGCCTGACTGCCAATGGGACGCTTCAGAACCCGACCAATGCGATAGCGGGCACATCATACGTCGTTTCCATCATACAATCAACCGGGAATACGAGCCTCTCGTTCGGGTCTAATTACAGATTCCCCGGTGGCGTGATACCTACTGTCTCTCAAGGTGTTGGTCAAAGGGACTTGCTCTGTATGTATTACGACGGAACCGTCTTTTATTGCACCTACGGTAAGGCGTTCTAATGTTTCCTGGTCCGCTGATTCAGATCATGTCTGTCCCTGAGGTCGATCCTCATTGGGCAAGCGTGAGTGCTATTCTTGGATTCGATGAAGAACAATATTCCATCACCGATCCAAAGGGAGTAACATGGGGAATGACCGGGCCTAGCACAAATGCTACGACCACTGGCGCGATGTACGGATCAAGAGCATTGAGCATCACCAGTGCCGGCGACAGGGTCACTACACTTGAAAATCAAACGACTGGCGATTTTGAGAATGGCGACTTCACCGTTGAATTGGCCTTCAAGTTCAGCAGCCCATCATCACAATTCCCGGTGCTCATCGAAGCATATGCGCACGCGAATTATCCGTATGCAGACACCGCCATCGCATGGCAAATCTACCTGAACAATTATGCGGGTGGCGGAGACGACATCTATTGGTACTCTGGTGCGAATACGGAATGGATTGGCGGCAACAATGGTGGAACCATTCATCCTTATGATGGCAACTGGCACACGGTAGCATACAGTAGAGGCGGAAGTATTGGTCGACTGTATTTCGATGGCGTGAATATCGCCACGAATAATGAGGATTATGCGTACTACTTTGATGCGACTCGAATCAACATCGGCTCCAGTGACAACGGTGACAATAGCGCCCGATCTGTTCTGATTGACGAGGTCCGGATCACCAAGGGTGTTGCCCGCTACACCGACTCCAGCTACACGCCAAGAACCATCCCATTCCCACGCGCATAAATACTCCGTTCATAGGAGTGTTCATGACAACAGTTGCGGCCGACCTCAAGTCAATGTCTTGCGACTCCCTCGTATCGTGGGGAGAGCGGTCCTTCTATGTCAAGAAGATCATCAAATACAAGGGCAAAATCTACGGGTTTGCGGGTGACTACGATTCAGTCGTGAAGATGATCGACTGGCTCAAAGGCAACAAGAAGCGCAGACCCAAGGACGTCAAGTGGGGCGATGAGTTTGAAGGGTTGGTTCTGTCCAAGCAGGGACTGTTCTACATCAACCCAGACTTCAAAGAGCATCCCTTCAACCGTGACTGTTTTGCCATTGGTTCTGGCTCTGGTCCTGCCATGGGAGCAATGATGGCGGGTGCAGATTCAGCCAGCGCAGTGTCCATTGCCTGTGAGATTGATCCTAACTCAGGCGGAGAAATCCATACCGAGTTCCTTTGAACAGTTAAATACACCGAATTAAGAAGGTTTTGATAATGACGCTTCAGAAAACAAACGTAAACGTTGCTCCGTTTTTCGACGATTACGATCCAGCAAAGAATTTCCACCGGATCATGTTCCGTCCACGCCCTGTACAGGCCCGTGAACTGAACCAGCTCCAGTCGATCCTCCAAGATCAAATCTCGAGGTTCGGTCAGCACATCTTTAAAGAAGGCTCGATGGTCATCCCGGGTGGTTTCCGTGCCATCCTGGATCAAGACGCAGTCTCGATCACTTCCCTGACGACCGGTACGATCTTTGACATTACGAACCACGTAGGTCAAGTGATGGTCCGCTCGGTGTCGTCCAACCTGATCGCCAAGGTCCAGAAGGTCATCCCTGCTGTCGATACTGATCCGATCGTCCTGTTCGTTGAATACCAGAACTCTGGCTCAGACAACGAGACACGCACCTTCACTGCAACTGAAAACCTCGTCATCTACTTCGAAGACGGCGTCGATCAAGTGACTCTGGCTACTGCCTCCTCTGCTTCGGTGAGCAAAGGCATCTGGGTCAAGTCTCTGGCTGGTGTCTACTTCGTGCGTGGTCACTTCGTGCAGACCACCGATCAAGACTTCGTGGTGTCCAAGCTCACTACGAACAAGAACCTGCGCGTCGGTTTCAAGGTTGTCGAAGACATCATCGACGAACTGACTGACCCGACCCTGAACTCCAATGCTCTGGGTTACTCGAACTTCATGGGTCCGGGTGCATCCCGCCTCCGTATCCGCCTGCAAATGGCTGGTAAGGAGCTTGCTGATGACGCTCCTGACTCCAGCTTCGTGGAAGTGATCCGCATCCGCGACAACCAAGTTCAAAATCAAGTAGACACCTCGGAATATGCCGAGTTGATGAAGACACTCGCAAAGCGCACCTACGAAGAGTCCGGTGACTACACGGTCACACCTTTCGGACTCGATGTACGTGAGCATCTGAAGACCGGTAACGACGGCGTTTTCCCTCCGGAAGAAGGAGGCGACGAGTCGAAGTTCGTGGCTGTTGTGAAGCCCGGTATCGGATACGTGCAAGGCTACCGTACCGAGAACGTAGGCAACCAAAATGTCGTGATCGACAAGGCTCGTGGTTCCACGTTGTCAAACAATGCTGTTACGTCCGCGGACTACGGTAGCTATTTCATCGTCAACACGCTGTCTTCTGCGCCGGATATCGACATCACCAAGGCCGTGCAACTCCGTGACAACACGAACGCACAGGTCGGCACGGTGAGCGTCCGTGGCATCATCAAGGAGAGCGCAACGACTTGGCGCATCTACGTGTTCAACATGGTGTTCAACGCCGGTAAGACACTCAACAACGTTGCCAAGCTCTATTACAACGACGCATCGAACCTGTGGAGCTGCAACCTCGTGTCGTCAGTGCTCTACGAAGGTGCCAAGAACAACCTCGTGTTCCGCCTGCCGGTTGACGTGGTCAAGTCCCTGAAGCCGTCCGGTGTCTCTGACACGACCTACTCGGTACTGCGTTCATTCAATGTGACGACCAATGCCTCGGGCGTTGCATCGATCTCACTGAACGCCAACGAAGTGTTTGACAGTCTCAACGACTGGGAATGGACCATTGCCTACACGGGTGCTGCAAACACTGGTGTCGTGATCGCGAGCCCGTCTGGTGCAATCACCTTCGGTGGTACTCCGGTCGGCAAGAGCATCACGATCAACCTGACTGCGACACACGCAAACAAGGCGATCAAGGTCATCGCTCCTGTCATCAAGTCAACCTTCATCGAGAAGACGAAGACTCTGACGACGAACACCGAATCGCTGGTCCTGTCTGGTGTGAACGGTAAGGTGCTCGCCAAGGCAGACATCTACAAGATCGTCTCGATCATTGATACGAACAACGGTGCAAACCTGTTGAACTACTTCAAGCTCGACAACGGTCAACGTGACTCGTGGTACGAATCTGGCGTCATCTCCACTGTGGACGGTGCTACGATCACCCGCAACCTGACGATCGTCTATCAATACTTCGCCCACTCGACAGGTGACTACTTCAGCGTTGATTCCTACGGTGGTCTCGGACGTAAGAACATTCCGAAGTACCCTGTCGGCGGCAAGCTGATGAACCTCGCAGACTGCGTTGACTTCCGTCCTCTGAAGGATGCGGCCGGCGCGTTCACGTCCCTGACGGTGACTGGTGAAATCGCAAAGCCGGGTGTTGCCATCCGTGCCGACATTGAGTACTACCTGCCGCGTATCGCCTCCGTGTACCTCGACCAGAACAGTGAGTTCGGCGTGGTCAACGGAGTGTCTTCATCGAATCCTGCGATCCCTGAAGTACCGGCAGGCTCAATGCGCCTGTACAACCTGAGCATCCCGGCCTACACCGAGGACATCTCGAAGATCGTTGTTCAGATGATTGACAACCGCCGTTACACGATGCGTGATATCGGCAAGATCGATCAGCGCGTGTCGAACCTTGAGTACTACACGTCCCTGAACATGCTGGAGCAGGCGACCAATCAAGAGCAGATCATTGACCCCGTGACTGGCAACAGCCGTTACAAGAATGGTTTCGCAGTCGATGGCTTCACTGACTTCTCGCTGGGTGACAACGGCAACCTCGAATGGATTGCTGCCCTCGACCCGCTGGCAAAGGTGCTGCGTCCTTCGTTCATCCAGAACGTGATGGACTTGAGCCAAAACAGCCTGACGAACACACAGCGCAAGAAGGACCTCTACACGATCGCATACACCGAAGTGGCTGCGACCGAGCAAATGCTCGCAACGAAGTTCGTCAACATCAACCCTTACGCCGTGTTCACATGGGTGGGGAAGACGACCCTGACTCCTGCGTTCGACTACTGGAAGGACGTTGTCTACAGTGAGCCTCTGATCCTGAATCAGACCATTGACAACACCGGCGGTGCCCAAGCAGGTACGGTCTACGACTACGTCTACAAGTCATGGGACTCGACACAACAGACTGCCATCTTCGCCGTGATCGGACGTTGGGCTGCAGCTGCTGTTCGTACCGATACGACTACGACGACCGAAACGACGACTACGACGACTACGACCTCCATCAACGAGAGTCTGAACTCATCACAGCGCGACAACTTCGTGTCCAGCGCAGTGATCCCGTTCATGCGAGCCATCGACATCACGTTCAGTGTCGAGAAGATGAAGCCTTTCACCCGCATCTACCCGTTCTTCGACGGTGTGGCTGTTGGCAGCCAGTGCAAGCAAACCGGCAAGAACTACAACGACCCGATCATCACGGACGCTGCTGGTGCCGCAACCGGTATCTTCACTGTGCCGAGCTCTGCATCCTTCCGCTTCAAGACGGGTACGAGCCTGTTCCGCTTCACTGACTCTGCGACCGATGGCCGTGGAACCGGTGACTTCGAGTCGGCTTCCCAGACCCTGTTCTACTCGGGCGGTACGCTGGAATCGCGTCAGATCGAGGTGACCAACACACGTACACTGACTGCCAGCGTCGACGTTCAAAGCTCGGTATCGTCTTCACAGACTTCCAGCTCAACACTGGCACTTGCACAGGTGCGTCTGCCAGCCGACCCTATTGCTCAGACCTTCCGTCTGGCTGAAGCCGGTGGCGCGTTTGTGACCAAGGTGGACATCGCCTTCAAGAGCAAGGCTGCTGCTATCCCTGTGATGCTGCAAATCCGTACCGTGATCGCAGGCTTCCCGTCTACCGATGTATTGCCACAGGCCGAGAAGGTGCTCAACCCTGCTGACATCACCACAAGCGATGACGGTTCGGTGATGACGTCCTTCGTGTTCGATGACCCGATCTACCTGCGTGAAAACGTTGAGTACGCGGTCGTCCTGCTCGCAGACACTCAAGAGTACAACGTGTTCGTTGCCCAGATGGGTCAACCGACACTGGTCGGCGAACAAGCGGTGAGCAAGCAACCTCACATCGGTACATTCTTCCAGTCGGCCAACGGTTCGACATGGACAGAGTCACAAGACATTGACATGAAGTTCAAAGTCTGGCGTGCTCAGTTCAACACCGGTACAGCATCGCAACTGGTCCTGCAAGGTAGCACCCCAGTGTTCCTGCCGATCAAGTTCAATGCCTTCTCGGTGACGTCTGCATCGACGACTGTCGTGATGGAAATGCGCAGCCACGGTCTCAGAGTCGGTGACACGTTCACTGTGTCTGGTGCTACCGGTGGCAACAACATCACTGCCGATGATCTGAACAAGACCCACACGGTTACTGCGGTGACCGGTGACCAAGTCAGCTTCGTCGTTGCGACCCCTGCCAATGCGACTCATTACATCGGTGGCGAGAACATCTCGGTCAAGGCAAACAACCCGTTCGGTCTGTTCTACTCGAACCAGACGACGATGGTTCAGCCGGGTACGAGCATCGTGTGGGAGTACTCATACAAGCAACAAAGCAACCGTGCGTTCACACCATGGACCAAGTTCGACCCGAACAATGACACTGCTCTGACCTCTGAGGGTGTTGTTCAGGCCGGTACTGACTTCCTGATCCGTGCGACTCTGGCTTCTTCGGTCTCCAACCTGAGCCCGGTGATCGATTCGGCTGGTATGCAAACCATCCTGATCCATCCGCGCCTGCTGCCTGCTACGAGCCTGTCGGTGTTCAAGTACGTGACGAAGCAGATCAAGTTCAACAACCCATCGACGCAAGCCAAGTTCTTCCTGGCTGCGAAGCTGCCGAACTCTTCGTCAATGAAGTTCTTCTACAAGCTGATCGTGACGGCCGACGAGAACGTTGATGCCAAGCCATGGGTCCAACTGGAACCTCTGACGCCTTACGTGAATGACTCGACTAGATACCTCGAGTACGAATACGCTCTGTCTGGTGTCGGCACCTTCATCGGATACCAACTTCGTGTCGCCTTCTACGGACCCGATGTGACAGATTGCCCTTCGATGAAGAACATCAGAACCATTGCCCTTGCATGATTGAAGTAGCAAAAGTAGCAGATCACCCCAATCTCGTGCGAGACATGAGAACCGGGGTGATCATCAACACAGACAATGAAGGCTTCAAGGCCTACATTGCCAGTCGTCAACGACGTGAATCTCTTGAGCAACGGGTCGATGCCATGGAAAAGAACGTGGAATTGATCCTCAAGCTCCTACAGGAACGCAAATGAGCAACATCTTTGAACTACCAGACGATCCGGCAGAAATGATGTCGGGGCTGAAGAAGAACCGCAACCGTGACGACCTTAAGGCTGACATCCTCGTCGGCCTTGGTGCTCCTACGATCCGGGTCGAACTGACCGATGAGCAACTGGATCAGGCCATCAACTCGGCCTTGCGTCAGTTCTGGACGAACCACCGGGACGGCTCCTTCGAGAACTTCTACTTCGTGGAACTGACGGAGCAGCAAGTCGCACAGGGTTGGATTCAAATCCCAGAGAACATCGATGCAATCATTGAAGTCCTGCCCAAGGGCTTTGGTCGTGGGGATGAAGGATTCGCCAACTGGGAATGGCAAATGGCTGCAGCTGCCCTCCCGGGCGCAAGTGGCTCGTCCGTAGTCGCAGGCTCTTCATATAGCGTTGCTACCCCCGGCACCTCTGGTGGTGTTGCTGGCTCATTCGGTGGCGTACAGAAGCTGAACACCGGGATGCTCAACCAGTTCGGATTCGCTGACTACATGCTCGCCAAACAGGCCATGGACACGGTGCGCTACATGACCGGATCGGATGTGAACTACTTCAACTTCGTCCGCTATCAACGCCGTATGTACCCACGGTTCCCAGTTCGCCCGGGTGAGTTCATCGCATTTCGTTGCTACGAGAACGTTGACCCGGACAAGAACCCTGAGCTCTTCGGTGAACTGTTCGATGACGAGATGTTGAAGAACCTTGCCACCGCCAATGCCAAGATCATCTGGGGCTCAGTGCTCCGCAAGTTCGGTGGCATCCAGCTCCCGGGTGGCGTGACACTGGAAGGTGACTCTCTGATCGCCGAGGGCCGTGAAGACTCGGAGCAGTTGATCAAGGAAATGCAGGACATGGTCCCTGCCGACTTCTTCATCGGGTAAGTAGAACCCATTCGGAGAACTTGATGATCAACGCAACAAAAGATACCTTTTCAACTGAAGTTTTGGACGCCACGGCACCGGTGCTTGTGGACTTCTGGGCTCCTTGGTGTGGACCATGCAAGATGATGGCCCCTGCACTGGAAAGTGATCTTGGCGTCAAGGTCGTGAAGGTCAACATCGATGAAGAGCCCGGTCTCTCGCAGGAATTCAAAGTCCGTGGTTTGCCGACCCTGATGATGTTCAAGGAAGGCAAACCCGTAGCAATGCGCACAGGTGGTGCTACGAAGACTCAGATCCAATCGTTCGTGGACGGACACCTCTAAGTACCTGCTTTGCGGTTCGGGGCCTCGTAGGGCCTAAATACTGCGTAGAAAGGTACTTTCCATGACAGTAAATCGACTCCTAAACCAGCAGCACTCCCCACGGGAGCAAGAAATGGTGGAAAGCCTCGTCATTGAGGCCATCCAAGCCAAAGGTGCTGACGTGAAGTACATGGTCCGTGAGCTGGTCAATCGAGACCCCCTTTTCGGTGAGGCCACGCTCAGTTCCTTTGAGGAATATGCGGAGGTCGAGATGTACCTCGCAGACATCCAGAACTTCAACGGAGACGGTGACATGTTCGGTAAGTTCGGCTTCACGATGACGGACAGTGCGAACTTCGAGGTCTCGGTCAAACGATTCCAGCAAGAGCTCGGCCGCTACGGACTTGATCGCCCACGTGAGGGTGACCTGATCTACTACGGGCTCAACGACTCCCTCTACGAAATTCGCAAAGTGAGCAAAGACTCTCAGTTCAACAAGCTGGGCCGCAATTACGTTCATCGACTCCAGTGCTCCCTGTTCCAGTGGTCCCACGAGAAGCTGCCGAAGCACCCGGACATGGACACCTTCAATGACAAGGAAGATATCGTGCTCTCGTCAGAGGACATGATCGACATTGGCAAGACATTGGGTATCTCTCCGAACTCGCAGAAGGATGAGCGTCCGTCCATCAAGGAAGAAGGCTCCAAGTACATGACCTTCGATCCTGCAAACCCTTTCAAGGTCTGATATGCTGTTTGGAAAATCTGGCTATGCCTACAATGCATCGGTGAGGGGCTACGTGTCCCTGTTCGGTACGCTGTTCTCCGACATCGTCCTCCAACGTAATGGCGATGACAACTGGATTTCAGTACCACTGCGCTTCGGGTCGGGCAATCTCTACGAGAAGGCACCTCAGAATGCGGCCGAACGTGACAATTCCCGTGTTCGTGAGCTCGTACCATCGGCATCGTTCTACATCGTTGACCTTCAACGAGATGGAACCCGACAGACCAATCGCCACCAGCCAATGGACGTCGGCCTCGGTCAGGTCGTCACCTCTCGCGTCCCGTACAACATCACCTTTGAGCTGGCGGTACGAAACAAGAACTATGACGACCATCTCCAGATTCTGGAGCAGATCAGCACCACCTTTGATCCTACGATCACGGTGAAGTTCAAGCCTTGGTCAAACGCCTCGGCGACCGAGAACGTCGTGATCCTGTTGGATGCCTTCTCAGTCGATGACAACTTTGATTCTCAGGTCGAAGACGAAGAACGTCGCATTGAGACGACCTACACCTTCACGCTCAAGGGTTATCTGAACAGGGGTGTCAAAACTGTTGATCCCATCGAGGAAGTCGTGTTCGGTACTGGAACCGGTCCAGATGACAGCAACCTGACGGTCTTCGTGTCAGACAAGGGAACGTTGAAAGTGCTGCAGGATCACACTGCTCTGAGCGAAATGATTGAGAACGGATTGTTTGAAACAGTGTTGGTAAATCCTGACACAATTTCAAAAGTTACTAAATCTCAGAGACGCAAGAAAAAGTTGAACAATTGATATGAGCAAAGCAGTAGACAATCTAAGAGCAACATTGGGCATGTCCCCAATCCCATCCATCGACAATCCTCCCCCAGAGGATGACGCGGATGATCTGCCGCCACGCCCCCCTGCCAAACTGGTCGTACTTGACAAGCCAACGGTCCTGGACCCGGAGCTGAGCAAGAACAGTGACCTTGCGCAGGACTACATCTACGCACGTAACCTGAACCACACGCTTCTGCAACTGGTCGGGGATCAATTGGCTGGTGCTGCGACCATGGCCGCCGAGACGGAACACCCCCGTGCCTATGGTGTATTCAATGAACTCGCCGGTACGATGCGTGAGCTAATCAAGGACATGCTCGATCTGCAGAAGGTCTTCAAGGACGTCAAGCGCGACGACAAGGTACTGGATGTGCCTGCTGCTCCTGCGGCCGGTATCGGTACTCAGAACAACTTCTTCAACGGCTCTACGGCTGATGTCGTCCGCCTGATGGAACAGCATCAACTCCCGGCTATCCTTGACATCGGTGAAGCCGAAGTCGATGAGGTTACCGTGAAGAACGAAAAGAAGGCGGAAGATGGCCAAGGCGGTTAAGGGAACACGATTCGCTCAGCTTAAGGACGGTGGCGGCTATCCGTTCCCCGTCGCTGACGATCTGTTTCCACTTGCCTATACGTATCCCAGTGCGGCTCTGGTCAAGAACGGTCATGTCAAGATGGACATGCGCCCGGAGCATCTGATCGAACTGGTGAAGTGTCGTCAAAACCCGATCTACTTCGCCGAGAACTATTGCCGAATCATCTCTGTGGACGATGGTATCGTCCCGTTCAAATTGTACCCGTTCCAGAAGCGGATGATCAAGCAGTATTTCGAGAACCGATTCTCGTTGACTGTTACGGCCCGCCAGATGGGGAAGACCACCTGCGTGGCAACCTTCATCCTCTGGTTCGCGATGTTCACAGCCGACAAGGAATGTGCGGTGCTGGCGAACAAGGGTGCTCAGGCTCAGGAAGTCGTGTCTCGTATTCGGATGATGTACGAGTATCTGCCGTTCTTCCTTCAGGTCGGTGCTGTAGTCTACAACAAGACGTCCTTGGAATTTGACAACCGTTCAAAAATCTTCTCTGCCGCTACCTCCAGCGACTCCATCCGGGGTCACTCTGTAGCGTTGCTGTACATTGACGAAGCGGCCTTCATCGAGAACGACGCCACCTTCTACGAATCGACATACCCTGTGGTTACCTCGGGTGAAAAGTCCCGCGTGATCATGACGTCTACGCCGAAGGGCAAGCGGGGGATGTTCTACAAGCTCTACTCCGAAGGGGTCGAGAAGATCAACGAATACAAGGTTCTCACGGTCAAGTGGGACCATCACCCGAAGCGTGACGAGAAGTGGAAGGACACGACCATCCGTAACACCAGCAAGCAGCAGTTTGCTCAGGAGTTCGAGTGCTCGTTCATCGGTTCGTCAGGAACACTGATCGACTCAGAGACGTTGATGAATCTGTCCTTCATCAACCCCATCAATGAGCCGAAGGAAGGTGAAGAGCAACATCTCTTTATCTACAAGGAGTACGACCCGAAACGGAAGTACGTCGCCATTGCCGATCCAAGCGAGGGCTTGGGGCAAGACTATTCAGTCATCACAGTCGTGGATGTCACAGAAACTCCATATCAAGTGGCGGCTGTATATCGCAACAGCTATATCAGTCCGATCCTGTTCCCTCATACGATTGTCTCGATGGGTGAAGCCTACGGCACCTGTCCTGTGCTGGTCGAAACGAACAACGCATGCGGTGGTCAGGTGAGCTACATCCTCTACTATGACCTCGAATACGAGAACTGCATCATGACGAAGCCCGATCCGAAGGGTCGCGGTATGCGTGAAGGTGGTAAGGCTGCTCAACCGGGTGTGCGTACAACCTCTCGCGTCAAGTCCATCGGATGCGCCAACCTCAAGACGCTTCTCGAGAACGGCACCCTGATGCCAAACAACCATCACATCATCGAAGAGCTCGGCACCTTTATTCAAAAGGGTAAGTCATATGAGGCAGACGAGGATTGCCACGATGACACGACGATGACATTGGTGCTCTTCTCATGGCTCATCAAACAGGACTTCTTCAAAGATTACACGGATTCGGACATTGGACGATTCCTCTTTGATAAGAACCGGATGGAGATGGAGGCCGATCTTGGACCGTTTGGCTTCATCAACAACACCGGCAATCCTGTGGATGAAGAAGCACCTCCAATGTATGAGGGTGGAATTCCATTGAAAGTGGGTTCTCCGAATGAGTTCGAGAGTTGGATGAACAGTTGATGGCCTAAAAGGCGCAAACCCTAAATACCTCGTACAAAAATCAATTGTGAAGGATCATTCAACATGGCACAGTTTTCATTGAGCCCAGCTGTAACGGTTGTCGAAATCGACAATACGTTGACGGCCGATCAAATTGGTGACTACATTGGCGGTCTCGCTGGAACGTTCAACTGGGGTCCTGTTGCGGCGCCTAAGCTGATCACCGGCGGAGAATCTGAGTTGGTGCGAGTGTTCGGTAAGCCTACGAATGACAACTACCTGTCGTTCCTGGTCTCTGCGGACTTCCTGTCTTACTCTCCAAAAATGTGGGTCTACCGCGACGTAGGTCTGTCTGCTCGTAATGCAGTTCCAGACGGTCAAACCGCAGTTCTGGTCAAGAACGAAACCGAAGCTGAAGCCGGCAACTTTGCTGGTATTGACTTCATCGCCAAGTACCCGGGCACCAAGGGCAACGGCATCATCGTTGACATCGTTGACAACATCGGTTTCAACACATGGGAATTCGCAAACAGCTTCGACTACAAGCCGAAGTCAGGTGAGTTCGCAATCGCCGTGATCGACTCTTCGGGTGTCTGGTCTGCCGCTGGTGCCCAGAACCAAGCTGAAAAGCTCGTGGTGAACGGTCAAGCCGCTGGTGGTGTGCGTCAAATCCAAACCGTGACGGTGTCGGGCACTGCTTCCGGTGGTATCAAGCAAGTTGAAGAACTCACGTTCTCAGGCACTGCTACCGGTACGACCGTGACTGTCGATGGCGTGAACGTGACTGTGGTTGCTGGTGACAGTGCTGCTACCGTTGCTGCCAAGGTTGCCGCTGCTCTCGAAGCAGACGCTGACTACGAAAGCGCCGTGTCTATCGTGAACCGCGTGGTCGTGACGTTTGCCGTTCCGGGCTCACGTACCAAGATTTTCGACGTCAACATGGCAGGTATCGCAGCAACGTCTACGATCCAAACTGCTGGTAACTCGACGTTCGCGATCCAATTCCAAGGCGAAACCATCGGTCTCACGACTGGTGATACTGCTGCCATCGTCACCGACAAGATCTATGCTGTGCTCAACGCAAAGCAAAGCCTCTACATGACGGTGAGCAAGCCGACGACGACTTCGGTCCGTTGGACTTACGTTGACTACGGTCCTCAAACGACTGTGCCGACTCAGACTCTTGAAGGCGTGACACTGGCTACTGCCGTCGGCACACCGGGTGACGCTGCCATCAGCATCACTGTCTTCGGTACACCGGTTGCTATCCTGCACAAGGACAGCGCAACAGTCGTTGCTTCGAAGATCGCTACGGCTCTGAACGCTCTGGGTACGCCTCCGTTCAACAGCATCGTGGCTGACAAGAACTCGGTTGACTACCGTATCAAGACTGCTGGTAAGAAGGCTGCTCAAGTTACCCCTGCTGCTCAGAACGCTCTGACGTTCGAAGTGGACGTGGTGTCGGTGGGTCGTCTCGGTTCCGTGCTCGAGAAGTACGAACTGATGTCCATGGACAAGGCAGCGAAGCTGGCTGACGGTTCGACTCAATACTTCGCCGATGCGATGAAGTCTTCTGCCTACGTGTTTGTCGGTGATCCGACGATGCCGTTGAACACCCGTACCATCACCCTCACGGGCGGTGTGGATGACAACTCGGGCGTGAACCTCACCGATGGCTTCCAAGAACTCGGAAACGCCGAACAGTACCAAATCAACTACCTCATCGCAGGTGCCGTTGATCCTACGGTGCAAAAGGCTGTGTACGACGTTGCTGATACCCGCAAGGACTGTATCGCTTACGCTTCGCCTCAGTTCGAAGACGTGGTGAACAACCGCGGTAGCGAAATGGAAGACGTGCTCGACTGGCGCAACATTGAAGTGAACCGTGAAACCTCTTACGGCTTCAATGACGACAACTGGGCTCTGATCTACGACGCTTACAACGACGTGAACCGCTGGATTCCGTGCTGCGGTGGTACTGCTGGCCTCAAGGCTCGTACTGACCGTGAACAGAACCCATGGGACAGCCCGGCAGGTCACGAGAATGGTCGCTACAAGAACTACATCCGTCTGGCATGGTCTGCGAACAAGTCACAACGTGACGAGCTCTACAAGGCCAGCGTGAACAGCGTGGTGAGCTTCCCGGGCGAAGGCATTCTGCTGTACGGTGACAAGACTTCGCTGACTCGTCCAAGCGCATTCCGCCACGTCAATGTTCGCTCTGCGTTCATCGTGGCTGAAGTGAGCCTGGCAAGACTGGCGAAATACTTCCTGTTCAAGAACAACACGCCCTACACACGTGCCCAGTTCCTGAACGCCACACGTCCGTTGATCCGTAACATGGTCGCGGCTGGTGCGTTCGAGGACGGCAAGGTGGTAGCGGACGGCCGTAACAACGGACCGGATGTGCGTCGTGCAAATCAGTTGGTTGGCAACATCTACCTGATCCCGAACTACTCGATCAACAACGTGATCCTGTACTTCGAAGCAACGGCTGCTGGCATCTCGTTCGATGAAGTCGAGAACTTCGCCTAATTGACGAAGGGGAGGGTTGATTCCCTCCCCTAAGTAATACGACACGGAGCAAACAATGCCAAATATCACAGAATTCAGAACAGCCATTCGCTCAGGCCTCGTACGCCAGCACAAGTGGCGAGTCATCTTCAACTTCCCTGCTTTTGCATCGACAAGTGAAGTGGCTCGTCAGGCTTCCCTTCAAGCGCGTACCGCCAACATTCCGAGCTCAACACTCGGTGTGATGGAAGTGCCTTACGGTGGCCGTGTGCTGCCACTACCGGGTGACCGCCAGTATGAAGAGTTCACCACGAACTTCATTGCTGTAAACGATCACAAGGTGCGTGACGCTCTCGAACGTTGGTCTGAGAACATCAACGGTTCGGAAAGCAACATCGGTCTTGCAAACCTCGAAGACTACATGCGTGACGTGGTTCTCGAAATGCTCGACAACAACGACAATGTGACCAAGACATACGTCCTCAAGGATGCATGGCCTGTGATCATTGGTCAATCCGATCTCGATCAAGGTTCACAAGACTCCTTCGTGGAGTTCCCGGTGACGTGGCGCTTCATCAACTACGAATCGAACACGACCCTCTAAGAAGAACACGACAAGAAGAATAACGGGTCTTTCAAAGGTGCTTTCGGGCACCTTTCTTTTTTGGTAAATACAGGGAATGTGAAGGATTGAAAGAATATGGCTAATCAGAGATTGAACCAATTCGCTCAGGTATTTCAAGGCTGGTCCCTTGATCGTCTGAACGTCAAGAAAACCGAAGAAGACAAGCTCCTCAAAGCGACGGACTTCCTTGACATCGATAACCCAGATGGTGCCGAGGTACTTGACGCATCCTTCTTCATGTCTTCGAGTTATCAGACTCAGGACTCACTCAAAGACCAAGCCGACAAGATCAATGAATATCGATCAATGGCCTACTACCCGGAAGTGGAGTGGGCAATCGATGACATCATTAATGCGGTGGTGTCCTGCGACAGCGATGAGATTCCGGTACAGGTGTCATTGGACAAGGTCGAACTGACGAAGGCCACCAAGGACAAGATCAACAACGAATTCAATCACCTGCTCGGCGTATTGGACTTCAACAACGTCGCCTACGAATTGCTCAAAGAGTGGTACATCGATGGTCGCCTGATCTTCCAAGTCATCGTCGATCCGAACAAGCCGAAAGAAGGAATTCAGAAGCTGATCCCTCTCGATCCACGGGCCATCAAGAAGGTCATCCAGATCAAGAAGGAACCTAACCGTGATCGCGTCGAGACCGTCAAGTCGATTGATCGTTTCTACATCTACGATCAATCCTTTGCGGTCGAGAACAACCCAGGCAAGCTCAAGAACACGGTGACCTCCTTTGGCCGCCAGTCACAGAAGCTGCGCATCGAGGAAGACTCCATCGTTGCCGTATCAAGTGGTCTGGTTGATGCTAATACCGGGTCCTCACTGTCTTACCTCGAGTACGCTCGTAAGGCGGTAAACAACCTTCGTACCATGGAAGACGCGATGGTGATCTACCGATTCACCCGTGCTCCTGAACGTCGTGCCTTCTACGTCGATACCGGCTCATTGCCTACGAAGTCGGCTGAAGAGTACCTGCAAAAGATCATGAACCGCTTCAAGACGAAGATCAGCTATGATGCTACGTCCGGCAAGGTCCAGACCAATGCCCATCAAATGACGATGATGGAAGACTACTGGCTGCCCCGTAAGGAAGGCACCCGTGGAACTGAAATCTCTACGATCCCCGGTGGTCAAAATCTGAATGACATCGAGGACGTGCTGTACTTCCTGAAGAAGCTCTACAAGTCATTGAAGGTTCCTGAGTCTCGTCTCAACCCTGACCAAGGCATCCTCTTGGGTGGACGTGGTGCGGAAGTGAGCCGTGACGAGTGGAAGTTCGACAAGTTCATTCAACGCCTGCGCCGCCGTTTCGCTGGGTTGTTCATCAGTATCCTCGGCAAGCAATTGGTCCTCAAGAACATTTGCACCGAAGATGATTGGAAGAACATCATCAAGCCGAACCTCCAATTCATGTATGCCTCCGATGGCTATATGAAAGAGCAGCAGGAACTCGACACCTTTGCAAACCGTGTTGCCATCCTGTCATCGGTTGACAATTACGTCGGCAAATACTTCTCCAAGGAGACGATTGAACGTGTTGTCCTGCGCCGCTCTGATGAAGAGATCGAGAAAGAACGCAAGAAGATCGTCGAAGAATTGAAGGCCGGCATCATCACTATCTCTCCACCCGAAGAAGAATTGGGCGGTGGTGAAGATGCAGGGCTCGGGGCCGCACCCCAAGGACCAAACTTCGGTAATTCCGCCGTCCCTGCTGCGGATGACGATGCCGATGAAGAGTTTGTTCAAACCTAAATAGATAGAAGGATTAAGAAATGAACGACACCATCATTGCACTTGCCCGTGAAGGCAAAAAGGAAGAATTCAAGGCTGCTATCAAAGAGCAGCTGAATCAACGTCGTGATACCACCCTCACGAACCTCCGCACAGCAATGGCTGCAAGCATCGGACAAAAGAAGAAGTAAGACATGAAGAGCCTACAAGAAATCATCGAAGAAGCGCAAAGCACTGACGACGGTGAAGGCTTTGCTCTTGTTTCGGAAAAGTTCGTCTACAAGGTCAATTCCAAGGGCAAGAAGCGTAAGAAGCTCCGCTGCCCCAAGGGGATGAAGCCGAACCCACATGGCACTTCCTGCATCCCAATGCGTGGAGCAGAGAAGCGCAACCACAAGGTCGGTGCCCGTCATGCTGTGCGTACGGTCAAGGCCAAGGGTAATGCCCTGAAGCAACGCAAGGTTCGTAAGACCCGCAAGGCGATGCGCTACCGTAAAAACCTCGGACTCTAAAAGAAGAACAACATGAGATTCATTACAGAACAACTCGATGAGGGTCTCGTACCTCTCGTTGAATGGACAAAGACAGACGGCGTCCTGTACATCGAGGGTCCATTCCTCATGGCAGAAGCCAAGAACCGCAACGGCCGCTTCTACCCGAAGCAGTTGATGGAACAGTGTGTGGACCGCTACACCAAGGACTACATCAATGAGCGTCGTGCCATCGGTGAACTGAATCATCCTGAGCGTCCGTTCGCCGACCCGATGCATGCTGCCATCATCGTTGAGTCCCTGTCATGGGAAAAGAACAACGTGATCGGCAAGGCGCGCGTCATCGATTCTATCGAAGGACGTCAAGTCAAAGCCCTGATGGAAGCTAACTTCCGTATGGGCGTCTCGTCACGTGGTCTGGGCAAGCTCAAGCAGCTCCGTGAACACGTACTGGTCGAGAAATACGTCCTCAATGCTATTGACGCCGTAGATCGTCCGAGCGGCCAAACCTGCTATGTAGATGCAGTAAATGAATCTACGGTCAACGAGTGGGTCGAGGAAAACGGTATCTGGGTTGAAAAGAAGCGCTTTGACGAGCAGGCCTTCCTGAACAACTTGGATCGCATGGTTGAGATTCTGAAAAAGAATCGTCAATAAATCGAGTTCACTAAATACCACTGTACACATCAAAGGAAACGAGAATGTCAAACAAACAAATTGAACAACTCTTGGAAGGCATCGAAGGTCTGACTCCAGAGTTCAAGGAAAAGGCCACGGTGATTTTCGACGCTGCTGTTCAAGAAGCTGCTGACGCACACATTGCGGAACAGACAGTTGCTTTGTCAGAAGCCTCGGACCAACGTGTCGAACAAGCAATCGCTGAAGCCACCGAGAAGTTCAAGGCCACCCTTGATGTCTTCCTCGACGAAGCAGTCACCGAATGGGTCACCGAGAACGCAGTCCCTCTGGACGGCCAGCTCAAGGGCCAGATCGCAGAATCTTTCATCAATGGCCTGGCTGCGATCTATGAATCGCACAACGTCAAGTTCGATGACCAGACAGCCGAAAAGGTTGCTGACCTCGAAAAGCGTCTGACCGAAGCTACGGAACAACTCGCTGCCGCTCAGTCCACACTGAACGAAGCTGCCGTTGCCGCCGCTGAAGTCGAAAAGACCAGCGTGTTCGAAGCAGCAGTCAAGGACCTCGCGGATACGCAGAAGGATCGCGTCAAGCGCCTGATCGAATCCATCGAAGTCAAGGACCCTGCCGACTACGCCAAGAAGCTCTCCTTCATCGTTGAAGCCGTGACCGGTGTCGATGGTGCCAAGAAGGACGGCGAAGAAGGCAAGGAAGGCGAGAAGGACGGCGACAAGGGTGCTAAGCCCAATGAAGCTCCTGGCAAGGAAGAAAAGATCGTAGAGCAACACGTGGAAGAACCGAAGATGGTTGAGCCTGTGATCTCGGCTACCCTCGCATTCATGCGTAAGGGTCGCAAGCAGTAATTGGAATTGGTGAGTTGGAAGTAAAATTCCAATTCACTAAATAAGTTTGTTGATATTGTGATTATCAAAACGTAACAAGGAAAATGAAAATGACTCAACTGGTCACTGAAGCAATGAAGGGTAAGTGGGCCGAAGTTCTTAATGAGGACGTCAGTGGCCCAGCTGGTTTGACACGCGAAGACATCATGGTTCGCCTGATGGAAAATCAGGAACAATGGTGTGACAAGAACCCCGCAATGGTTCGCATGGATGAAACCGCTGCATCGACAAACGGTGTTGCTGGTATCGCCACATGGACCCCGGTTCTGATCAAGATGGTTCGCCGTCTGGTTCCGAATCTGGTCGCAACTGACTTCTTCGGTACACAGCCTCTGGCTACACCTGACGGTCTGATCTTTGCGATGCGCGCTCGCTACACGTCGCAAACCGGCACTGAAGCCTTCTACAACGAACCGAACACTGCATTCAGCGGTACTGGCACTCACAGTGCTGACCCGTTTGAAGGTGCGTCGGCTGGTACGGTTCCTACGACCGGCACCGGTATGGCTACTTCGGCAGCTGAACTGCTCGGCGCGTCCGGTGGTACTGCTTGGGGCAAGATGGCTGTTAGCATCGAAAAGTCCAGCGTGACTGCAAAGTCGCGTGGTCTGTATGCTGACTACACACACGAACTGCGTCAGGACATGATGGCTGTTCACGGCGAAGACGTGGATGCGATCCTGAGCGACGTGCTCGTGACGGAAATCCAAGCGGAAATGAACCGTGAGTTCATCCGTACCATGAACATCGCTGGTAAGTGGTCTACCCTGCCTGCGACGACTGCCAAGGTGTTCGACCTCGTGGCCGATACCGATGGTCGTTGGTTCCTGGAACGCCTGAAGAGCTTCATGTTCCGTATCGAACTGGAAGCCAACACCATTGCCAAGGACACACGTCGCGGCAAGGGTAACCGTATGCTGTGCTCCGCAAACGTGGCCTCCGCTCTGGCGATGGCTGGTCTGCTGGACTACAACATCAGCAACCTCGACGGTCAGAAGAACCTGAGCGTGGACGTGACGGGTCAAACCTTCGCAGGTGTCCTGTCCAACGGTATGCGCGTCTACATTGACCCGTATGCTGGCGTTGACTACTACAACATCGGCTACAAGGGTCCGACGGAACTGGATGCGGGTATCTTCTTCGCTCCTTACACTCCGCTGGAAATGTACCGCACCGTTGGTGAAGACAACATGAACCCACGTATGGCGTTCAAGACGCGCTACGGTCTGGCTGCCAACCCGTTCTACTACCAAGACGCGGCTGGTACTGTTGCAACGGGCAAGGGTCTGGGCGACAACGAAAACGGATACTTCCGTAAGGCCAAGGTGGTCAACCTGATCGGTGGTTAATCCCCACTAGGTCGGTAAACAAAGAAAGGGGCTTCGGCCCTTTTCTTTTGCGTGGAAACAGCACGTAGATGCACGCAATAGAAAACCCGGTACACAGACACCGGGTTTTGTTCTAGGGCCTCTAATCGCCTCAGAGCCTGTCAGTGATCCTGCTCTCTGACTTCTTCGCTGGGAACACCTTACGCCAGACATCACTGAGACTGGTGTTGAACATCTCCGATCCACCGATGAACATGTAGAACTTGACGAACAAGCTACACGCGATCACGATCAACATGATGCTAGTTGCCGCAAGGTTCATCATCGGAATGCAGGAGAAGAGCAAGAGTGTCAAGAAGGTCCCGACACTCATGTCCCATGGCTTCTTCTCATCCAGCGTCTTACGGAGGTACGCCCAGCCACTAACCAACACGCACAGGGCCACTGGAACGAACTGGTTTGACAGGAGGAACGACAGGAGCTGGTCTTTTTGCATCTTGTTCTTTCTTGAAATGACGAAGTAGTGAGGCGAGATCGTTGAACTCCTTGGTATCTGGATTCCAGCCGACTGTGAACGTTTCTTTGTGGTTGTATCCTTGGCCGGCAGGATACCACCGGGCCTTGAATCCGAAGGACTCTTTCCATTTGATGGCAGTCTCATCGTCATCCAACATGATGACCGCATTCTCTGGACAGACCCAGTAGAGATCGGGTCGTGGATCCCATGTGTCGTCTTCATAGGCGGCATAGCTGCGTTGATATCGGTATTTCACGAGTCGGACCAGATCACCGATCTTGTGAGTCTTGCCACACTGGCAAGGGCGCTTGTAGTTGGCACGGAAGACAGCCATCTGTTCTTCGATTTTCTTGACCTCCAGCTGCTTCTCAGCTAGGCTCTTTTCGAGCATGGTGTAGATACGGCTCATGGGAGTTCTCCGACGGGTAGCACTTTGCTGGTGATGTAGACGCCAATGGCAATCGACAAGAGGATGCCGATGATTGCCGTCGGTCGGCTCTTGCTGGTGAACAGGTAGAACGCTGTCAGCAGCCCGATGATGATGTTGTGATATTGGTCTTCGGTGATCAAAACTTGATCCTCCATCCAAAGGTCCACAGGTCAATCCTGAAGAACCAGTTCCCGTCGTGCTTCCCGAACCCGATTCGAAGCATTCGGTTTTGCTTGTCGAGCGGTAGTCTTTCTTGTTGCATTTCGTCGCTTCTCTCTGAGTTGCATGTTGGTCTTCGGGGTGCAGACTTTGAGGTGCTCAAACCTGATGCACTTTCGATTCACGCACTTGTGATCGACGTGCATGTCCTTGCGAACCTTGCGTCCTCGCATGACTTCAACCATCAGGCGATGACCCTTCTTTTTCTTGACCTTGCCGTCTTCCCGGACTGACACCTTGGAGTAGCCATCACGACCACATGCTGCAGTCCACTGGTAGCAGGGACCGAGCTTAGGATTGACGATGACTTCTTCGGTATTGGCGATGAGCCGGGAGAACAGGTCTGGGTATTTCATGATGAATAAAGGTCAAGTTCACGCAGTGTACCCCGAAACCTTCAATCAACTCTGAGTTAGTTGCTTCCATTGCAGCATGTTGCGAATGTCATACGTGCGACCCTTGGCAACCTTGATGGAATCTTCGACGAACTTGACGCGCATGTCGGCATCTGCTACTGCACCCTTGACAGTACGAATCTTCTCGTCGATGTTGAGGTACTGGTCCATCTCGGTCTTAAGGACCGTGACGTTGAGAGGCTCTGCCCGGTACTCGGCCCCGGTGGCCTTGCCACTGTAGTAGCGCTTGCGATCGTGGACCACCTTGTCGTGTAGGCCCATGATGTCCCGTAGGCGTCGGCTCTCGACCTGAAGCAGGCGGTAGAGGTCCACGAAGATGCGAGAGGTCTTGGCCTGCTCACGATCAAGGTTCGTGGTGTCGATGTTGAGCATCTCGTTGACGTACTCGGTCAACTGCTCAAAGGTAGGGTCAGCCAGAGCGGCGTATTCGGTTGAGTTCATGACTAAATTCTAACGTTAGGCAAGTTCAACATCACTGCGAGCAAACTTCATTCTTTCATATTTGATTTGGACGCTGCTCTGCAAATCAGATGTCAAATTCTCGATATCAAAAAGGAAGCCCGTCAATACAACCGGCCAAGCATTTGTGAAATCGATCCTGAGCCCGCGAAGGTTACCATTGGTGTCCAGCAGGTGGATTGAAAGGTCTCTTAGAGTAGGTTCATTCTCTGTGGTGCATGCAAGGAGCCATTCATAAAGCTCTTCGTAGTTCCTGAAATCCTCATCGATGAGAAAGTCGAAGCTGAGGTCGTCCAACACCACATGATCGCCGGGAACAACCAATGAAACGTTCTCCGAACCCCCGAGCTCTGACACCCCGGCTGAGGCTGATGGGATCACAGCACTGATGATCTTGAACGTGAGGCCTTCCATACCTTGGAAGACGGCCATCCATTTGTTGCCATGAGCATTGTTCAAATTTGTAGTCATTGGTAATCCATTAGAATAATCACGGTATTTAAAGGAAGTGAATGACACGGTTCTACACAAACGTCGAGCGTAGAGGGCAAAAGATCTACCTCAAGTATGCCGACAAGGCAACGGGTAAGCGAGGCAAGACAGAGTCCTCCTTCAAGCCCAATCTCTTCATCCAGACGCGTAACGCCGAGAAGGCTGTAGCGAAGGACTTCTGGGATCGTGACCTCGAAAAGATCGAGTTCGAGAACATGAAGGAAATGAGCGAGTTCATCGAACGGTACAAGGGTATCGGCGGCTATCGCATCTACGGTCAACGTGATCCCTCCTTCCAGTTCATCGACCGGTACTTCCCGGGCAAGATCGACTTCGACCCGAACATGATCCACGGGGGCATCGTCGACATTGAAGTCTTCTCGGGTGACATTGAGGTCAAGGAAGACGGCAGCTATGGGGTGATCCGGGGGCCATTCCCAGATGCGACGAATGCGGACTACCCGATCTCGATGCTGACGATCCGTCACCAGCACACGGGGCTGTATCATGTTTGGGGGCTCGAGACGTTCAAGGGTCACAAGATCGGCACCTACGTTCACAACCCAGACCATGATCGGGTCGGTAAGCTGTCTGTCATCTACAAGGGGTTTGACGACGAGAAGGACATGCTCGCCGACATGGTGATGTGGTGGCAAGAGCAGGACTTTGACTACACCTCTGGTTGGTACTACGAGGAGTTCGACGTCCCCTACTTGGTGAACCGGACGAAGAAGATGCTCGGTGCGACCATGTCCACCAAGTTCAGCCCTTGGGGTGTCATCAAGGAACGGACGATCAACAGCCCACGCGGTGAGGTTCCGACCTACGAGTTCATGGGCTCATCGATCTTGGACATGCTGAACCTGTTCAAGAAGCACGCGTTTATGCAACCACCGAACTGGAAGCTGAACACTGTCGCCATGCTGGTCTTGGGCGAGGAGAAGATCAGTTACGACGATGAGGGTAGCCTCAACAACCTGTACGTGCTGAACTACCAGAAGTCGGTCGAGTACAACATCATCGACGTTGACCTCGTCTACCGTCTCGACAAGAAGATGCAATTCTTCTTGCTTACCTACATCCTGGCCTACCTGACGAAGAGCAACTACGCTGACACCCTAGGGACCGTGAAGCCATGGTCTGCACTAGCGACCAGCAAGCTCAACGAGAGGGGGATTCAACCTGAACTGCGTGGTGTGAGCCAAGCGGCCAAGGACATCGTAGGCGGCTTCGTCAAGGAAGTCGTACCGGGCTTCTACCGTTGGGTCGTGAGCGGGGACTTGAACAGCCTCTATCCTCACCTGATGCAGCAGTACAACCTCGGCGTCGATACGATCCTTGAGCCACATGAGGTGCCCCAAGAAGTCCAGGACTCGATCCCGAACAACTTCACTATCGATGACCTTGTCGAGAAGAGGATTGACCTGAGTGTGTTGAAAAAATACAACATCACCATGACGGCCAATCGCCAGTTCTTCCGCAAGGATCGAATGGCCATCTTCAATGAACTGACCCGTGAAATCTACACCGGTCGAGCCACGGTGAAGAAGGACATGAAGAAGGATGAACAGGAGCTGGTCAACCTGTTGGACTACCTGAAGAAGAACGATGCAGACGCCAAGGATCACCCCGATGTGTTGGCCCTTGAGACTGCGATTGCCACCAAGAACAACACCCAGCAGGCCTACAAGATTCTGATGAACGGCTTGTACGGTGCGATGGCAAACAAATACTTCACAGAGTACTTTGACACCCGGATCGCCGAGGGCATCACGACCAGCGGCCAGCTCTCGATCAAGTGGATCAGCCGCAAGGCCAATGAGTACTTCAACAAGGTGCTCGGGACTACGAACGTCGACTATGTGGTTGCCAACGACACTGACTCGATGTACCTGACATTGGCTCCGTTGATCGACAAACTCTTCCCGGGTGAGAAGCAGCAGGGCAACGAGAACTGGCACAAGGTTGCCAACTTCATCGACAAGCTCTTCAAGGAGAAGATTGAGCCCTACATCGACGAGTGCTATGCAGAGCTCGCCGAGTACATGAATGCCCATGACCAGCGAATGTTCATGAAGCGTGAGACCATTGCTGTGTCTGCCATCTGGGCGGCCAAGAAGCGCTACGTGATGTATGCCATCGACGTCGAGGGTGTGCGCTACCCGACTCCGAAGGTCAAGTACACGGGCGTCGATGCCAAGCGGTCTACCTTCCCAGAGAAGTGCCGTGAGTGGATGGTCGAATGCTATGAGATCGCCCTCTCGGGAACTGAGAAAGAGCTGCAGGCCCGGGTGAAGGAGATCAAGGCAGAGTACATGAAGCAGACGATCATGGACATTGCTGGGGTGACCGGGGTCAACAACCTCGAACAGTTCGCCGATGCAAACACCGTCTTCGTCAAGGGCTCACCGAGACACGTCAAGGCCAGCTTGTTCCATAACAAGCTGATCAAAGACTTGGGGATCACCCGGCTCAAGGAGATTCAGTCAGGAGACAAAATCCTGCTGGTCAACCTCAAGAAGGGTGCCCCTCAGGGTATCGAAGCCATCGCCTTCCAAGGTGACCTGCCAGTCGAGTTCGGCCTCCACAAGTACGTTGATTACCAATCGACCTACGAAAAGACCTTCCTCGAACCGGTGATGAACCTGATGCACGCGATCAACTGGTCGGCTGAGCCACGGGCCAACGTGATGGACTTCTTCTCATGAGCCAATGGCGAATCCTCTCCTCTGCCTTGATCCACGAGAGCCCCTCGGCTCAACATTTCGTCGCATTGATGAATGAGCAGGCTCAACCGTTTGACTATTCTATGATTGGCCTTCAGCGTATCATGATGTACGCTCGTGGGATGATCAGTCCTCACGGAAACCCGAGCTTGGCCATTGCCCCCGATGGGTCTATCCACACAAGCCTCATGTCAGTTTGTTTGTGGATAGACAGAAATGCTCGGGGAGCTATGTAGCCCTTGAGTCAGTCACGGTATACTCCTGGATGTGGAAACATGTCCAGGAGTAGACTATGACCAGAATCAACCTAATCAATCCGTCTATGTTGACGGATCAACATTTGATGGCCGAGTACCGTGAGATCAAGATGATCAATGCGGCCCTCGGCCGTTCCAAACAGACCAAGACGACCGAAGAGATTCTCTGTTCGATCCCCCACACGTTCTGCCTCGGAGCCGGCCACGTCAAGTTCTTTTATGACAAGGGCCGATATCTTTTCAACCGGTATCTGAAGATCAGGGCCGAGTTGCTGTATCGAAACTACAAGATTGATGGGCTTGCCTCCGTCTACCCATGGTCCAACCACTTCCCAGAGGACATCTACTTCAAGGACTGGTCTCCTGCAGAGGCTGATCTTGGCCTCATCAAGGCTCGTATCCAAGAGCGTATCGACATGAAGCCTGAGTGGTATCGCTACCATGGCAAAAAGTTGAACCCGATCACACTGGAACTGTTGACCTTCAGAAACGGCAGTGTTAACATTGCAGCTTCAATTACCGGATGGGAATGAATATGACCAGAATCGTTTACAACATTAGCAATGAGTATGGCAACCTGACAGTGACGCCGGTGGAGAACGAACCGGTTGCCAGACTCATTGACGACTGTGATCCTATGAATTGGCTGTTGGAGTCCACCCCGCCACCAGTCGAAAAGCCGAGGGGCAACCTACAACCGTTCGGCATCGAAAAGACCTTTGTCACCCACAGCTGGGCACAGGGCACCAATGATCGGGTGGAGGAGCGGATTGAAGACAAACATGAAGCCATTGCAGAAAAGATCAGCGCGGTGCTGGGTGACAAGGTCTGGGACACTGGGACAGACCCCGGATGCGTAGAGATCGCCAGTAAGCCGATGACATCAATCGAAGAGGCAAAGGAATTCTTCGATATGACAGCCGAGCTAGCCGTCAAGAAGTTCCGGCTGCGTCACGTCTCGCCATCGATTGTCGGCCCCGGTGGTCATATCCACGTCGAGAGACCCGATGACGTGGAACATCGGGTGGCCATCCGCAATTTTGCCATGCTGTTCCCTTACATGAACGCCTTCGGTCATCCGCTGGACCAAATGAACCTGCCGTCCCCGGGCTTCGGCTTCCTCTATGATCTCATCAGGGGAGCCAACGACCTCAGGTATCGCAATGGCTACTACAGGGAAGCATTTGAAAGCAAGAGCATCCTCAAGGTATGCGAACAGCTGGAGTACATCAGAGCTGCCCTAGACCACGAAAAGCCGACCGGCGACCCGACGTGGGAGCTAGGCGACATGCTCAATCCCTATCTGAAGAAGGGCCACGGCTGCTATCGCAAGAACACCATCACTTCCCGTCCTACGGTCGGTGCCAAGGGGACGTTCGAGTTCAGGTGCTTCGACGGCGTCAGTGGTTGGGAAGAGCAGCTACTCCACATCGAGGTTGCCCAGGCAGTCTTCAACTACACCAAGAAGAACTCGCTCTACACCCCGTCATTCAGCGAGATGGTGAAGGCAGTGATTGCCCCTGCCAAGGAACAGGTCGAGATGTTCCGTGTGATGATCGGTGAGCTTGGCCTGCCGAAGAAGCTCTTCAAGAAGTACGAGAAGAACATCCCGATCCGGCTCGAACTTGAGCACGCCGAGATCAAGGCAATGCTCAATGAACATGAGATGCTGCTGAAGATACAGTAAGACCCGGACAACAGAAAGGCCCCGTCAGGGGCCATTTCCATGCGTATGGGGCAACTTCTTAGATTACCCTAACCCGTACCCATCCATCGCCGTCCTCCTCGCTGAAACGGCCGAATTCATTGTTGGCCTTGGGGTGAGTTGCGGACCAGACCCGGTCCTTGGTGGCGGCCGAGCCTGAGACACACTTGATCACGGCACGTAGGAATCTTCCTTCGACCAGCTTGGTCCATTCGCTTAGGCTGATAGCCGTCACGTTCTTGAACTCCATCCGCTGTTCCAAAATTCCATATGCCATGATGAGCTCCTAGAGTTGATGGTTGAGTATACCCAGTTTGATAACCGGGATCAACCCTCTCTCATCTTCTCCAGCAACTTGACCATCTTCCTGGTGATGTCGCTACGAACGATCTCATCGGAAGTGAACTCGATGACCGGCACACGGATCGACTCCCACTCGTCGACCTCGTAACCACGATCGAGGAACTCATGGTCTTCACGAATCACGTTGACCAAGCCCTCAAGTGCCAGAGGCTCCCGGTTGCGGGTGTTGTACTGTGCGAAGTCACCGTTCAGGAACAGGTGGCTGTTGTCACCGATCCGAGTCGTCAATGAACTGAGCTGTTCAAAGGTCAACTCCTGTGCTTCTTCGACGAGGATGAAGCTGTCATCGAAGGACGAGCCCTTGATAGTCTCGAGAGGTTGGAACTCGATCTGACCCTTCTCGATGAGGCTGTTGAAGTAGCCATCGGTTCCTGCGGGCGTCTTGAGGATTTTCTTGATCGTTCCAAGGATTGGAGCCAGCCAGACGGCCATCTTCTCTTGACCCGTACCGGCGAAGAAGCCCATTGATGGGCCAGTCGGCAGGGGCGTCCGCGTGAGAATGATCTTCTCGATTTGCTTCTCAACAAGAAGTCGGCAGGCGGCATAGGCTCCAACGAAGGATTTTCCTGTGCCGGCCGGGCCGATTGCAATGGTGAGGGGAGCGTTTAGAGCTTGGTGATACAGTTCCTGCTGTGTTTCGTTTGCCGCCTTGAAGGGAAGCATTTTGTAAGACTTGAGCATCTCCACCTTCTCGGTATTGATGCGCTTGCGGGCGGTCTTGGTAGTAGCTGGCACTGAGTGATTCCTTAAAAAGGTGTTACCGACTCAGTAATTTAACTGAGGGCCAAGCCCTCAATTTGTCAAACTCTTATGACAAAGTCCGCAGCGAAATAGTCGATCAGGGCTTGCTGTGCTTGATCCTGATGTCGTCGGCGGTCGGCGATGAACTGCTCCAGTGTCATCCCGTTGGTGTGCCCTGCTTCCACCATGATGCCGTACTCTCGTTCCAGCTCACTGTCGGCCTCGACGTACTCCGCGGTTCTGGTAAGGCTGACCAGCATCGACGGATCGACAAAGAACTTCAACCCGTTGCGGGTGATGATCTTGCCGACGACCGGGGTGACCTCGAAGAAGTCGTTGGTCCTTTGGTCGTAGGTCATGAGCTTGATGTTCCCGGCTACCCGTCGCCGCTCGTACAAGAACTTCTCCATTTCACTGATTCGCATCGCGAACTCCTCATTTGTTGTTGATAGAGCGATTTTTATACGGAAGGCATTGAAATGC